ACGTGGTATTCTGCATCCAAGTTTCATCTTTTCCGAACTACCGATTGAAAGTGCAGAACCCTGAATTGAAACTGCATCTCGCCCCCTAGACCCACCTCAAATGTTCACATTATGTTCTCCCGTATGGGCGCGAGGAATCCAACAAAGACAGACATATGCGAACACCGTTTCCCGGTGCGTTTGTGCGTGGAGGCACCCGATGGGTATGGCAATCCCGTCGAAAGAGCGCTGCGCCGGGTGACCGGAGGACAGCCTTATGGCCGCATCGGGCGGCATCTCTATCTGTCACGGCTGGCGCACGCGGCTGGGTTCGTCTGTGCATGCCCCGCTGCGACCCTATACGGCGAATGGCCGCTGCGCATTGTTTTGGCATTTGAGGTCACACAGGAAATGCTGATCAGGGACGCTCTACGCCCCGTGGTGGGTGATATGGGGTATGTCCTGGAACGTGTGGGGAGGGAGCGTGCAGGCCGCCCGGGGTGGCACCTGCACATGCGCTGCGTGTGGGACGCTGTGCAGTTTATGCGTGCCCGTCATCCTGGGCTGATTGTCGGGGATCGCTGGCGGGACAGGAATGAATGATTGTCTTGACTGCGGGGGAAAGGGGCCGCTGGAAAGCTGGCTGATTTAATCATTGCGTTTGATCGGTTGACCAGCTGGCCCGTGTATGCCCTTTGGTCCTGCTGCTCCGATATCATCTGAAAGGACTCCCCTTCTTGGGCTTAAGACGTCAATTCTGCGACCATCTACAATCACTTCAGTCGGTACTTCCACTTTAACGCCTTGTTGTTTGGCTCTCTGAACGCCTTTAACAACTTGATCAATAATTGCTTGATCTGTCTCTGTTATGGTGGGCATTTGGCTGCTTCCTTGGCTATCGATAATATGTCATGCGATCTACATATAGCGGAAGGCGGCCAAACAAAAAATAGCCGGTGTATTCGTGTTTAATCTCTGTCTTGCCTTGTTTTCGATATTCTTGCCATCTCATCTTATAAATCATTGATCCGGTCCCCTAAATGAGAGAGCCTTGCGGCTCTGGTTTTGGTTGATCCTTGGGCAGCATCCAACGTGCGGGCGGCACAACCTCGAAGGTCTTACGATCTTGCCAGTTGAAGTATCCAAGCGCACCGCTGACCCCGGTTGGCAGGCAGCTTTCGGGGTTCTCTAAGACCAGTCCCCTGGGGCCAAAGAACCAGGGTGATTGGCTTTCACTCACCACATCGACAACATCGACAAAGCCGATGATCGCGCCTCGCCAAAGGTTGCGGGGTGACGGGCATTCGACGCCGATTTCGGCCATGAAAGAACTGGCGCTTTCATACTCATGTCGCGTCATGCCTTTTGCTGCGTGAACCGCAATGCGGCCCCGGACGGCAAGGCCATGGTTCACAGCCTGCCAGCTACGGTTCTCGATGTCCTTGCCTGCAAAGATGATCGCCCAAGCCCAAGGCTGGCGAACTGATAGCGCTTTGACTGGCAGGTTCATCAGGGCGTCCTTCACGTGGTTGGTTGATCGGCTGTGTACCAATCAACGATTGCGTTAAACTGCTCTAAGGGTATTTCAACCCAACCCGATCCGGCTGGACCGTGAAGGGAGACATGCCCGCCATTGTGCAGTATTGACCAGACCCCAGACTCCTGAGGGTGGTTGTCACTCTCCATTTCCAAGAGCTGTTTTGCGTCGGTTACGTCGCGTGGTCTCATGAATCTGTCCTTTATGATGCTGGTTGATCTGCGGTGTCGATTGGCTCTTGGAGCGTCAGCTTCGAGCCGTTGGCGAAGTGCGCCGCTTTCATCATAAGTGTTCCGCCATTTGCCGATCCAATAACCTGCCAGCCCTCCCGTGTTGCCTCGTGCCAGCGCGGATAGCCATCATCACAAATTCGAACTTCAAGGGTCTTGGTTTCACCCATCGGTCGGAACCGTTCGGTTTCAGCGTTGCTGCAATTCATGGTGCAGCACCAATCGCCGAGATGCTGAATGCAGTCGTCGCAGCGGTTTTCTGGGTTGGCTAGTTTGGCAATGTGATCCATGATCCGGTCCTATTTGTTAAGGGCTTGACGCCCTGCCTCTGTGATCTTCCAAGCACCACCCAAGGTGCGCGCGGCGTCGACCGTGTATTGAACCAAGCCGCGCCGCTCCAGCGCGCACATGGTCGGTTCAGTAATGCCAAACGCGCTTGAGAATGTTCCGTCCTCGGAAGCGGCGCGCAGGCGGCTCAGCATCGGAAAAGAAAGTGCCTTAGCCATCTGTACGGTCCTTTCTATGCGGATTGAATCGAGCGCTGAAAATCTTGCTCTTGAGCAAGGTGCTCTAGCGCTTCGGCCAGTTCTTCTTCGCGGCGCTTAACGTGCTCGCTTGCGTACTGCACTGCTAGCTCTGCATCGCGCTTTCCGTAGGCGACCGCTTGTTCTCGTGTGGGGAAGAAAGTGTTTTCGTACATTATGCGCCCGTCATGCGTGACATTTGGCCAGTCATATGCCTCGCATTCCAGTTGAAGGACCTCGCCGCGTTCGTAGGTAAAGACAGGCAGAGATTCTTCAAATGTATCCGGTGCTGCTGCCAGATCCCAAAGCATGTCTAAATCATTGTGAAATTCAGCCCAGCAACGGGCGAGGTCCTCATTACTGAACCCTGGCGGGTTGGCGCTTCGGCACGTACTGATTGTTTTGGTCTCAACGTGTAGACGTATGATGTCGTGGATATATGACGAACCGATGCAGATGCCCTTTTCTGGGTAAACCGCTACCTGATGCCTAATCCGGTAGTGATCTTTGATCGCTTTCCAGCCCATTGATCCGGTCCTTTATCGTCCCGCTATTTCGCGGAGTTTATTTAACGCAAAGCTTGGATCCATGTGCTCAGTGCTATGGTTGTCTGGGAACTCCATGATTGCACGCCATGCTTCTTCGATTTCATCGAGTACCTTGTTGGCGTCCTCCTGAAGGCGGTGCCATGAAGCATAGCAGTAGTTGCATTTCCCGCCCGAAACAGTGGGCACGTGTCGGCCAGTTGGGCTGTGTGCGCATGTACCGTCGTATCTATCGTTGTCAGACATCCGCTTACGGTCCTTTATCGTGACATCGGGCCATGCCCGATTGTGTTTCCGCTTGCGTCCTCGCGTGGCAGGTTCCTGAACAGCCATCTTGTGAACCAGCCTGCGTTCTTCTTTTCGAGGTAAGTACGGCCATCAGATCCAATGCAGAGGAGGCGATGGCCATACCAAGCGAATGGCCTCATGATGCATCTCGCCATCTTTCGACGTCAGCGTGCATCTCTTCCAAGGCCGCTTCAAAGCAGGCCGCACACAGGACGCAATCACCTTCGTCCAGCTTTGGGAAGCGAGGATCGGGGCATGACGCCGCCTCACAATCCTCACCGCCCTCTTGGCAAAGAGGTGCGGTCATGCCGCCGCCTTGATATCAGATTTTGCGTATTTAGACATACAAAACGCCAAGTATTCCTGCCCAATTATGCCGTACGTTCGACGCTCGCCTTGCGTAGATTTGTAGAATTCTGATCGCGCAAATTCGATGATCGCGGAGCCGATGCCGGCTGGCATGTCTTCCCACTCCGCATTCTCATCCAGGACAAGGCCAACTGCGATACCAATGCTGATAAACAAATCCGCAGCTTCACCGGAATTTTCGAGGTTGGCGTTGGCGGTGATTACATCCGTTGCTTTTGTCATGTCTGGCATCCCTTCTTGTGTGTCTTTCGGTGATCGTGAATATGGCATCATATATTATATAAGTCAACCAAGTTGACAAAGTTATATAACATTGCCATAAGATGACCCGAACGCTAACGCTTTGGGTATGAAGGAATCGAAGTTGTCAGAGCACTACATCCGTCTGGGCATGACCAATGACATGCGCCGTCGCATCAACGAATGGTGCGCACAGAACGCGGATGATGAGACTGGCAAGGTTCCATCATTCTCAGAGGGTTGCCGCCAGCTGATTGAGAACGGGCTGAAAGATGACGACTGAATTCCTCGTTGAAACGCTGAAATGCTGAAACTTCGCAACCATTGTTTAACTGCGCAGAAAGCGTGCATCAGATTCATTGATGATCATCGCTTATCTCTTCAATCGGCCCGTCAGCGAGGGCGAGGCTATGGGTGCCGAACGGACCTTCGCGGACTACCGTGGGACCGCTCGGAAAGAGCTTCAATCCATGATCGACATGAAGGGAATTCGGAAGGGCGATACGCTGGTATTGCGTGCGCTGTCCGACCTGGGGCAGGGGGCCGAAAGCAAACGGCTGCAAAAGATCATCACCGACCTTGGTGTCTGGATAGAGGTCAAACCCGGCGCGGATGGCGAGCGGGTACAGGGCCGCAAGGCGCGCCTCAAACCAACGCCAGAGCAAAAAGAACACATCTGCGCGCTGTGGTATTCTCCGGCCCCCGTGGATCACGTTCTGAGCCGTGCATCCGAGATCATGGGCGGCAAGGTGGATCGGAACAACATGAACTATTGGTGCGGAAGCCGGAGCGGCCCATCCAAGAAGTGATGGCCCCATGAGCCACGGCTGTGATCGGGTCCGTATCAAGACGCTTTCTCGCAAGTTTGATAAGTGGGAGTGTATCTGGTGCGGTCAAAAGCAGACCGTCAAGAAGGGCGAGCCGCCAAAAGACGAGTGCGCCAGAATGCTGAATTTCAAAGATCTTAAGGAGCCTGACAATGAAGATCGGAATTGATCACGGCAGCGGCGAGCGAACAGTTTTGTTCGTGCAGGCCGCCAAGCATGGAAGGATGGCTCGGGCTGAAGCTCTGCGGTCAGCGCTCCGAAACATGGGCCGCGAACCTAGTATCGGTTTCTGCCTGCATACTGTTGAAACAGGTGATCCGGTCACCCTGGAAGAGTTGCCGGTATGCGATTCAAAGGAGCCGGATCGTGGATCTGTATGAGGAGCTTTTGAAGCTTATCCGGATGTTCTTGGAAAGCTTGAATGAAGGACAATGTCAGAGCGGACAAATGGATTCATCTGCTAAGAGAAACCAATTGAGGCGTCTGCGTCTTGATGTTACTATAAAAGAGTGCCGCGCCGCTCGTGGTCTCTAATCAAAAGCGGCGCGACTTCTCTAGTGCATAGCCATCGCGAAATAGTAAATCGCGATGGCGGCATAGAGAGCTGCAAGGACAAGGTAATCCATTTCTAGCTCCTATTTTTGCGCTGAGATGCGCGTAGTTCAGTTTACTATTAAGTGAACAATTTTGGAAGAGTTTCATTTGGAGAATTCTGCGAGCGAATTGCGACGCAGGCAGTGGGCTAAAATACTGATTATATTGTAGAATTCATACTTTGGATCATCGAGCGTGATGATGTCTCGCATGGTAGTATTCAGTTTTTCGGGCGGAACATCATTCCTTTAAGCAGCATTTTTCTCTTTTTGCTTTTGGCTCAGATAGTTCCAATTTCGACGCTGGGGAGAAATGCGTCGTCAGCCAGAATAATACACCCAAAGATGGCAGGGATTTGGCGCTGAGCAGTTGTTGTTGAAATGGATTGATGATCAATCTGCGGCTATGATGATTCGTTGACCAGAGTAATGCACACAATCGGACTATGATGGGATGCCCAAGCTGGGATAGTTTGCTCTTTCTGGATGAGTGGGGTGAAAGTGGATGACTTGAATGTGGACCTCATGAAAAACATCTGCGCAGAACGATTTCGCAGACTTAGGGATCAGTAAGGAGACGTAGATGATTAAACGGGACTTGGCAAAGCGTGTCGAAGGCATGGCTAACGAAGTTGGGGAAAAGATCCTTAATGACCAGAGAGTTGCCACTGACGGAGATTTAGTGCGGATCACATACGCTGCGCTTGGGGCTCTGGTGGACTTGCACAATCAGCTTGACGCGGAAGAGCAGCTCTTATGGCCAGAAGACGATTCAAAGGAGCCTGACAATGAAGATCGGAATTGATCACGGCAGCGGCGAGCGAACAGTTTTGTTCGTGCAGGCCGCCAAGCATGGAAGGATGGCTCGGGCTGAAGCTCTGCGGTCAGCGCTCCGAAACATGGGCCGCGAACCTAGTATCGGTTTCTGCCTGCATACTGTTGAAACAGGTGATCCGGTCACCCTGGAAGAGTTGCCGGTATGCGATTCAAAGGAGGGTATATGAGGGGCTGGCATCCCAAAAAGACGAATTGGCGCATGATGCTGCTGGCGACAAAGCTAACCCGGCTGGGTTGGGATCTAGCGCGCGTGCTGCGGGTCAACCGGATTTTTGGCATCCCCGCAAAGAGGAGTGTGTCAAGGCGGTGCAACCGCAAAAAGAGTTTGCCAATTTTTTGCCATGAATCGCTGCAAGTTCGTGTGATGTTCTGGGAACTTTCTTCAAAAAAAGAACACCGATCTGGGAGTAAAGAAAAAGTACAATATATTGATTTTTCTTAATTTTATGGCGGAGACGAAGGGATTCGAACCCTCGAGACGGTTTCCCGCCTACTCCCTTAGCAGGGGCGGTTAACTACGATCCTCTCTTGGTGAAGAACCTTGTAAACCCTTATGATAAATAAGGAAAATTTACCAGCCTAGAGTTTTCCAAAAAGAGAACCTTGCAGGAACATGCACACACTGTGCTGGTAAATTGGCACAGTTTTGACACAGATATGTCAAATCTACTTACAAATCACAATCCAATATGACACAATGGATGACAAATGGTAAGTGAAACAGGACATTTCTCTATTGAGGCTGCGCAGCCGATTGGGCCAAAGTAGCAACAAGGGTGTTTAGGTTTTCCTTACAAGTTACACCCACACGATAGGTCTCTGAAATCCAATCTGCTACTTCCCTTTGCGTTCCTTCTTCGCCCGGAACCGGAGGAAATTCCGGACACGACTGAATAGATTCCGGAACGTAAGGAACCGTCAGAACGGGTCTGTCAATGAAGCGGGAACGCGGTTCACTGGTCGCGCAGGCGCTCAATATCGTCAAGGGCACGACGAAGAACAGGGGCAATAGGCGCATTATCTTCTTCCGGGGCTGATGCCGCATTACGGCGAATTCGGTTAATGTCCCGTTCCAAATTGTCGGTACGGGACCGGGCCGCGTTAGCGGCTTTCAATGCCTGCTCCTTTTGGGCAGCTTGTCTTTGAAGCGCTTGGATCGCAGACTCGTAATTCTCGATAGCAAGTTCGAGGCGTTCGACTTCTCTCTCGGCTTCATACTTGGCGCGTACGAAGTTTGCTCCCGCCCAAACCAAACCGATTAGAGCGAGAAATGCAGCGCCATAAATGACGCCCTTTATGCGACCGAAAAGCATTAACCCTGCGCCTCATAGTCGTCAGGCGTTGCATAATCTGATCGACGCGAGGAACGGCGTCGGAACATATTCCCGACACCACCGTTGTAATCGACAACAGAGCCGGTGATGTATCCAATGGACGTTGCCGTCGCGATTGAAAACATTCCACTCATGTACATTTCAATAAGTGGAAAATAGATTTCTGGCGTCAGCCCCAAGGCCATTAAAGCAATAACGCCTGTCGCAGACAAAAGGCTGAATCCTACGACGACTGCGACGAACCGGAAGCGCCGCGTCCGATCTACAGGCTGCCGGTTAGCTGAGGGGTTTGCATTGTCATCCATGGTCAAAAAGTGGTCCATAGCCACGATACGTTCCAGCGTCCGACAACCCTGCGCTTCTTGGTTTTGACGAACTGTTTGTAGCAATGCTCGGGATCAAGGAACAAAGCCGAATCAAGTAGGACGTAGAGGGTTCTCCAGAAAGCCCTCGGGTAGGTGTCATACGCCCAATGCCTCCAAACACGGGAACAAACCGGCTCATAGAACGATCCGCCGGTAATGAAGTTCAGAGTGCACGTTGCAAGCCGAAGAGGCACAAACAGCGCGTGATACAGCACTACCCACACCGCTTTCTGTGACACTTGTCATTTTCCCTTACGCTTCTAGTTGCAAAAAATCGGCATGGACCCAGCCATCGGCACTGATGCGCATCCATTCTCGACGGCGACCAATTTCCTCGACCACGGCTCCTCGGCGCAATGTATCGATAACCTCAAAACGTGTTCCTGGTCCGGAACGAACGTTCAGAAGAGACGCAGTAACACGGTACCACTCTTCGTCTTTACAGCGATCTCCCAGAAGCTTCTTGAATTGATTCATAGGGAACGCAGGACCCGGGTCTGTCTTCCAGCCTCTCAAGTCAATTTCTTCGTGTGTAACGATGTCGAGAATATCGTAAGCGGCGATCAATTCCTCGGTGAGATTAATGCAAGCTTCGATCTGCGCCTTCGTGTACAGAGGCCAATAAAATACACCGGAACCAACGCGTGTATGTGGCTGACGGACTGTTGGTCCAACTTTGTCTTCACTTCGGGCCTGTCCGTACGCGTCGATAAGCTCTCCAGGACGTCCACGCCGAAGATACCCAGGGTTCACAATCTCAATACCAATACTGTGACCATTTAGGCCGCTGTACCCACCGAATGCAGATTTACCTGCGTGCCACGCTCGTCGATTGAAGGGAACGTGCTGGTAGACTGTTCCATCGGTATCAATAGTGACATGTGCACTTACCCTTGATGAAGGATTAGCAAACCGAGTGAGGACGCTGTCTACCGTCCAAGACGCAGTGTAATGCATGACGATGAATTTCGGTTGTATCACTCCGCCTTTGTTCGGGCTGGGAGAAGATATCGACGACGCGTAAGTGTGTTTCCGGATCATAGGGTGCGCTTTGCCTGTAGGATGGTGCCAAAGATGACGAGGAGGAATCCTCCCAAAGGCCAGAACGCTGAGCCGGTGTAGAACAAACCCCAGCCTACAAAAGCTGTATCGCTCAAACCGTCGAACCAGCTACCACCACGACGAAGATCGCCTGCTTCTTTGGTGAGCCAGTAAAACAACGTGATCGCCAATCTTCCTGCGATTAGGACAGGACCAGCAATCAAATATCCAACCAAGGCCGCACCTAAAGCGCCGAGCATCATATGAGCCAATGCTATGACAGCGTATTGGTACGGTCTTTCGTTATCGGGAGATGGGTTGATTATGTCACTTAAAACAGAATTAATCAAGTTTCTCAGCATATTTGGTCACCTCATGTGGCGTAAGTCACAAATCATGACACGATTAGATAGACGAAGGGGGCCAATACCTCGGGTCGAAGTAATCGTGCATGATCTCTAATCCGTGCTCTCGTTCTATATCCTTCAAGTTCCAGGACGCTTGATACACCAGAGATACCCACGCCGCCCCTTTGGACCAAAGCTCGACAATCTGAGAAGGCGTAAGCTGGTGGTCTACATTGTCTTCGTCTCTGAAAATCGTGATATGCGCGGCTTGGGCAACATCTCCTTGGGACGCTAGTTGCAACCGAGCTACTGCCGCGTTGTACAAGCCCAACAGGTTTACCTGGTCGTCGATCTCACCAGCTATTCGAATTGGATTTGGAACTCCTGTCACGTTAACCAGTACGCCCGTTCTGATTAACATTAATCGATGCACGTTGATGTCACTTGGGGTTCCAGGGACCTGCTGTTGTTTCCATATGTTATCTTCCCAAACGACTTTGTAGCCACGCAGAGGTACAGGCTTAGGACCCGCTTCAATGAACCCTATACTTGCCAACTCTCCGCGATCTCTCTGCGTAAGATTGGTATACGTAAAGCCGTTTATGCGCTTGTGTTGCGGCAATGGTTCAGGGGTAGCCCCATTCAAACTCCAAAGTGCACTAGGATCGTATGTCTCTGTCATCTTCTTATCCTCAGAATGTCACTGTGCCTGCGAAAGTCGTGTTGATACCGCCTTCACAATAATAACAGTACGGGTGTGACCCCCCTACGTTTTCAAACTGTACATCGCCGGTGGTGCTAACCGCCGGGCCGTCGGCAAAGATTGCAGCAAGCCCTACGCCACCTGTGCCGCCAATGCCCGACAAGTCATTACCTGCGCCACCGCCACCGCCGTAGTTGCCGCCGTTGAAGTTACCATCTGCGTTTGTGTTGCCGTCTTCACCACCTGATCCACCGCCGCCACCTGTGCCGCCGCTAGTTTCAGGGTTTGCGCCACCTAGGCCGCTTGATCCTTCGGCAGACACGCGACCGGTGCCGCCGCCTCCGCCACCGTTCCAGTTACCACTGTCGGAACCGCCACCGGCACCACCACCACCCGAGCCATTCGATCCGTTGGTTTGCGAGTTGGCTGACGACCCGGCACCACCTGCGCCTGAGAAGCCGCCAGCACCTCCGCCACCACCACCGCCGGTCGTGTTTCGCCCACCTGCGCCACCATTGCCACCGGCTGACGCAGTAAAGGTTCCGCCCGAACCGCCCGCCGTCGTGGTTCCGCCGCCGCCACCGTTACCGAAAATTGTGGTGATGCCCGAACCCGAGATGTAGCTGTTACTTCCATTGCCGCCCGACACGCCGCCGCCGAACCCTGCATTGATGACATAGGCCACACCGTTCGTCAGGTCAAAACTCGCCTCGAAACCGCAACCACCGCCGCCGCCTCCACCACCGTCGTTGTCTGAGTTATCACCAGCGCCACCACCACCGATAACGAGTCCGATGTAGCTGGACGCTGGTGGAGCCTCGCCAAGTCGACCACCGCCACCCGCGCCAGGGCGCAGTGCCAGTGTGTGTCCAACCCATGCGTCACTTGTGGTGTTAAAAGCTTGGCTCTGCGCAATCGTGCCTGCCGCTTCTTGAAGCTGGTATGCAATCATACACGTGCCGTCGTTGTCTTCGGCGTCAGCAAATATCCAATCACCAACCACACTCACCGACGCTGCGCTGTTGTCGTCGTCAAGCGCACCGTAGGCAATGATTGCACAGCCGTCAGTGATAGTCGTGATCGCAGGCACTTGTTCGAATGTCGTGAGCGGCCCGGTCGTCGGCACATCAAACGGATTGTCTTTGTCAACGTTTCGAAACGCGACCGCGACCCAACCTGATGTATCCGGCACCGTCACCGATGTGTCGGGCGTCTCACCCATGAATTTGTAGAAGCACCCAACATTGACACTATTTGTGAAGCTGTCGTTGATCTCTTGTGACCAACCTGCCGGGGCTGTGGCGTTGATATTGTTGTCGTCCGCCACGAACACCAAAACGATATCGTCTTTTTGCACGCCCGACGGCATGGATAAAGCACCCGAGCCGTTGAGGGTTGATACGCCGACGTATTCAACCGGCCCGCCCACACCGCCTGCGGCGCTTGCCATTATGGAAGCTAAGAGACCCTTTAGTGCACTCATACGACGCTATACGCCCCCGTTATTCGGTAGGCGTCAGTTCCCACTTTGTGCAATGTCACAGCCTGTGCTGGGGCGACTGTGATCGCTGCACCATCAGAGCCGTTCAGGGTCACCCCTGCCACTGCGTCAATTGTTAGGTCACCCGACGCTGCAACGTTCGAAAAGTTGAACACACTTTGCGTTGGTATAGACGCTGTCGCATTGGCGCGCACCGTGACTGTGCCCGCGCCAGTTGCGTACTGCATCTCCCCCGCTGTCAACGCGTCAAGGTTTTGGGAGGCTGACAAGTCATTGTGGTCAATTACCGATAAGTCGGGACCGCCAGTTAGATCGGAAAATGCTCCTGTCGTGGCAACTGTTGCCAGTCCAAGAGTCGTCTTAACCGCTGCAGCATCAACGTCATCAAGAAAGGTCTCAGCAAATGTCGTTATGGTTGGACGTCCTGAAACGTCACCCCATGCCACTGCAGTTAGATAAGCCTGTAGGTCCGATATCTGGCTTTCCGTTATGGTGATAGCCGACTCATGCGCGGTAACATCGGCTTGCGTGACGGTATACGAAGTCAAGTAACCTGCGAGAGCATGGTCACCCCAGGAAAAAGCGGCGTCAGCATTTGTTCCTTGTGCAGAAGTAGCAACGCCACTTTGCCCCAGTAGTTCAGATATGTTCGCCATGTCGTTGCCTCACACGTCCGCTGTATTTGTGTCTGGGTATGCTCGGCCTGTGCCCCATATGACACGCACTGCTCCCTGTGCGCCTGCGCCTGCTGTATCTGCGCCCGACGTAGCCCCCCCTCCGCCACCGCCGTACAAACCGCCATCACTTAGGGTTGAAAACGTTTCACCCTTTGCGCCACCTGAACCGCCATCTCCGCCGTCGTTGCTATCTCCCGCCGCTGTTGCACCAAGGCCAAGCAACCCGACACCACCTCCGCCATAACCGGAATTGTTACCATCATTACCACCACCGGCTGCGCCTCCTGACGACGCGTCGGGGGATGCGTCCGCGTCAGCGTTGCCTTGTCGTACACCGGGACCACCATTGCCGTTGTAGCCCCCTGCGCCGCCGCCGCCGGGCGGGCCTCCGATACTCGCAGTACCTGAAGTTTGAAGAGTACCACCACCTTGTCCGCCCCCATCACCGACATAATCACCGCCGGTAATCTTTGGTACGTTGTATTGGCCGCCAGGGCCGCCGCGTCCGCAGACCACAGTGTCATTATCAAAGTAACTATCACCACCAGAAGGTGCTATCGTGCTTCCACTAACATACGTAGCCTGCGCACCCCCTGCACCTACCTGAACTGTTATTGATGCACCCGGAGTTACTGGGATGTCGTTCTTGTAACCTAGGCCTCCACCTGCACCACCGTGCATGGCGTGGTTACCGCTGGTGAATGATATTCCGCCGCCGCCTCCACCGATGGCAACAACACACACACTGAAAACACCGTCCGGAACGATGAAGGTGTTTACACCGGGCGTCGTGAACACCTCTTGACCTGCCGGTGCGGCTGTCAGAGTGAACAGTTCATTCGTCGTATAGGCACCCTGTGTTTGTGCATATACCCTGCTTTTACCTACAAACCTCATACTGTTGTCACCGTCATATACCAGCAATACGCCTTCAAATCGCTGAGGTTTTCAGCGATGGCTTCCAATACATCACCTTCCAACAACGGCGGTGGTTGCTTGTATTCTTCAAACACGTCAAGCGTCGCCCCTGCGGGGATATTGAGTTGATAAATAAACTCTTCCTGTGTTGACCCATCATCTATTTGAAGGGTTAGCCAACAATCGTTTGCTGGGTCGGTGTTGGTAACCAGCATGCCCCCGATATTTACGACAGCGTTCGACGATCCACCGTTAGAAACGATTGTTGTTGCCGCGTTGTTTATCGCACCTTTAAATCTCCCAGGTTCTATAGTGTTTGTGCCAACGGCTAAGTTCGGCGTTGCCATGTCAGTGTCTCCTTATAGGATCATACCCAGGCCGTAGATCGTGCTGCCAGACACACCTCCGGTATCAAGGTTTTCTATTGCATCTCGGACAGCGTTCTTTGTTGGAACGTTCGTATCACCATTCCACGCTACTTCGTCGTAAACGGCGTCACTTGCAGTCGGAATCGTAAGGTCGTTGTTGAACTGACTCAGACTCAAAGTGCTGAGCGCAACTTTTCTGGATTCTCCTGCAATAGAGTAACCAGAAAGAGAAACCATATTGGTTCCAACAGCTTCAGTTGTGAGCGTGTTTATGTCCAAATCTACAGTCACCGCGCCGGACGATCCGCCGCCGGTTAAACCAATGCCTGCAGTAACCCCTGTAACCGGTGCAGTCCCATCGTAAGAACGTGCTTCTGCGTAAACTTGCCAAGTCAATCCGCTATAAAGAAGCGTCACGTACAAGTCGCTAACGTTTAGAACAAGGTCTTCTGCCAACCCTTCAATTGTGCTGGAGTTTCTACCAACTGTTAGATTGTTCGTGCCCCAATCTCCGGTCGCGTCAGTAATGACAACACGGTCTCCGGCAACTGGAGTTGCAGGAAGTGTTACAGTGAATGCACCACCTGTGGTATCGGCAATGTAACCACTTCCCGATAGCGCAGTTGTCGCGCTAGAAATGGTACTGAAAGACAAGCCACCTGACCCGCCACCCGACGCAGCTTCAAGACCGATTTTTCCAGCCGCGTGATCGTAGGTCAGGACATAGTTGTCTTCGCTTGCGCCCATAGCCGTTGTGCTGTCGAACACCAAGTTGCCAACGGTCAGATCGCCGGTTACTTCCGCAGCACCGTCTGCCTTAACCACACCGGCTGTGGTGGACAAAGTGAAGTTTGTGCCGTCGTGAATTATCTGACCGTAGGCGGTTGCACCGGCACGGTACAGACGTAGACGTCCACGGTCACTGTCACTTTCTATGCGGGCTAGATCATTGTTTACGTTGCTGACGGTTAGGTCGCCCGTGGTTTGCACAGAACCGCTAAACAGCGCGTCTCCGTTTTTCTTTAAGCGCAAGCGTTCGGTAGAGTCTGTTGAGAACCACAGGTTTTCATCTGGGTCGTAAGCAATGCGGGCACCGTCGGTATCCGATGTTTTCCCGAGGTCAATAATTGCATTGGATTCGTCACCCGCAGTCACCGTAAAGATTGTATCCGCGTTGGTTGAGAGGGTTACGTCGCCTGTGAACGTTGCACCCGACAAGGCTGCGTAATTGGTGGGGTTGAGGTTTCCCTCGTGCCAGATATCCCGCCAAGCCCCAGAATGAAGCACCTGAAATTCACCGATATCATTGGCGAAATAACCAGAAAATCTTATATCTCCAGCACCGGAAGTTTCTCCACCCCCTTGTGCACCGGATTGGATGAAAAGATCACCAGCCGACAGTATAAGTCGTGCCGCCGTGGTTGTATCATTTTCCGTCAGTTTAAGCGTAGGCTCGGCATTGTCGATTGTTACAGTGCCTGTGAACGTCGCACCCGACCTTGCCGCATAGTTGTCTGGATTAAAGGTGGCTTCGTTCCAAATTTCCTTCCAATCAGTAACTCCCGAACTGTCTGTGTGCTGCCGGAAAAACAACGAACTGTTGTCCCCAAAGGGTACTGCGAGTTCCGCCCAACGGACTTGGTCTAAACCAAAATGCAGGACAGTGTTGTGTGAGTAATTCGGAAGGTCGCCCGTAAAGGCGTTTGTCATCATCCAAACCTGCAATCCTTTCGAAGTACTTGCGGCCTCATGGTCGGTGTTCAGGTTGTTCGAAGAGAAATTTACTGCGTTGTTTAGAGTTACGTCGCCTGTGAACGTTGCACCTGCTAACGCCGCGTAGTTGGCAGGATCGAAGTCGGAAACCTGCGACACGGTGAACGACAATGCGGCTTGATGCTGTGTCACATCACCTTCTGCCACCGATTGAAGGGCGCTATCCGCCAGTGCGCCTTGCGCCGCCGTCGCGTAGTCTGCCGGATCAAACGCCTTCACCGCTGCGAGATTGACAACTTCACTGTCCATCAACGCCCCGGCTGCGGTTACGGCTGCGGTGTCAGTAACTTCTGCGCCCGCTTGAATGCCGTCCAGTTTGGTTTTGTCACCGTCTTGAAATGCGCCTTCCGTTGGCTCTAGTTGATAACCGGCTGCGGCGTGATCGCCCCAACCAAAAGCTGTATCTGCGTTCGTTCCTTGTGCCTCTGAGGCGTAAGGCAATCCTCCCAGAGCGGTCTTGTGGTACAGCAATCGGGTTTGGGTGTCGCTTACCCAATACTCAATTGTGTACAGGCCGGGAATCGTGAACGTTGGCTCGTTATCGTTTAGCCATTCTTCGGAACCACCAAAGTCAAAGTTCTGTAGAGCATCTTTCAACTCAAGGAACAGGTAGCCGTGGGCGTACTCACCTGTGGGCCGGTTGGCGAACGTGATATTGTAGGTCAGAACACCGCTAGATGCACCGGGGGCAAGGGCGAACGACACACGGTGGGATAGGGTCGCATCCGACATATTATCGGCAGTCGTTTCCGATACCGATGGCGTCGTTCCTGTGTCACGTGTGGGGCTGTCTGCACGTTCTTCGAACAAGGCTGAAAAGACATCGCGCGATGAACCAAAGCCACCTTTATCCCGCTTTTCCAGATAGACCTGATCGTAGTTAGCAAACGCGATGTCGTCCATGCCACTGTCGTTCTGCCAGCGGTCGTTCGATTGTGCGCCCATGTGGAAGTATTGGTAGGCCCGTGCGCCTTCTGTTACCTTGGTGACGGCTTCACTCTGCATAGGGTTTTCAGGGGCCGCGTTCTCATACGCAAAACTTTCAACCGGCCATGCCGCACCACGGAACAACATGGTGCACTGTTCAGGATAGTTGCCTGTCCAGCCGCGCAAATCTTGGCCACCCGATGTAATGGTGTCGGCAGTGATCAAGTGTGCAGATACATAGATGCCGGTGCCCTCGGAACCGTCGTCAAGTCGCACCCACGATGGATAGTTCTGGGGGTGGCCATCGTCCACGTTAGGATCGGCACCCGGTGCCGGGGCGCTGCCGAAGTGGCTGCTGTGCACGTGCACCAAGATGTCGCCCGGTCGCGCACCACCAATAGGGGTCGCATCACCATGATTGAAGTTCGACGCAAGGTTCGCCCCGATGAATTCCGGTGTGCCTGCGTTGTAGGTGTCCGCTGCGAACGTGAACATGTTGGCTGCACCAAGATCGACCTGCACCGCACCTGCTGCGTGGGTCAGCGTCTGTGCTTGGAACCGTTCTGTCTTTTCTTCGCCGCTGCCCAGATGTACCGCATAGACGCCATCATCAGACGGCAGCAGCAAGATCGAATACTTGCCGACCTTGTTCCACTGCGGCACCTGTCCGATCCACCCGGTCAGACCATTGATTACGAACCCGCCACCTGCATCGCGCACATTCAATTCCAGCGTTGCCGGTTCAGTGATGTCAGGCAAGTTTGACAAGTTGATTGTGAAGTTTCGATAGCCGGTTTCGGATGGCTGTAGGGTCAACAGTTCCAGACCGATTGTGCCATAATGACCGCCAATGTACGGGGCGTTGTACCGGACGGAATATGTAGGGTACTCGCCATCCGTAATCCGACCATCTGAGTGGAACGCGATAACAGCGTTGGTGCTTTCACCTGCGACAAAATTTTCAGTGTCCCAGTCACCATCGTCATCCGGTGTCATGAAGTCGGGAACCACCCCATCAGATGAAGGACCAAGCTGACTAAAGATCAGGTAAGCAGGATCGACAGACACAGGTTCTGCGATACCTGTGGAAAACGGTGTGTACACAGTACCAGTGCCATAGTTTTCTTCATGCTTCCAGTTGGCGACAGGCGTGTTTAGGACACCATAAAATTCTGGCCACGGCACTTGCTGGTTCCAGAATTTAGTCCCGCCCAACGTGATGCCGCTATGCTGGTTGTCGATCAACCCAGAACTTTGAAGCACCTGCACAGGTTGATATCCTGCCGATCCTTGCCCGACATTTGCACCCGTAAGGTTCTCCGACCATCCGGTGCTGTAAGCTGCATCGGCAGTGTTGTCGGCCTGATACACTTCGTTGAAGATCAGCACGCCTGCTTCGAACATCGCCACCCGCAATTCACAATGGGGGTGTGCCTGCACCGCGACATAAATATCAACCGTCTTGCCCGCGAATACTGTGTCGTTGATAGCTTCTGCGATACCATTGCCGTTTGTGATGGCACTGTTTTCGTATTGCAGGCCGATTTCCATGTTGCTGTTGTCGTCACGGCAACCCATCCAGAACAGGTAATCGTTGGTATCGCCGGGACCGGTCTGGATGATGATACCTTTCGGTGTCGCATCGAACACAACGTCTTCAAAAAGGAATAGTGAGTTACGCCGGATCGACGCACCCTTGGTGGTGGTTGTGTCGAATGTAAAAGCGCTTCCATGACCGCCCGCACCCAGCGTCACATCGGGCGCTGGCCAATCCACCGCCGGATTAGGTTCGGTCAGTGTAGCTGGGTTCACCTTCAGACCACGATAGACTGCAATGAAGCCGTCTTCTGTTGAAGAGTTAGTGCTGAATGTGGCGTCTGGTTCGGGACCCATGCGCTTGTGGTAGACGTGCATGTATCGGTTGTTACGCCGTGTCTGACACACAAAGTTCCAACCAGCTTCGTCAATAGTGATCGTGGTCGCGTTGTCGTTGCCGATCAACAAAAACACATCGTCGTTTTCTTGCAGACCCGCTGGTAGATTGTTGGTTCCTGACGAGAAACTTGTGTCAAACTCAAGAATAGGAACTGTCGGATCGGCCCCGGTGTAAATATCTGTGTCAAACCGGAAGTGTGTACCCGCTGATACATCCAACGCAATCACGCCGTTGGTGTGTGTCAGTTCGACCGCATTAACACCGCTGCCTCCGCCGCCAACTTGGTTGTACTGCGACCCAGACCAGCGATATAGATAGTTCGTATCCAACGCCACATAGATGGTTGCGGCAACGCCTGTGCCGGGAAAGCTGGCGAAGTCTGCGTGTTCTTCGTAGTTGTCGAAGCCGTCAGGCATCTGGGACAGCGTAACCTTGCCGCTGCCGTCCAAGGTAGCCACGCCGTTGGCTGATCCCTTTTCACTGTTCGGGATAAAGGTCGCCCCGTCATCTGTCGTAAGGATACGCACACCGTCAATGGTAGCATCGCCCACACCGGGGCGAATGTCGAAGTCGTAACCCTGCGTAAATACGTAGCTGTCTTCCGTACCCCCGATATGCAGAAGCTGGTTTGTCCCGCTTCGCAGACGCGCACCGCCGACATTATGTCTTAGTTCCGCGTTATTATCGCCGTATATTGTGACTTCGCGGCCCGCTGTAGACGACTGAATGGTAAGAACAGCGCCATCGGTGCCCAGTTCCAAGTTACCCGTTAGCGTGCCACCCCCTATAGGCAGGTATACCCCACTGTGATCTCCCCATCCGAAGGCTGTATCCCAATCCGTGCTGTTGTCAGTAAAGTCTGTGATGTCTGCGATGACATGCGTGTGACCGACGACGCTGTACCCTTTCGACAGGATCAGATCGTCGATGGCCGCCGCCGTCATCAAGACCACGTCGCTGTCCGCGAACGCTTCTGCCGATGTGATCACTGCCCCACTGTCGATATCCCCGAAAGCAACCGACGTCAGAAATGCAGGCAAGTCGCCGATCTGCGCGGTGTTGATCGTCAACGCACTTTGATGCTGGGTCACGTCACCTTGTGCAACAGATGTCAGGTAGCCTGCTGCACTGTGATCACCCCATCCATGTGCGGTGTCGGCGTTCGTGCCCTGTGCCGCTGTAGCGAAGTCGCCCGTATTGTTCAGGGCTGCGCTACCAAGTCCAAGGTTTGTGCGTGCCGTGGCTGCGTTGGTGATTTCAGACAGGTTGTTAGCGGATGCAAGAAACCCTCCTGCATCCAGAACAGCGTCATCCCACCCAGACGATGTTTTCACTCGAAGAGTGTCTGTCGTAGTGTTGAAGTAGAACGCCCCTACCGGCGCTGTCGGCGCTGCGGAATCCGCTGCTGTATCATTGGCAAAGTTACCTACAGAAACGGCTTGGATTGAGGATAGTGCACTCGCCGCCGCAGCCGCAGATGCATTCGCATTCGTCTCACTGTTTGCAGCATCGCTAGCCGCCGTCTGTGCAAGGGCGCGGTCTGCCGCTGCTTTCGCTGCATAGTGAAGTGCGGAGTAAAGTCCTCCAGAGACAACTACGTCTTCAGCTTCAGCAGCCCAAGACTGTGCTAAGTCACGTGCTGTCTCGGATGCAGACTGCGCGGTTTCTGCTGCTGACTGTGCCGCTTGGGCTGCCACTCTAGCTGCCTCAGCCGCTATTCTATCCGCATCCGCAGCACTCTCGTGTCCTGCCGCGTTAGTCTCTGCAGTTTCCGCAGCGGATTGAGCAGATTGTGCCTGGTTGCGTGCAGTTTCTGCTGCGGTCTGAGCCAACTGCGCCGCATCACGAGCGGCTTCTGCCAATCCTTGGGCCGTTTGTGCATCGGTTTCCGCTGTTTCAGCAGCAGCTTGTGCTACAAGAGAGACAGCCTGTGCGGCCTCCGCTGCGGTTTGCGCAGTAAGAGCTTTTGCAGCATGGTGAAGGGCTGAATACTTTCCGGTTGTGACTTCAACGTCTTCCGGCTGTTCTGCCCAATCTTCAGCTAGGTCACGGGCTGCCTCAGAAGAAACGCGTGCTGCTACCGCAGCCGTTTCTGCCGCTTCGGCATCGATACGGTGTTGGTCGGCTGCAATACGATCAGCATCGGCATCGCTGGCGTGTCCGGCTGCGGCTGTCTGGCTAGCTGCTGCATTGGATTCACTGGTTGCAGCATTTGCTTCACTAGAGGCGGCAGCGGTTTGGCTGGCAAGCGCGGCTGCTGCGCTAGTCGCTGCCTGCGCTTCTGGGCTATCCCAGGTTGCACCATTGTAGAAGCGAACTTCGTCGGCTGTGCTGTTGTAATATACAGCCCCCGCGACAATAGGATCGCCATCGTTGTCAACCGTCGGATCGCTTGTCTTCGTTCCTAGGAAACGATCATCGAAATTGTCAAAAATGGTTTCAACGCTGGTAAGTGCTGCTTGCGCCTGGTCGCGGTATGTTTGAGCAAGTAACACATCGCCACTGGTGGACGAGGAGTCGGCTGCAGTGAGCGCCGCATCGGCGGCAGCTTTCGCAGCATAGTGAAGTGCAGAATAAAGGCCTGTGCTTACGACAACGTCTTCATCCTCAGCCGCCCATCTCTGGGCTAGAATCTCTGATGCGCTTGCGTTTGCAGCACTCGTTGCCGCATTAGATGCGTTCGTTCCGGAAGTAGTTTCATGTCCCGCTGCAGTTGCGGCAGAAGCGGCGGCGTTTGTCTCGGCAGTCTGTGCATCGTCTCTTGCAGCTTCAGCCAGAACCTGCGCGGCTTGCGCTAGAGCGACCGCGCCCTGCGACAGGTCGTCCAAGAAGTCGTTAACGGTTCCTGTATTACCCGCGTCTAACCATACTTGATACGCATCTTCGCCTCGGACATCTCCGGTCGTGAAGCCAATTCCATCGTTGGAAGTGAACGTAATGGTGCCGTCGCCGCTGTTGTAAGTGCCTCCTGTGAACCCTGGCCCAGCAGGACCCTGAACTGGTGCACCTACCGCGTTGCTATTCGCAAAACTACTGTAAAACTTAACACCAGATACAGAGATGACGTCGTGGTCAGTCGCACCTTGGGGCGCAACTTGATATGGAATGCCTGCCCCCCATACAAGGTCCCCTGCCTGGTAGAAGGTATAGTCGTTGGTATCCGCCAGCATGTTAGCTTGCGTATTGAAGAATGCTTTTGCGTTGCGGAAACCCACAACAGCGTACTGAAAGTCCGCAATGAGTGCCTGGACTTCAGTCGTCAGATCGCGCACCAGGCCAAGAGTCGGAAATACAATATAAGGCGCGAACGTGGTCGTTACGCCAGCGTACGCGTTATCGATTTCAATCTCGGTGTCAGAGACAACTGCGGTGATCTCGTAAAGTTCGGAGTCCGCACCAACAAAAGCCCATCCGACGTTTACTTCGGATAGCCAAGAAGTGCCATTACCTGTGACGGTGGTTGACCCATTTGTAAGGTCTACGGTTCCGGTACGAACCCAAGAAGACATGTAATTCCTCGGAAAGTTGAGCGGAGATAATTATCTCTACGCCATGTGTCATAATAACTAACACACGACAGAATGGTTGACAAGGAGGGTAAGTAGAACGGTCAGCCGCAGAGGTAGATGCAGGCCACGGTCTTAACTTCATCAGGATGTGAGAACGTCACTGGCTCACGGACCTTAGCAACAGTATAGTTTCGAATGACGTCGTCAGCCTGCTTCTGGCCCTTACCTGGCAAATCACTGGTCACAACAAGGTCGCCTGCTTCGAAATCTCCGTTGCGTCCGCATACATTGACCAATCCTTCACCAAGTGAGTTCATATAAATCAGCTTGGCGTTTGCCCGACGGTTTTCCAGCATGGTTTTGTCACGCGCTTTACGAAGCTTTTTCACATCGTCTTCGGTAAAGTCATTTCCGCGTTTTCCGCCCATGTTGTCGCGGTCAATCATGGCAGAAGGTATAACCGTGTCAGGTCGTGTGTTGGAATACACACCAACTGCCGTTTTATCAGCTACTTTGGTGCATGGTCTAACAATGGTGATTGCATCCGAAACGCCTTTACGAGCAACAACAATACGGTCACAAACGATATCTCCCGGCTGCACTTGTGCCTCGAGGTTGGCGCGCATATACGCCTCGTGTTTCCCGGTGAAGGGTGCATAACCATCACCCGACGTGTCATAGTAACCACCACTAATTGCTTCGAACGCGTAACCACCTGTCAGTCCTGCGCAGCCGATTTCGGCGTTGCCGCCGCCCGATCCTGAGTTTTGGATACTAGCCGCGACGTTGTTGGTCACGTTGTCGGTCTGCACAATCTGCAAGGTGTAGCCATTGTGCGACCGGATGAACATTGCCCCAGATGCAAAGCTGTTGTTGTCGAAGTGGTTCTCAGCATACAGCGCATAGTTATTGATATGGTTTTGGTTCGCATAGACTGAGTTTTCTTTGCCCAACACGTTCACTTCTAGGCCCTGCGAAGACGTGCCGATGTCGAGCGAGCCGCCCGTGATCGTGCCAAGGTCGGCGTTGATGGCGGAAAGATTGGTTACATTGATTTCAGTTGCCGTCACCGCATTGGCGGCGATTTTACCTGCTGTGACAGCATTGGCACTGAGTTGATCTGACTGAACAGCGTTGTTCGCGATCTGTGCGTTTTCGATAGCGTCGTTCGCGATCTGTGCAGTGTCGATACCATCGTCAGCAATCTCTAGTGTGTTACCGGCGGCGGTAAACATCGTGCCGTTCAAGTTCAGAACAGTCGCGCTGAGAACGCCTGCCGTAATAGACCCTGCATTGATCGCAACAGCGTTGACCTGTGACGCTGTTAGTGTCCCTGCATATACCCAATCGGAACGCACTTCGTACGCCTGGATAGTTGCCTCGACCCAGGACGACCCACTCCAGCGCTTCAGGATGTAGGAACCAAATCCGCCGCTAGTATCAAACCAAAGGTCTCCAACTCCGGTCGCTGTCGGAGCACTGAACTGGATAAAGGTTTCATTCTTACTGTCCGCCGTGGCCTGCGCGGTAGCGGCATCGCCGATGGCTTGTGTGGCGTCGCTCTGTGCATTCGAAGCGTCTGTTAGCGCCTGTGCACTATCGGTCACTCCGGTTTGGATGTCATTAACAACATCGTTTGCAAGCTGCGTCGAACCTACGGCGTCATTCGCCAACTGATCAGTATCAATGGCGTCGTCAGCAATTTGTAGAACGCCTCCGGTGCCTACTTCCAAAAAGGAGCCGTTCAATGCCAGACGAGACGCATTCAGCGTGCCTGTGCTGATACTGCTCGCATTGATTGCAACAGCATTAACCTGTGCAGCCGACAGCGAACCTGTGTAGACCCAGCCTGCAACAACACTTTCTGCCTCCAGAACAGCGGTCTGCCAACTTGATCCGTTGTAACGCTTTACTTTGTTGTTGGAGGTATCGATCCAGATATCCCCAGTGTTTGGGGAACTCGGTGTAGACGATTGTCGGTACGTATCTGGCTTACTGTCTGCCGTGGTCTGAGCGGCATTGGCGGCGAGTTGTGCCGTTGCTGCATCAGCAGATGCGTCATCGAGTTGGCTTTCTGTTGCGCTATCGAACGACCCTTTGTTGATATCGCTGATCAACGTTAGTGAGCCGTCGATCAGCACATCTCCCGATAGACGTACGAAACTACCGCTGATTTCAAACGGAGTTTTTGCTCCACTTGTTGAGGATGCTGTATTGGAAACAACGCGGAATTTGTCAGCCTGAATGGTGAGTTGGCTTGAAGAACCTCCACCATCAACCTGCTCGGAGAGCAACTGTATGCCGGACACAACGCCGTTGTTGTTGACAACAACCGACCACTCACCGCGCACGCCATCGACAGCCGAGGAAAGCTGCTGCAACGTTACGTTGCTTCCCCCCAAGTTGACTGTGTAAGTCGCCAGTCCTTGGGAGACTCCTGTACTGATCTCACCATCGGTCTCAGCCTTGGTATAATAATTGATGCTGAGATTGGAGTTGATGCCGGAAATATCACTCTCCGCATCTTGTACATCGTCTTTCAAATTGGCGAAGTCAGAGTTCAGGTCGAGGTTATAACCAGCAATCGTGCTGCTGATCTGAGAATTCGTCTGCGCCTGAGTGTAGACTTGTGTTTTGGTGTAGTAGTTGACCGATAGGTCAGAACTCAGATTAGAGATGTCTGTTTCAGCGTCAGTGAGATCGCTTTGCAGTGTCGTTATCAAGGAAGCTTGAGAAGCGTCTTCAGCCGCCCGCGTTGATGCTTCCTGCTGGATCGCAGCGTTGGCAATTTCAGCGTCAGTCTGCTCGAAGAGTTCTGCGTTGTAGAAATCCGCTGTCTCTCCACCGTTCAAACAACGAAGACGCGGAACCCAGTTAACAGTGTCTACCGATGGCGTAAAACGATGAGTTATCGCCGTCCATCCACTTCCGCTTAACGTGTGTGATTCAATGACTGAATTGCTTGGGTCAGAGAGATCAGTGGACAACGTTCCAACAATTTCAAATACAACTCCCGACGGGGCGTTGGTGAAATCTATTTGGCTCGTGAACTCCAACGTTCTGCCGTTCAAGTTCGCTATTCGACGTGGGTTTTCGTATGCAGCAGTTCCTCCAACTTGGAAGGACTCTGCAAAAGATGGAGCGCTCGATGGACGGTTCGCGACAACTGTTACATTCTGCCATTGGCCGGTAGGATTGATTGTTCCGGTCCGGGGAGAGTTGGTTATGATGTAATCGCCTGGTTTGAAGCTCGACTGAAGCTCAAGGCTCTGTTGCGCAATAGCTTGGTTCGCGCTAGCCGCTGCGACCTCGACCGTTTCAATGTCGGAGTAAATTCCTGCCTTCTCGGAGTCGTCCAAAATCACCAGATTGCGGAAACGAACATCCTCTCCGGCTCCAGCGGCGCGTACACCAAAAAAGTACTCAGTCGTTGTTCCAGACAGAGGCCCAAATGAATCAGAAACAGCGGTCCAGTTGGCGTTGCCCGGAAAGACAACAGAAGAGATGAGGTTAGGCGCTCCTACCGAACCAGAAAATATTCCCACCTGTATGCCAGATGGAGCGCCTAGCGTTTCACAATCTAACTCAATTGAGAACGATTTCCCATCTGCGTCGCCAGATATGACTGGCGTCTCGAAGGCCCAGGTATTCGTTGCTTGAAAAGATGTGGCACCAACTGGTGCCCAGACTGGTATGCTGGCGTCTTCGACAAGATTGTTCCAACCTCCGAACACGTCCGATGATCCGGTGTACGGGTATGGAGTGTTGATAAGGTTCCGCTGGCCAAGCTGTGCGGTAAGCTCTTGTCGAAACAGTGCCAACGCCAGGTCGACATCTGCAGCGACAAGGTATTCGGTTTCCAGTGTGGCTTCCACACCGTCAATCGCCGCCTGCAGGAGGTCTTGAATTCGCGTACGCTCTTCAGCGTTGTAAGCTTGGTCAGTTAGGTCCTGAAGAGCCAGATTGAGATCAGCCGTGGAGAAGACCGTTTCGTTGGCTTCAAGAATTCCGACGCGACCTTCGACTTCAGTGAAGTCAGCCAATTTCGAAACCGTGATAAAGTCTGTGAGTGCCGACCCGGCATCGCTGTTGTGGTCAATCTCACTGACTTTGTAACGTGTTATGTTGTCGCTTTCACCAGAAAAACGAACAAAGACAGCCTCGCTGACATCCGCAAGGAAAATAAGAGTCGGGTCTGCATCTGTTGCACCGTAAATCCGGAATGCTTTGAACGCAGGGTTGGTCGAGGCGTCCCCAGTTAGGATTACACCATCAAGAGTGCCCTCTCCTGTCCATCCTGTAGGAGCCTGAGAAAGCGCGAAAACTCCTGTTGTATCGACAACAATTTCGGCGACCGGGGAAACCGCGTCATTGAGACCCACGGCTTGAACAGTGATCGTGTATGACCCCTCAAGTGCTCGCTCCGCAGCAATCTCGATGTTCGTTGCTTCGGTGACTTCTACAAGGCGTCGTGCTTCATTTGGCTCGGTCAGCCACACTCGGTAGCGTTGGCTGTAAACTCCTGTTGGCGTGTCCCAACCAAGAACAAAACGAAGAGAGGATACGCCCCCACTTTGTGGCTTGAGATACGTGGAAGCGGTCAACCCGGTAACAGGTTTGACCACGACGTAGTCGTCAAAGACAGTGAAGTCTCCGGCATCTAGGTCGATGTCGCGTTCTACGAAATCGTACTTGCTGTTGTTGTAGATTACCGCCGTAATCTCGTAGATGTTCTTGGCCTTCTCCGTATTGGAAACGACACGGAACTCACGAGGTTGGACGTCCGACGCAGTTACGATCCATACAGCATTGTCGATTGGAATGTTCGAATCCGCTGCAAAGTCTGTGGTCGCAGTGACTGTTGTTACCGTCGCTTCTTCATTCACCAAGTCGTATGACGTCAACGACCCGTCAGGTTCAACGACCGTGATGGAATAGGTCTCTCCGGTCTGCATCGTGACAGGACCATCAAGTTCAAATGTAGCGACGTTGCTAACTGATGTAGCCGAGCGAAGGCGTCCACCAAAACGCGCGCCTGCATAAGAAGGGTCTGCGATGGAGATAATCTGCCCAGGGCGGACGTCAGCGTGGTCCAGCGAGGCTTGGTACGAAACCATCTCGGTTTCATATTCTTCAGTGTACAGAATCCAATCAGCGACACGCTGTGCCTGTCCACGAGAAGTACACCCAACGGCAGTCACTTCGCGGCGGCGATCTCCGAACTTTCGTATAAGATCGTCTCGTTGGACGATTATGACAGATGACTTACCAAGGTCGACAGGGTCATTCCACGTGACCGCTACGCTGGAACTCCGAGAAGACAGCGGCGAACCAGAATAATTGAATTCACCGTCGATTACGTTGGCTGGTGTGACTAGCTTTGCAGGGGTTCCAGGTTGGTCTGCTGTCGTCATGACAGCGCCAGCGCCCCAATAGATCATCCCCCGGAAAACCGATGCGACATTGTCCAAGACTTTCGCCGCATCTTCTCGAGATCGAATAACACCGTTGAACGTATAACGTGGCTCAGTTCCGCCGAAGCCGTCGGGCACCAATTCGTCACAATATTGTCCGATGGCGTAGAGACCAAATCGGTCGATGGAAGACGGTGGTATTAAGTCTCCCAAACCATATCGGTTATTGGATAGTAGGTCGTACAAAACCCAGGCAGGGTTATTGTGCCAGGCTTGCTTGAAAGTGCCGTCCCAGATGCCGGTATAGACCCGCGTGATTGGATCATAGTTGCTAGGAACGCTCGAGATGATACCACGGTACTTGTAGGTACGTTCTGCAACGCGAGAGCCAAACTGCTGCGCATCAACAATAAGCGCGGCATACGCAGTGTCAGGATACTGCATCTTGGCGTCTACGATGAGCGTGTACCCAGACCAGAATGTCGCGTTGGAAAGGTCAGACGTTGTGCTGTCCGGTGTTACACGACGCACACGAATATCCCACGGCCCCTGTCCCGGCGGCAGGCCTATCCGAACACCTCGCTCATATGTCGACGTGTTCTTGCCTTCGATGACCATGTTGTGGACCACGTTGAATGTGGGTCCGCTTGCGGTCTTCAGCAAAATCTCCAACTCGACACGGCTGCCCCGAAGGTCACCTGTTTCGGTATCTAGGTCTGTAAGTTGGGGTACGGTGATCTTGACACGGACGGCGTCAGCAGTTTGATCATTGATTGTACGTGTGATCGGCGCGACAGCGGTTACTTCAGTACCGACGTTGACTTCGCTTTCGACCTGCGGGAAGCCCCAAACCCAACCTTGCCCCGGCTCACCCAGGCGTTCCTGAAGTTGCAGGCCTTCAAAGTTGTAGGTGTCGTCATCATTGGTGATGACAGTTCCATCGAGATAAGCACCTTTCGTGCCTCCAACAATGCCCTCACACGGCCCTTCCGAAATGACATCGATCAGCTTTGCAACAGAATTGGATCGAAGAGTATTTGCCTCTTCAACTGGAGGATCGGATTGACCCTTCTTAAAGCCTTGGATGTCTACAAAGTCTTTCATGGATTCCTATACGTCGTCGGCGTGGGTGTCGGGGATAAGTTCCGGTGTTGTCTCAGCCGCAACTTCGGTCGTTATTTCGATGTCTTCTGGGGATATGCCGCTGGAGACCAAAACCGAGCCGGTAAAGCACTCGCCGTAGACCAGCGGGATCGCGTGGCCCTGCTCAACAAGGTTCCCTGTTGCATCGATGATGAAACTGTCTTCGTCTTCGACTGTGTCTGGTGTTTCGACAGTCGGTGTCAAAATTGAAGAGGCACCGCGAAGGGCCATCATAAGACCGACGTTCGCAAGGTTGCTGTACGTAAATATGGTAGAACCACCAATACCAGCGGACAGGTTTGCAGCACCTCCTACAACGGGCGCAAAGCTGAAAGCGCTGAATATGAGAAGACCACCAAGAATGATCTTACCCAGCCCGCTTTTCTTTGCACCGGCAATAACAGGTTCGACACGAAAACCAGATGCACGTCCGAGATTGATACCGAGCGCATCCGCATCGATGTCCATATCCTCGGCGTCATCGTAGAGGATCGTTACGCGATACGATCCTTTTCGGAGTTCAGGCTCAAAGTTTGGAATTTGGTGACAGAGCGCGCGGATACCTTCCGCTGGCGAACTAATGTCGAGCCGAAACTCGGGGCCAAACTCCTTGGCCAGGCGTCCTGTCAATTGGAGAGTTTTCATACCGTAGAACCTTGGAGAGAAACTTGAACCACCTTGATCCTGGCTCAACATTGCTGAGCCGCATCTTGTCGTATCCACCCCGTCCAGCGGTGTGGTGGAGGATCAAACCATTGCCCAAGTATATTCCGCCATGGTTGGAGGTAGGGCTTCGAATGGCTGCTAGGAACACGTCTCCGGGTTCAATGAGAGACGAATCTATTTCAACAAAGCCAGCAGACGTAAATCCGTCTTCATACAGACGTTCACCTTCGTCCCACCATTCCCAACTGCGTGGGTACTCAGGCAAATCCACTCCGTGTTGAAGCTTATAAAAATCCTTGATTAGTGCGTAGCAATCGGTAACACCATGTCTAAATGGTCTTCCAATTAACTCAGGAATTGGAACATCATCTCCCCACCAGAAAACTCCACTTTCGATAGAGGAGTATGCTGCAATGCCCCATGGGATCATCGTAGCATACTGTTGTTCCATGTCAAGTTTGGACGGATAAAACGGACCGTTTGGATGCGAGTGAAACACTGCTTGTGCATCATCAGGAATAGTACTTAAGAGGAAGTGTTCTTCTGGGTCTTCGCTTTCGTTGGGAAGGAAAACAACTTTACCATTCTGTACAATTCCACAGATTTCTTGAGAAGTTTTCAACGCTTCTTGTAGGATAACTTTGTCTACGTCGGGGCCAAACATTTACGATACTCTATTTCGTGACACGCCAGGAAAAGCACGAGAGGGGAGAACGCCGTTTCCATAAGGATCACGAGCCTTACAATCGGATAGCTTTCGCCCACACACATCTTTATCGATGGTTGTTACATTACCCTCTTCATCGTAGAATCTTCCACCAATGTATGGGCAGGTTGCATCTTGATAATCAAAATCTACACCGTTGTAGATACGATAAGAATGCGTACAGGTATCTCGCACAACTTGGCGTCGGGGGAGCTTTATGCCACCATGTTCAAGTGAGGACTTAAGCCTCCATTCAACAAACATCTTGTTCTGTGAAGTACGTTGATCAACGGTGAATATTTCATATGGAAAGATAGCTGTAGGGTCTGGATGGGACCCGTTATCCAAGTGTCGTGCAAAGGTACGAACACGAATGAATTTGGAGCCGACGATATCTCCGAAACCAATAATTGCAGAACTGATTACATTACCAATGTTCGCAATGCGGATTTTCGGCTGAGGAAACCCTCCCTGCCCGTCCCATGCAAAGCCGGTCGCTTCGATATCAATTGGCTGGTAAGTGTATCCGTCATGCACTACATCTGCTTCGCCTTCCTGCATAGTAGTGAACCGGAAGATATCTGTTCCACCCAAAGGTTGCGTGTCCAGAACATACAGAGACACCAAAGCGTCTCCATCCAGCTTCTGTACTTCTTCTTCTATACTCATTAGACGTAAACTCTTTTTAGGGTAACCTTAAGTGTCATTGTTTCATGACCCGGGAACGTGGTTTCATACTCGTCCAACTGCTTCCATTTTTTCTCAACCAAATCGCCTGGTGCGGTCCAAAGAAAGCTCTCGTTGTTGGCACGGGCATCTAAGAAGTCAGTGATTGTTGTCACATCTGCAGCAGGGTAATCCTTAAACGATAAATCCCATTCTTCGACTTCTGTGTTGAGTCCATCCAGCGCGGTTTGCCCGTACCCATCTCCGAAATCCGCTTTCAGGATTCGGTTGAACTTGGTTCGTTTTGAAGAACGGTCAGGTAGTATGTTGGGAAACGTTGTTAAAGGCATTAGGCTCCACCACGTGGCGATAGCATGCCACCGTACTGTAGGTGACGGGACAGTTTTTCATTGATTTGGTAATCTATGGTCGCGGCGATCTGTTCACCGATAACTGCGCCTTGTTCCGCTGTTCCGATATCGCCCCCGGTCTCGACGGACACATTAATGTCCCCGAACGAAACGCTAATTCCTGACATGCCACCAGAGCCGGACAAGTCGACTGGGATTTTTCGACCTCGGCTCAGCGGAACGACAGCTTCGTTATCGTGGAGAATTGCTGGCATACCGCCGGATGTATTGGCGGTGCCTTCTGCATAAGCGGGAGCGTTCATAAACGCTGAAACTGGAATTGCTCCAGTCGAAACCGGCTTGTTTGAGTATCCCCCTTCTGAGAAGAATCCTGCGATAATTCCCAGTAGCCCGCCTCCGGACAAGAACCCGCCACCCGCATTTGATCCCGCGATCTGTGCCGCTGCGTTCGCTCCGCCTGCTGTAACACCCGCATGCATCTGCTGAGCCGCTACGGTACCACCTTGAAGCACCTGCGTTCCCATGTTGGTCGCAGCAATCGTACCAGCGGTCTGTACTTGGGCACCCACCGTAGCAGCGGTAGTGGCACCTGCAGTCTGGATCGCTGTTCCTGTGCTCGTACCTCCCGAAACCATTGCAGACTGGATTTGCTGAGATACAACCTGTCCGGCATTGATCATCGCTGCAGAAATATTTTGACCAGCAACTTGGGAGGATAGGCTCAGAGCTTGTCCTTCTGGGGAGTCTTGCTTTCCGAATGTCTTTTGAAGGAACCCGCCAAGACCAAACCCGTCTCCGCGACCAAAGGTTTCTAGAAGCCAGTTGACAGCCTGATCCGCCATAACATCAGCCATCGAAGAGATGATCGATGATGCCAAACCTCGGAAATCCAACTCGCCCGTTTGAATGAAGTTGGAGATCGTGTCACTCAGACTCTGGACAACATCTTTCTCAATTACTTGTCCAGCCTCCAGCCATCCCGGAACGGAATCCATCCAAGCTTTGACAGGATCGTTCGCAAGTGTGAGCATGGCTTCTTTGACACGCTCAACTTCTTCTATCTGACGAACCAAAGAAGCAGTGAACTCGTCGTTCATGTCGCGGCCTAGGGCCATCGACTCCGCAAGGAATTCTACAGCACGCGCAGACTCAAGCTGCCCGGTCGCTTGTAGTGCCAGTACATCATACTCTGCTTGAGCTACCGCAATATAGCGTTGCGTTTCTTCGACCAAACGCTTGCGATCTTTGAGGACCTCTTGAGTAGGAGTGGTTCCCCCTCCTCCTCTACTTCCTTTTCTGAAACTCTTTCTCTGTGCTTCTTCAGCTTTGATCGCTCGGCGTGTCGCGTCTTCAATCTTCGCTGCACCGTCTTGGTATGCTTGATAGGTTTTTGTTACCTCGTCTCGCAGCCCTTGCAGTGCTGGGTTTCCGGAACCTGCTTGAGCATCGAGAAGTTCTGTCGCACGTGTATAATCTTGACGTAGTTTCTGGAGTGCATCACTGCCCGACAATTCACGCTGAACACGGTTCTCTGTTTGGTCAGTAATTCCAGCCAATCGAATGCGTTCATTCAGCCCGTCCAGAGCACCCTGAACAGTTTGGCGCATGCTTAGCTGGATGTTAGGTATTTGATGCAGCGCTGATATCAGGCCTTGAACTTCGTTGATCAACCCTCGCGTTTCTGCGGAGGCTCCCGCCATTGCCCCGGCGATATTGTTCAAGGTTGCATTAGCGGCGTCCGCTGCCGCTGCTTGTGCATCTAGGGCGTCGTGGGCACCCTCTGCGGCATCTATCAACTGCATAATGCCGCCTGCAGCAGAAAGCGCTGCAAGGTCACTCGACTCTAGGTTAGCGACTACCTTTCGAAGCGTGTCGCGAAGCTCTGTGAGATCGTTGCGGCTTCCAGAGAAACTTTCGATCTGGTTTCGCAAGCTTTGCAGAAAGCTTAGAGCGGCTGTGTCTCCAGTTCCTGCCAGCGCTGTCAAAGATTGCTCCAAGTTGTCTAGAAGCGTCAGCATGTCGCCGCCCGACGCGTTTAGAAGCTCTTGGAGGTTGCCAAGCGGCGTATCCTCAATTCCTCCGGCAGATTGTCCGGTGAAGATTACATCAAAGGCACGCTGCAGTTCTCGCAGTGCGGTTTCTTGATCGTATATGTTTTGGATTATTTCTGGCCCGGCGATCTTCTCCGCCGCGCTCTGACTTCTTGCACCCGTTTCGACAGTTCTGAAGAAATCTTGGATAGCCGAATCAAGTGCCTTGATCTCGTCCGATCTCTCTGGAACACGACGGAAGGCCAAATCAAACGCCTGGCTCAATTCAGGGATAAGTTTGGACTGTTCCTGAATAGAGCCGCCAAAGGTAACAAACTCTGCCGCTGCTTGTCGAAGTTCTGTTAGGGCATCACGCTGTGCACCTTTAGCCAAGGAAAATGGCTCAAGGTTGTCTGCCGCAGATAGCGCCCCACTAACGATAGATTCATTTCGACGAAGTTTATCCAGTTCGTCGTAAGACCTGATAAGGTCGGAGATATTTTGTTGAACCTTATCAAAGTCTGATGCTTCATTCACTTCACGCGCGCGGGTGATGAAGCTTAGAGACGACGTACCCATTCGGAGCATAGCATCTTCATAATCAGACGCCGCTCTTTCTGCCTCGACAGACGTTTCGCGGAACAACATCGGCAGAAGCGACAGACCTGCAAACGCCAGTCCTGCAGGTCCAGCGAAAGCACTAAGTCCACGAGACAAGGCACCAAGACGGCTCTGTGCTGCTGCTAGGCCTGTTAGTTGTGTTGTGGTGGTTGCTGCCTGTGCACCAAGCGCGCCTGTAGCAACGGCGCTGCTAGCCATCCCCGCCTGATAGCTTGCAGCCGCAACAGAGGAAGACCCCATAGCGGCTGTGAAAGCAACCATGCGCTGAGCGCTAGATACCAAGGCATTGGACATCAACAGGGATTGCCTGATCACAACACCCGTAAAGATTGCCTTAGCGACACGACCTAATTCTTCAATGTTCTGCACAATGAACTGAAGAGCGTCACCCGCAATGCGGGCGGCGTCAGCAAAACCTCGTCCCAACAGTCTTGCTGCTTCCTGAGCATCTCCCGACCGCATAACGTCTGTCAGTTCACGGAACTGCACAGCCAACTCTTGCATCAGTCCTGACTGTGCTGCGGTTTCGAGGAAGAACTCGATCTCGTTTCGGAACGTTCCGATGTTGTAACCAGCACGCTGCGTAGCGGATTGGAACCCAGGTCCAAAAATGGTCCGAACTTCTTGAGCGAACTTCGGCAGCGCGTCAGCGGAGTCAATTGCACCTGCCTTCAAAAGGTCCTGCAATTCTCCAGTAGTAACATTCAAAGCCTTTGCCATGATATTCACGGCACCTGGCAAACGTTCACCCAACTGACGGCGAAGTTCTTCAGAACTGACTTTGCCCTTCGACATCATCTGTTCCAAAGCCATAAATGCCAGTCGTTGGTCTTCCGCCCCTTTACCGAGAACGGACATCGCCATAGCTACAGAACTGAAAATATCTCGCGTTGTCTGTGCAGAAACGCCTGCAATGTCTGATGATACCGCAAACTTGGAGAAGTCTTCACGGGCACCACGAAGAGAAGTACCCAAGTCACGTGCCAGATCGCTGACGAACTGAATGTTCTCTGCAGCTTCCTGTTCTGTGTCGGATGCCACTTGCATGGTAACGCGGAATTGGTCCAAAGCGTTACCGGCCTGATAAACAGACTGCGTGAAAGTGCCAAAAGTTATACTTCCAAGAAGCGTGCGGAAAAGACTACCGGCCTGATATGTGCCAGAGAAAGCATTCTCGAGGCCGCGTAGGCTGCCAGTCGCTTCGCGGAAAGAACGTGAAGCGGCGCTTGTCGCACTTCCCGCCGCCCGCATGTCTCGCTCCAAAGCGCGAGCGCTACTAGATGTGGCACGCTGTTGCTGAGACAGTGCACGCGTTTGTTGCGCCTGTGCAGCTTGCACCTTCGACAATTGACGAATTGCCTGCACCAATAGCTTGGTGGTTTGTTGATATCCTTGGATAGGCGTCAAAGCCTGTCGAGACGATCCACGTACCTGCTTGTACGCAGCAGACAAGTTCTTCATCTCAGTACTTGTCTTCGCCGCCCAATCTCGGCTTCGGCGCATTACAGCATTAAGATCGCGATGAAGTTTTATGATATCGCGAAGTTCTTTTTTCATGGTGGCGTCAGCAAACCGAAGTTTGCTTCCACCAGCAGTCTTTGCCGTGTCTTTTATTGATTTCTGGAGTTTGGCGAACGTTCCGGTGGAAGTCCGTTCAAGGTCACGCACATTCTGAATAATGGCACGAATGGCGGCAGAAAATTCCTTACCACCGCGCTTCGCTGCGGCGGCGTCGATTTTCAACCTAAGTTCGTGGGTCTCAGCCATTAGCGGTGCCTTTTGGTGCCTGTCTTCGCTATTTTTTTCATTTCAGCCGCCTGACGGTCGTAGAAATCCCGTAGGGCGAAACGATCTAGTGGAGGGATGAAACGGAGAATTTGTCGGCGCGATTCAGGATCGTCTGACCGCCCATCCAATTCGAGATAAGCAGCCATGTCAGATAGAGATATCGGGATAGGTCCGTTGGGTCCTGTGGCGCGTTGGCCATCTAGTAAGCAGAATGCCTGCCATACCCAAATCAAGTCAGGAAAAAGGGTGGGCTGTCGTTCTTGAAGAGAAGTGGGCAACTTACTAATGTGGCCCTCTTCGTAGAGTTTTCTCTTCCAAGCATCATCTGAAGCGGTTTTGCTTTTCTCCAGGTGCCACTTCAAGAACGCGATTAGTTTCCCTCACCGTCCTCATCATGTGCAGTGCGGAAAGTGTCACGCTCATTGGCAGCTTGGAATACAAACTCACGGAAGTCATCGACCTCCATAAGCTCCAACGCGGCTTCTTTGCTGTACGGAATTGTTTCGCCTGTATCGACGTCGCGCAGATTCTTCCAGTCGATCAAAACCGCTTCTGCCAACTGCCGCTTTGTAACTTCCGTAGCATCCTCTTCGCTCAGGTCTTGCGGACGGCGTAGTTTGCCTTCGCCATACGTTTCTCGAACGATGTTCTCATATGCCTGCAAAGCAGCTTTAGAGCGAATACGGCGAACTTTGATCTTTAGACCATATAGCTCGTTAACCGTGACCCAAGCGCCGTTCTCTTCCAGGTTTTTGTCAGTTTGGAAGATGGCATGGATATTTGTTACTGGGATTGGGGTTTGTTTAGTCATGTGAACCTCGTCGGGAGAAGTTGGTGGGCGCAGCCCCGACACTGCACCCACCGGCCTAGGCATTCTTGAAATTCAAGATGTCGGGGTGCTCCTCGCCTTAAGCAGGCGAGAAACGGTCGATTTGGATTTGGCAGTCGGTGTCAGGATCGCGGATCGCAGTGAATTCAATTGTCTCCATGACGTCTTGGTCGATGCCTTCTGGAGAAATTTGGTTCTGAGCGATCTTCAATGCAGGGATCGTGATAATGTAAACTTGTCCATCTGCATCAGTGATCGTGAACGAGAGCGAGACAGTCGAGTGGTTCAAGAAGTCTGTGAACAGAGCCGCGTCTTCAAAATAGACGGACATGCTGCCGGTGATGTTCAGACGTCCTGCACCAATACCACGGGCAAACTTGCTACCAATCGCGCTTTGTGTACGAAGGTTGCCTTCGACCGTTAGAGACAAAGATTGAATAGCTGATGCCAGATCCAGCCCATTCTTGGTCAAAGAGCCGATGTTGGTCGTCGCGTTGACCACTTCACCTGGAACAGTATCCAGAACATTGTAACCGCCGGTCGTGAGTGTTTCCGTTCCGCTCATAGATGTTTCGCGGCCTTGGAACCCAATTGTACCGTTGATGATTGCGCCCGTAGAAACCTCTAGGGACATGCTGCCCGGTACCATACCTGTTTGGATTTGATACTGGTTGATGTCGTAGAAAGCCGTCTCGATAGTGAACATGCGCTGAATGATGTTTGCAACATCACTTGGGTTACGCAGAAGCGACCCTTTCACTGTGACGGGGTCACCAGCAGAAACCACGGAACCAGGTACAGGGTTCGTTGTGATCTCATCGTCTGCTACCGTGACGATGGTAAAATATCCTTCAGCGCCTGTAAGACCACTGACATGAATCTTTTGCCCAGGAACAAGTTGTCCTGCTGCGCGCGCAGTGGCAAACGGAGTTCCCGTAGAAGAGAAACCATTTGCTGTTGCCTGAATGGTCGTATCTGACATTACGACAACGTCGTTGGCATCAAACACGGCAGTGGTTGCGCTTCCCGCTTCAACTACCAAGTCGGTGTCAGTGATAGTTACGGTCGTAACCCCGCCGGAGTGCGCAACACCTTGGATTTCGTGGTACGTGCTGTTAGCAGGGTCTGTGAACCCGGCAAGACGGACGCGACGGCCTACGACGAAGTAATCTGTGTAATCACCACCTGAAACAGTAAAGGTCGATGTAGAAGCAACTGCAACATTCACGCCTTTAAAAAAGTCGCGCTCCATTGGGCGCGTCCATGCACCCATGAGAATAGCAGCAATGAATTCGTCTTGTGCGCCTGCACTGAATTCAAAGTTAATGTCGCCACCAGAAGACGCTGCAACTTCCGACATATCCGAAACCATGCGGTCGGAACGAAGTTCGTCAGAGATTGCGGTTTCCTTGTTTGCGGCAAGAGAAGAAGATGTAAGGCGAATTTCTCGTGTGTTTCCGGACGCTGGCGTGGTTCCCCATACGCTCTCTTCAACGACACGGATGCTCGCACGGTTTGCATCAGCGAATGACACTCGGTTAGCCTCCTTGGCTTTTGGAGGCCAACGCCTCTCAAATGGGTAAATCTGGGTTGTTACCTGACGGCACGGCCCCGCCGAGTGTCAGCATGCTGGTCCATAGCTTAGCTATGTGTCACACACACTATCTATTTCAGCTACAAAAGTCAATATTTGCAGCCAAACGGTCAAGCGGTGTGATAATTTGTGACAACGCCTAGGCGTTGTTTACTGGCAGCGTAAAGTCGTAGGAATAAGGAACACGCATTATGCGGCGATAAGTGGTCTTATCCCCCTCTCCAGGAATTACGGTTGGATCGCCAAATGTTAGTTGTCCTTCTGACGGCACGGACAACTCCATTCGTGCAAAAGCATTGGCAGCAGCCTGTGCCAAGTCTTGCGCCCTGCCCGCACCAATGCCACTTGGGGACATAGCGTCTACTTGTATCAAACCAACGTTTCTGGATTTCGCCGTCTTACCCATGCCTACAGGAACAGACTCGTCAGACGCCAATATTGATATCAAAACATAAACAGATTCATCACTTGGTATGTCCACGTTGTCATAGATAACAGAAACGCCAGGATGATTTGTATCCATATACGTCTGGAAGTGCGTCTCGACCGCTGTTGTCATGTTCGGCGTCATTAGATTTTTCCGCTAGCTAGTAGGAGCTTTAACTCCTGCAATGTGACCCCAAACATCCCTGCTGGTGATCGAGGAGTATAAGGATCGCCCGGAAGGCTACCATACTCCAGTCCACCTATGTGTGGAGCGTTGTTGCTGATGAAGTAAGTCTTGTATGGATCGGCAAAACTCACTGACGATAGTGTGGCTAGAGCTACTCTCTCTGCTGGGCCTCTAAGCGTTTCCTGCCCCAGTCGAAGGCGGTTTGTGGCTTCCACCGGTTCCCCCGCTTGTTTAGCCGAACCACCATAAGGAGTTCCAACGGATGCAACGTAGTTCATTACCGCTTGCCCGGTGTGAACCGGAGTTTTTCGAAGCAGTCTAAGCATGCCCTCTGTGACCAGCATAGAGACTCGGTTTCGGAACTTAAGGTGAAACCTTTTTTCGTATGCCTCAAGGCCTTTTATGAATTCATTCGCATTGACAACAACAGACACTACACTGACCGGAATCTCACATGTACTGTATGAAGCGCCGATGCTGGATCAGACATAAGGCGAACTACATCGTAAGTGCTTCCGTCCTCCAACAACACTCGGTCATCTTCTTTTGGGATGGGAGTAAGGTCCAATGCGGCAATCAGTAGTTTTCGGTCTGTTTTTGGCCGCACTTCTCTGTCCATGTCTTCAATGGAAAATCGTGCCAAGACCATGGGAACGTCTGCATGTGAGACAGTAGACGCCTGGGTGCTTCTCGTAACCGGATCATATACGCCTTGAGTAACTTCGATATACGTCTGAGCACGTGCCAGCCCATCACTGTCCGTGCCCAGTGTTCTCATGGCCCCTTGGACCTGACGTTCTATGAGAGACTTGAAACCCATTATCTAATGATCCGAGCAAAGGTGGTTCCATTACCAGAGCCGATGGTACCCAAACCTTTGATCAAATATCCAATGTGACTTGGAACTGCCGGTAGCCGATAACCATCAGCAAATTCCAACTCAATCGTGTCCGCCTTCAATCGTTCGAGGCCATCTTGGTCACGCTCAACGCTTCGGTCGTCAGAAAGCAGGTATCGAGCCATCTCCGCCGTTGCTATTTGCAATTGCCGAGGAATAACGTCGTCTGAAATCTCTATGTCGTCTTGATCTTTGACGCCGCTTCTAGGCCAACGAAGAGCCGATGTTTCTACTGCTTTAGTCCCGAACCACCGTGCACGTTCATCCAAATATCGCGAAGCCCAAGAAAGAAGCCTTTCCTTGTCATCATTGCTCGCAGCCGTCCATTCCGGTCCTGCGTGAATGTTAACGGTAAGGATATCATCGGCGTCCTGAACCGAAACGTACGAAGTTGCATCCGCTACTCCGGACCCGTCTTCAACAGAGAATGAGAATGCCATGCTACCTTACCCTTTCAAACAACGGCATATCCGCCAATACAGACCCTGAGGCGTCGCCCCCATCTGCCCAATGATTTCGGAAAGCCTTTGCCCATTGTCGCGCCTGGCGACTTCTGACGATGTCATCTTCAGTGAATTCAATCACCGAATTACCTTCCATATGATCCATGCGTGCCATCTGCACGACTTCAGCCAGTCCGCTGTTTGGAATCCTGGCTTGATGGATGTCGCCTGCCAGTACCATCCGCAGGTTTTCGCCTTGACGTGTGAGCGTGATGTACAAATCATCCAAATCCAAGTTCTCTGCTTCATCTACAATGCAAGCTGCATCTTTGAAGGTACGGCCTTGGATGAACTCGAATGGGACCTCTTCAAAAACCTTTCCGTTCTTCAGTTGTTGAAAAGTTTGAGAACCCATCGCATCAGAGAGGCCTTCAAAAATCGGAACCAGCCAGGGAGCGGTTTTCTCTTCAGCACTTCCCGGCAAGAAGCCATTTCTGTGTTTGGCTTTGGAAACATTCGGTCTTGCAATATAGACCTTGGAAATCTCACCAGCGGCAGCCATCTCGCCATATATTCGGGAAGGGACATACGTTTTCCCTGCCCCAGCAGGCCCAATAGCTATAGTGAGTTCGCTGTTTTTTATGCTGTTTATGTACAGCGATTGACGATCAGTCCTTGGCTCTAGAGGTTTGGGGTTTCTTTTGTCCTGCTTAGCCCTCCGAGCCTCTTTTCGTTGTTGGCGTCGAATTGCTTTCGCACTCTTTCCTTCAGTAGCTTCCGATGGTTCTTCCAAGAACCCATCCGCTACAAGGATATCATCGTTCATGATGACTTCCATCTATATAGTGGTTGTTGTTACTGGCCTACCGTAAATATAGTGCCCATATGAGGCGCTATCGAGATTATGGCAGCCACCGCCGCAGCCGTTGAACCTACGAAAATGACTGTTCGCATGATGGATTTAGGACCATCCCAACGAGAACTGGCAACCTTACGACTGATGTCATTCTCAGAAATCAACTCATCCAAGTCAGTTCGCACATCTGTAACTTTTTCGATGATTGAGTCGATGCTCTTTTGCATTGCATCCCGGTGCGTTTGGGTACCTGTTACAGCCTCGGTCAATGCTGCAATAGAGGCTTGTGTTTGAGAGAGAACAGCGCGTGTTTCCTGATCACGCTGTTCGAACAATCGTTGCGTTTCTCTATCTCTCTCCTCCTGAGATTTTCGAATGTCGCGCAACTCGGAGAGCACAAACTGCCCCACAAAGTCACGACCATCCGTATTTTCAAAGTTGCTCATAGTCTACCTCTCTTGATAGACTATTCGTCGTCAACTTCTTCGGAATCTTCAACGACCTCTTCATCAAAGGACCAGTCACTTCCTTCGTCCGGGTCTTCGAAAACAGGAGCGTTTTGAGTCCATCCAAAATTGAGGATTAACTCATCGGCTTTCTGACGAGTTACTTCGACCATTTCACCATCTGGTGCGTAAATTTTAACATACATGACACATCTCCCGTAATGGTCGTATTATTGATTTTTGTATAGCACAAAACTGGCAAAATGTCACGATGACCACCAGAACGGTCACCCATGAAAAAAGCCGCCCAAATGGGCGGCGTAGTTTGCAGACATTAGGGTGTGCTGGGTAACTTTATGCGGCCTTATCAAGCTCGATAATGCGAGCCACCAACGTTTCTTTACCAGTCTTATGATGAACCTTTTCTTCGAACTGATCTGCTGCGAAATGGCGCAGCGATTCCACGTCAAAGGTGTTCAAGTATTCTTCTATTGTTGCATAGCCATTTTCGAATGCCATTTGCTCGACCAACGTTTTCTGTTCGTCGGCTTCGGTTGAGCTAGACTGTTCGGCTTGGCCTGATTGTTCATCTGAAGCATCTTCATCAACTGGCGGTTCATCCGTAGCGCTACCCATTTTGTAGCCTTTTGCAAGGCCAACCAGTTCTTGGGCATTGAGGATCGATGTTTCAAAGGTACTACCATCTGGTCCGGTGACGATAGTTGTTTGGGTTGCGGCGTTTGTAATTGGTTGCACGGGGATTCTCCGTCAGGGGGAAAGGGAAAAAGGGCGGCAATAGCCGCCCCCGATCAAATTTGGTTTAAGCTGAGATCAGCCAAGCGGAGAACGTGATGCTCTCGTTGCTCGTTGGTGTGTCACCGAACGCCAGGTTCAATTCCACCTCAACATAGTTCGCGTCCAACTTTTCGATGGTCGCTGCGTCCAGGGACAGAACGAATTGTCCAGGAGAGTCGCAGTTAATTGGACCTGCTACTACAGTAGATGCCGAACCTGCGGCGCCTACTTCAACGGAGAAGTTGTACTCTTCCGTTGCTGGAGTGTCTGCCGTCTCAACGACGATGACCACTTCGTAGCCTTCTGCGCCGAGCTTGTTTTTCAGATCACCACGTGCAGTGGTCATTTTGTCTAGAGTTACGACGCCAATTGCGCCTGCGGAAGTTACCGCCGCCGACCCCGGCGCGCGGAACTTGGTTGCTTCATCATAGATGCGGTTTACTTCGGAACGAGCCATTTCGGATATTTTTCCTTGAGCTTGAAGGGGTGGAGGGGTGAGTTGGGGGCTGTTTAACCCCCATCAATTACTTGACGACTGCGGCGTTCGCGATGCCGCGAAGGCGTGCTGCAGAACGACCGTGCAGAGCGGCCATTCCAACAAGCCATTCAACGCGTGTCAGCATCGCAGGCTTGCTTTCCATCTCGCCGAGGTCGTTAACCTCCATGGTTCCGTTCTGAAGGCCAACAACACCTTCGTCGCCGAACTTGACACAGTAGATGGATGTTGCAGTTGCGGTGGCACCACCGGAACCGACTTCGTTGAAGGAGATCACTTGCTCGTCCTGACCGTTATAGTCGGTTACGAGGATAGGAAGTCCGTCAAACATTGTGACACGACGACCGAACTCGTCCTTGTCGTATGCGATGTAACCACCGATTGTTGTATCGGTAGCAGCCGCAGAAAGAAGGTTGCGCATCTTCTTTGACATGATCAGGTGAGTTGGTTCGTCCACCTGGTCGATAAGGTCACGAAGAAGACCAACAGACAGTGCGTCGCCGCCGTCTGTGCTACCTGCGTCCATAAGCTGATCGCCTGTGATGCGCTTGCGGAGACCATCGAATTCAAGTGCGTTCGATGTGGAGTCACCGTTGATGATCTTGTCACCAAGCTTCAGAGCCAGAGACTTGACCTGCATCAGTTCGTTGCGAGAGCGTACATCGTCGCCCTGCATTTTCAAGATTGCCTTGTCGACAACCAGTTCGCCACCGGAGATGCGCAGAGTTTCTGTCTGCGGGTTAACGATTCCATGTGTTGGTGTGTAGGACTGGTTTACACCACGGAACGCTACACCTGGTAGAACGCCTTCACGGTTGTAAACATATGCACCGCCTGGAACGTCGATAAACGGCGTCGCGCGCAGCAAGTCCGAGGAACGAGCGAAGTGCTCGATAATTGTGTTGCGAAGCACTTCACCGTTATTGTGCTTTGCGGCTTCCAAAAGGGTAATCACGTCGATTTCTCCCAAAAATAGAGGTTGCTTCAGTTGGTTCGGAGTGGGCTGTGAGGCAGGCTCCCCGAGCCTGAAGCACGTCGACGGCTCAGCCCTTGCTGCCGCAGACATTGCGTCTTGACACTTTAGCTTGCACCGCAGGCAATTGTGTCAGTATTTGTGACACCTAAGGGCGCAAAATAAGCGCCCTAAGGTTAATTCAGTTATGCAAGCCCGTGTTTACGGGCGTAGTTGATGCGCTGTTGTGGAGACATCGCCTCCAATTCAGCCTGTGTGATCCGTCCGGCGAGCTTTTGGTCATTACCTGCCGCACCACCGCCTTGTGATCCTTTGAACAAGAAATCGTTGTCTTCACGATACTTGATTAACCATTCCTTCATGGTCATCGGGTTGATCCCGTCTGACCCGTATAGGATTGTTCCATCGCCTGATTTCGGAACAATCTTGCCTTCCTCCACGCGGAACACAGCCTGTGCTTCGTTCAAGACATGGGTTACAGCTTTTTCAAGCATGGCCACATCTGGATCACCTGCTACCAAACGAAGAGCGTTTTCGACCTTCATTCGGTCTGCAGCTTCTTCGGCTGATCGTGCTCGCTCTGCGTGAGCGTCTCGGTCTTTCGCCATTGCGGCGAGTTGTTCTTTAATTTGCTTCTGCGCATCAGCAACACGCTGATTTGCAGCTTCTTCGAGTGATGTGCTCTCGATTAGATTGCCATCCTCGACCCGTTGTTTCGTTTCGCGAAGCGAGGTCAACATACTCGCGAAATCATCGAGTTTTCCGTTTTCGAAGTCCTCTAAGGATACTCCGGTAACCTGCTCGTAGGCGGTCATTTTTGCGACCAGATTGTCGCGCTCTTGTACCACCTTGATATTGTTGTCTCTGAACTCCGCAATTTTTACCTGCGGTGCTACCTTTACTGTGAACTGACCATCATCCCCTTCCGATACTGCTTCCCGAAGGTCCTCAGGAACGTCCGCAAGAGTCGGATATGTAAGCGTTGCCATACTGCGTGTACTACTACCTTGCCCCGCAAGGTGTCCTTATGCTGAAGAAAAACTGCATCCCCGATGCAATGCGAGAGCGGATACCCTCTGGCGGAGCTTCTGCAACAAAGTAGCTCCATTGACAGCATCAATAACCAAACGCAGATAAAATGTCAAGTATACTGACGGTTCGGTCGGTAATGCAAGCAAAAATGTCTTAGCGAGTCACAAAAACTCCGGATCGTCTAACAATTGAAAGTACGTATCGGAATGCATTGAAGCGTGCTGTTCTGCTGCCTCCGCACCCACAAGGATAGCCAATTCATCTAAAGTTATGGAACCTGAGTCGTAATCTTCGAAAGCCTCCAGAACATCTGAATCCAACTCATCGAAATCCGCAAAGTCCGGGTTCAACCCATACCTGACCTTCATAAAGCGTCGCCTCGAAGGGTGCTTGCTTGCGCCGCGCAGTCTGTATGTGAACACATTTCTGTTTCAGAAACGCGCCCGCATCTTACACAGGACAGGCCCATATAGGCCAACCCCGATACGGGCCTGGATACAACCTTCTTCAATTGGCGCATTTCATATACAAGTTCATGAAAAACAGACGCTTGAATGGCAGGCATTTTATCTTCCCCTCGCTTGTGCCGAACGTAGATCAGTTACTTGTCGAGGGATTGATGGATCATCCGGATCATTTGCAGCCGGTTGAACTTCCTGAGGTCCGTTTTTCTGAATCTGGTTGATGTATTCAAACATCGTCTCTGCGTCCGGGAAGTTGTTCATTCTTGCCAGAACGTCCACAACATTAGGGAACTGCTTAGAGTCTTCCAGAAGCCTCTTAAACTCGTCCAACTCCATCCAATCTGGAACAACCTCGGCGCGGCGAAGGTACTCATAGAGAACGTCTACTGGAATTGCACCATCGGCATACATTTGATGGATCGCCCGGAACTCGCGAGCACCAACATTCCGGATCAAGAAGTCCCGGTTTACTTCAAACTCTATGTTATCGATTGAATCTACAGACTCGTTGTTCCAGTCTGCCCACCATTTCATTGTTTGGGTAAAACCCTCATCCGTGGTGTCAGAGAGATTTTGGAGCAGCGTTTGTTCGTTGGACTCTTTCAAACGCAACGCGTTATCAGATTCAGCGGCTCCACGAGAGTGTCCAGGCATCATACGTCCGCCGATTGCAGATATCTGGGACTCTTTCTGATCCAGTGCGTTCTCTAGCGTTCTAAGCCCATGACCATTGAATTCGAGAATTGCGGCCTTACCGTCTTTGCCCAATTCCCAAACAACATCAGGTCCAACATAGTACTCGCCTGTGCTGTCATCAGCGACACCGCTGGAAACAGTGTAAACGGGATTGGCAGTGTAGAAGCGTCCTTGCTCAAGCTGAGCGTACGACAAGTAGTGACTCAAGTTGAGTGTTACGATGTCGAGTATAGGTGGTTTCTGAACATCAGGATGGTTCGTGAACGGTCCAAGAATGACAAAAGGAATGTAATCTAATTTTTGACCACGAACGGTCGGAACCAATATATCGTCGGGCGCTGCGTCTACGTCTACTGTGCCCGTTAGTTCACGGTCTTCGTATATGTGCTGTTCGTATACATAGGTGCCGTCCGCTACAGGCATAAGACGAAGAACTCGGTAACGAACCTTGAACTCATGCATCGTTGCCGCAAAGCTATCATCATACGATATCTCTCGAAGGATAACGCGAGAGAAGCGCCACTCGCCTCCCACTTCAGTCATCTTCCAGTCAATGATGTTCTCTGCGGTGTACGTGGCGACGTAAGCCCCTCCTCGCCCCGAAGGAGCCGCATCTACAAGCATGCCAAATCGCCCGACAGACAAAACTTCTTTCGCAGCAGTTTTGGCAGTCAGGTGCAAAGACATCCCGTCTTTGGAGAATTTCTTGGATCGACGCATAAGCGCTTTAGACAGACCAGTGACCTTTGGATTGCGCCGAAACATTGTTCCGTACAGAGCGCTTAGGGTCTTGGCTGTCATGTTAAAGAAAACGGCGCGATGCAGGTACGAAAGGTACTGCTTGTCGTCGTGTCCTTGGAGTTTGGGCAAATATGTTTGCCCTTTCCGCTTGATTTCAATCTCTCCGATCTCAGCGTCCCGGATCATCTGCCACACCGGGGACCAGTAGACATAGTCAGGATGCACGGCTGGAGAGGACGCGTACACGGCGTCGGCAATGGCTTTCGCCTTCGGATTAAGTACTGTTGTCACGGATAAAGGTCGCCCTAACGGCAGATTTGAGGACAGCCACAAGGCCTATGTAATCTTCTCAAAATCTACTGGATAGGGGGGCGGATGTCAATATTTGTGACAATTTGGGTAGCGACGTCAACCTTTGTGACGCCGCTCCACGTGATTATCTATGCGATCATTTGATCGAGTCCGAACTGCGTATTTGCTGAATACATCACCAACATGTTCGTCTCTTCCGCATTCAATCGCTCAGCAAGCTGCACAAAAATTTTTCCGTCCATCTGTGCTGCCCCTGCACTTTCATAGACCTTGCGGCACACATTTGCTGTTGAAGAAAGTCGACCAAAGGGTGTACTTTTTTCCAGTGTGTATTGGACGTTTTGATTTCCTTCAGAATCCTGCGTTTCAGTGCGTACGAACTCTGTTGAAAGAAGCACAGTTGTAGTCAAGTTAGTCACTAAGGAACTCCATACCTAATCCAAAGAACCCACCAGCACGCAGGATGTCTGAAAAATCCCCCTGAGAAAGACCATCTTTCTCAATCAAAATCCCCCAGACAAGTTTTACCTATCTCCGATTGATTCCTTTATGCTGCGATGCGCGAAAATGGTCAACTATAAATAGGTATTGCTTGGATATATCCAAAGTGCTACAACCTTGGCATGGATAGAAATGTATTATTGAGATGGGAGTCTATCTTCCGAACGAAGGGAGTCTCCAACACAACAGTTAGCCGTGCTTGCGGGAAGGAAGACGGTTACTTTTCACAGATTTTTTCAAAAGCGCGTAACTCAAACGCAAGGGTTCCTACGCCCAGTGCGACGACACTAAAGATAGTATCAGAGGTAACAGGAAGCTCTATGGAAGAGCTTATGTCCGGTTCTGGTACTGTGTCAGTCTCATCGCATCTGCAGCCGAAGGGAGGCATGGTCGAGGAACAAACCACAAAGATCATTCAGGAGATTCTTGGAATCGTTCAAACACGGTTATCTGTGCAAGGCAGCCGTCCCGGCCCTGGAGATGTTATTTCTTGGTGGTATTCGACTAGAGGACTGTTACTCGGAGACAACAAGGTAGAACAAGCATTCGATTGGATTGGTATTCCAAAGGAGAAAGACGAAACAGTTGTGCCTATGCGAATGGGTCCTCTAAGCATGGCTTCGATGGAGTTAAACTCAACTGACACGAACGACTTTCGTTCCCGTGTGATCGACAAGATGACTGCCAATGATCAACGAGAGTTGGCGAAAACATACTATGTTGCGTCTTTGTCTGAGGTACCGGTGTTCAGCCAACCTCTGAGAGCAACAATCGCCTCAGACTATGACCTGGACATCACTCATGGTGTGGATTTCATGCGTATACAATTGCCTGGTCACACACCAAATGGAAACAGGTTCATCCTTAGCTATTGCTTTCCGATTTAGGAAATTCGTCTTTGTGAGTGAAGAAATGGTCACCGGCAGATGCCAAGTCTGCCGGTCGAGAAATGACCAAACACTCTTCTTCGCCTCTATCAGAGACGTCTACCAACCATTGCACAGAGCCATGCGTCTGATTGGAGAAACCATACCACGGGCTTCTGTGGATGCCTTTGTTACGTATGAATCCGTATAGGTAATCAGGTCGCCACTTCATCACACAAAGATACTGCATGTAAAACAACAGTGCCGAAGTGTTTACTCGACCACGCTGCCAATTCTTATCTAGATAAAGCTCACCCAGATAAACAACAGTGCCTCTCACCTCGTATGCGATCTCGACACGTACTTCTACAGCGTCTCGTACGCCACCGCCGTAAATGCGTTTGTACGTCGACTTGATATGATCAGCCAATGTGCCTTTACCAAGGTCAACATAACGTGCCGCGACACCTCCGATAACATTTCCGTCAGGATCGCTTAAGATAAGCCCGAAAGCATGCCCCTTGGGTATCTCCTGCCACCTTGGGGACAACATCGGGTAGTTTTCTTTCTTCCCGATGTCTCGGAGAGATGCCTCAAACAACTCAATATCTTCTGTGGCACGTACAGATAGGCCTTGGCGCGCCACTCTCGATAGCGCGAGTAGACCTAACTTCGATATACTGTCTTCCAGCATTATGCCGACCTTACTGCTCGGTTAACACAATAGCAGCTAAGGATGTTTTAATGAACAACTACATGTAGTGTTTTGATGTTATATCGTTGATCATGGATAGCCGCCAACTTACTGCACCACGAAGGATGTGCGTGTGTGATCGCACGAAGTGCCGTGGCGTTGCCTACAGACTGCCGAAATCTAAGTGATTCCGATAGCCAGTAAATCTATTCTGAAAACACAAATGGCGGAGGGCGGAGGTCTCGATCCCCAGGCTCGTTGGCCCCAATCGCTTTCCAAGCGATGCTGATCACCTGATCAGTTCACCGTCCATTTTTTGTTGGCCTTAAGCCGCTCTACGGCGGTTGAAGCCTTGTCTAACGCCATGGTCTGCAGCGTACGAAGCTGCGAAAGCATCAGGCTTAACCCTTACAGGTCGTCCCGTAGAGCCGAGTACAATGCCTCTGGCAGCCCCTAGAGCGCAGTTTGATCCGTGCTTAGGGTCCGCGTTGATGTCCAAGTGTACTTCAACATCTCGGTCGATGAGTTCTTCCTCAAGCTGCTCGTATGCTTCAACAGCTTTATAGGCTTCGTTCATCATTCGGAGGGCTGGTCGATCCTCTCTTTGGTCATAGTCTCTCAAAACTTCGGTATCACAGAACACACGACAACCGTTCGAGTTGTTGATATGCACAACGACCGCCGTTGTATAAGACGCGAACCATTCATCCTGCTTGTTGCGATGACGCGAGCTATCGCACCCGATATACACCTTGGACTCCATCGAGACCGATGTCAGGTACTCTTTGATTTCTTGTACTTTCTTTTCTCGCAACATCACAAAACTCCTTTCAATGATGTAGGCACAAGTCCTGAAGTTCGTGGACTGGGTTTGTGATCCGGCATGGCGTGAAAACGTATGCACATGTCACCAGACTGATTAGGTGAACGGCCTCCCCGTCTTTGACCGGATAAGTTGGATCGCGAACCAGTCCAGCCACAAAACCTTCTCGGTAAGCGCAGTCTGAGGCCACTCTCGCAATATCTTCTTCATTACCTCCACCTAGTACGATGGTTGTCCCAAAACCCTCTGCTTGTTTTGCCCAGTCACCAAATTCTGAAAGCTTGGAATACTCGTGAACGAATTGATTTGCTGCGTGGGCTGCTTGCGCCATCCCCTTACCTGGATTCATAGATTCGAGATCAGTGCGCATCAAAATGTAGAGAGTTGGTTCACTCATGTTGAACTCCTTCGGTGTCGGTATGGCAGAAGGCGGAGGTCTCGATCCCCAGACTCGAAAGTCCGCATCGCTTTCGAAGCGAGCCTCAGTACCTACTGAGTTCACCTTCCATCGGCAGGAAAATTAATGATTTGCGGAGCATACATGTCCGCTTCTCTTACAAGCGTATTCACCGCCTCAGTAAGGCGGCGAATATCATTCAAATTCCCTGCATCGATGCCGCATATCGCTAGCTCGTGCAGGCGGGCTGTAACCAATGAAAGGTCGCCCTCAATGTCATACCGTTTACGCATTGTGTCGCGGAGCCGAGCGGCTCGACGCTAGCAATTCTTACATGCCATTTCTGGAACGATTCGACAAGAACATAGAGCGAACATTACTGTGGATAACTTGGTGCTGTCGACTGGTTTCGAACCAATGACCTCGTCCATACCAAGAACGCGCTCTAACCACCTGAGCTACGACAGCAAAAGGCCCTGCCCGCTTTCAGCCGGGCGGCTTAGCCTTCTACAACTCAGAAGGTACCCAATTGGCATGAGTGGAGGGATTCGAACCCCCGACACGCGGTTTTGGAGACCGCTGCTCTACCCCTGAGCTACACTCATATGAAAATGGTACTCCCGGTAGGATTCGAACCCACGACGCCCGGTGTAGAAGACCGGCGCTCTGTCCACTGAGCTACGGAAGCGTATTCGCTGATATATTTGAATGTATCAAAATGATGGTTAGATATGTAACCATATATCAAAAGGGAGAAGAAACGGTGAGAAACACGGTTATCGCATCCATATCGGGAGTTCTTTTTGGGTTTCCCGTCTACGCTGACGAAGTGCAGATTAACTGTGCCGATCTCGTCAATGTTGCTGAACAGATCATGGTAACACGTCAGTCAATGCATCCCAAAGAAGATGTTATGAAGTCGGTGTCCATCCAATCTGGTGGAGACGACCTTAGAGAAACTATTCTTCGCACTGTCGTCCACGTAGCTTACAATCAACCCGTTCTATTCGTAGATTCCGAGAAAAAAGAACTAACGGATTCATTTCGAAAATACATCGGTGAGTTCTGTTTAGAGAAGAACGAAACAGGTTGGTGAACCGGGAGGGATTTGAACCCCCGACGCGAAGATTAAAAGTCAACCGCTCTGACCAACTGAGCTACCGGTCCAAGATTTGGCAGACAGCAGAGGACTCGAACCCCACACACGAATGTGCGCTCCGCTTTCAAGGCGGTCCCGGGGACCTCCCCAGTTTACTGTCCATGGCGGAAAGAGGAGGTCTCGATCCCCAGACCCTAAAGTCCGATCTGGTTAGCAACCAGTCCCCAGCACCCGCTGAGTTCACTTTCCATTGATTGGTATGGGAAGCGGGGATCGAACCCGCACGCCGCTAAGGACACCAGAATTTGAACCTGGCGCGTCTACCATTTCGCCACTCCCACATGTTTTGGTGCTGTCACGAGGGATCGAACCCCGGGCCTTCGAATTACAAGTTCGCTGCTCTACCAACTGAGCTATGACAGCATTTCCTTGGTGGTCCCGGCAGGGATCGAACCTGCGACCAAAGCGTTATGAGCGCCCCGCTCTACCACTGAGCTACAGGACCATGGTACGGTCGGCGGGGGTCGAACCCGCAGATGTACAGGGTTTAAGCCTGCTGCGTTTACCATTTCGCCACGACCGCAAAATAATGGTACGGATGAGAGGGGTCGAACCTCCACGTCACGAGGGACACTAGGACCTAAGCCTAGCGCGTCTGCCAATTCCGCCACATCCGCAAAAAACCTGGTTGTGGCGGTGGGTCACGATCCCACGACCTCCGAGTTATCGGCTCGGCGCTCTACCAACTGAGCTACGCCACAAAAATGTGGCTCTTACCGTGGAACCACGCGAGGATGTTACGGTCCTACCCGAGCCTGAGGGGCTACCTATCCATCCCGTCATAGCCAATCGTGCCTTGGCTCAAGGAGGAACTCGAAGTCGACTAAGTCGACTTATTTTGTTGGAGCGGACGATGAGGATCGAACTCACGCACACGGGGTGGAAACCCGATGCTCTACCACTGAGCTACGCCCGCGAAAGGTTGGTTGGGATGGGAGGATTCGAACCGCCGATCAGAGGACCAAAGCCTCTTGCCTTACCACTTGGCTACATCCCAACAGATAGTTGGAGCGGACTGCGGGTTACGATCCCGCTACCTCCACCTTGGCAAGGTGGCGCTCTACCGATTGAGCTAAGCCCGCATATTAATGGTGGCCCTCAGGGAAGGAGTCGAACCTTCGTAAGCGAGCTTCGCAAGCTCACCACCAGTTCCGCTGGCCCAAGGATGTTATTTGTTCGTTGCTGACGTCCCACGCCGCAAGAACGCTGTCTACAAATGCATCGTCGCAGAGATGTCTCATGCGGATTTCAATGACGTCATAATCGTGTTCTGGAACGTCAAGAGATATGTCGATGATTTCCCAGCCCTTTACGCGATCTTCTTCGTCATCGTTGTGCGAGAATTTGATTTCTTTCCAAATACCGAAATCATCTCCCCTTACACCCAGGCGAACGAGTTCGCATGTTGTTTGACGAAAACTGGCTACAAAGTCGTACCCACTATCTGTCTGTTCAAAGGATTTTACGGCAGCATTCTCATAAGGCTTTGCGGCAGGGAATGTGCTTTGTCCTTGGAGGTATCCAAAACCCAAAACTGTTCCCAACGTCACCGCCACACTAAACTGCGTAAATCCAAAGGTCATAAGTCCTCCACGTCGATTACAGGGATACCCTTGTCTACCGCCTGTTTAATCATATTGTTGGTCCCTCGACCTCCGCTGAAAGCAATAACCAGATAAGGCTTTGCGAACTCTAACATTCTGCCGTTTCGAATTGGTCCAGCATCTGGTCCTTCAACGTCCCGCAGTGCTTCCATTGCCACAGGCGGAACGCCCCGTTTCTTGGCCCATCGATGGGACATTTGATCAGCGCCACTTTGATCACCGTGAACTAAGTAGCTAAACGGTTGCTGTGCATGGACACGATCAAGAACGGCCCACATTTCACGTTGATTTCGGTAGTCTCGATCACCAGTGATCAGAACAATCATGGCCTCCCTCCGCGTTTTGTGGCGACCCTAGGGGGAATCGAACCCACCCTCACCCGGTAGACAGCCGGGTCGCATCACCAGACGCGCGTAGGGCCTATTTCTTCTTACCTTTGCCGTAGCCTTTGCCTTTCCTGGGCATAGACATACTCCTGTCGTTACAATTCATTGGAACTGGCCGAGGGACTCGAACCCTTCTATGTGTGGTCCACAACCACACGTGTACACCTGCAACACTTGACCAGCATATTGGAAGTCTGGACGGGACTCGAACCCGTACTCTGAGGTTTAAGAGGCTTCGGATTTGCAATCCGACACGTTACCGTTCCGTCACCAGACTATATAGCCACATCGTCGGCTAAAATTCCGTATTTCTTCAGCAAAAAGTCACTGACATTCTTTTCATCTATGCAGAAAAGATCGAAGGACATCTTGTTGTCCCACACCGGTCCAATCTGTCTCCGAATATTTTCAATGGCTTGGAACTGGATGAGACGAGAATCTTTGACTTCCGTTGCACGCTTTTCGCATTCTTTCACCACTTGGTAGGTGTTTTTGGTGTCCTCGATGGTTGTGCAATATTGCGTAACATCACCATCAATAATGGCACAAAATGCGATAATAGGTACAAGCATCGGAGTCCCGTTTCTTACTGTGGAGAACCGGGTGGGGGTTGAACCCACGACACAGGGATTAAGAGTCCCCCGCTCTACCGCTGAGCTACCGGTCCATCAAAGGTTTCGTTCCAGGGATACAAGCATGTATCCATGTCCTGTCGTCTTAGGCCCAACAACGTCCCAACCCATCTTCTGAAGCCTTTTGCGAGCTTGTTGGATTGTTTGAATAACCACATCGCCACCACCAATAGGTGGCTCGTCTCCGTGGTCAGGGTAAGCGGACAAGATGAGTTCATCTTTTGTCGCTGCCCGATGTTCTCTGCGACACTGTATCAAGCACGCCAGAATCTTAGCCATGACCCCGCGAAAGCTAGCTATAAGCCATTCAGGAGAGTGCCGTATGGGATTTGGTCTTCCACACGTCGGACAGAAAGCGGTTTCTTTCTTTGACATTTTATGTGACGCCAGGCCTCATTTGTTAGTAAAACAATACATGAACACCCAAAGTGTGTCAATATTACTTACATCACAAGGCAAAAATAATGTGAGAGGTTTTTCAGGCGCACACCTCTCACGAAAACGCCACCGAAACGCACTTGTAGGGGTACTACACATGCGAATGCCATGTTGATAGGCCTCTACAGGCCGTTAGTCAAGATTTCGTCAAAGACGTAAACCAGGTCCACGCCTTCTTCACAACTGCGTGGATCGCAGCTTGGTAAGGGGTTGGGATGAAAGTGCCGACAGCGACACCGATAAGAAACGTTACCATGAGGCACTCCTTTTGAATTGGCTCGGGAGGAGGGTTTCGAACCCCCGACACAACGGTTAACAGCCGTTTGCTCTACCAACTGAGCTACACCCGAATGATGATGGTGGAAGACCGGGGAATCGAACCCCGTGACGCCAATCTTGCAAGGATCAGCCGCTACCCATAGACGTCCCCCAAGAAACTTGGAGAAAACTAGGTTTTCTAGATTGTTTGGTGGGGCCTACTGGGATCGAACCAGTGACCTCTTGCGTGTCGAGCAAGCGCTGCTACCGCTGAGCTAAGGCCCCATCTGTTTGGTACCCGGAGGTGGGATCGAACCACCGCTGTCACGACGTGTAAGGACGCCGCTCTACCACTGAGCTACCCGGGTAAATTATGCTGCTTCTGTCACCCTCTCACGGTATGCCAATCGCATGTATCGACTAACAAAGTGAGGATATGGACCCACATTTCGACCGAAGTGCTCTGGTGCATCAGTGATCTCTCGTGCGTTCTTCGCGAACAGGTGCCACTGGCAATTGTCTTTTCCGGTATGTTTGGTTCCAGGCATCCACTTCAGGCGTCCAACAGACACGGTTGCCACCAATCTCGACATGTAAGGACCCGCTTGGACTGTCTGGACCCAGTCACTGTCAAACAACAACCAGGTAGGCCGCAGGTTAGAAAATACCTCGATCAATTCGTGCAGCAGATACCCGGACTTCTTAGATCGATCCCAAGGCGGGTTCGTAATTATCAAGTCCGCATCAAAGAGGTGCTCAGGACCAAGGTTTCTGGCATCCATTCGCTTGATAGAAGCGATCTCTGGTTCAATATCTGACATGTGGGTGCAGCGAGAACGCCCACCAGATTGATGGAGAAAATGTGCAACAAGCCCACCTTGCGCAGCACACGGCTCAACGTAGTGGAAGATGCCGGTTGGCAAAAAGCGAATAAGAGGTGTGGCACCCTCAGCCGGGGTCATGTACTTGTCCTTCTCGATACGAATAAAGTCAGAACGTTTGGACATCACACCTCCTTGTTAAATCTCACTAGCGGCGCTTCCTTAGCCCAGGGGTTCGGAGCGGCCTTCACAGGCCTCGTGAGTTACGGTGTCGCCGCTGACACCGCCGCCGAAAGAAGAGCTATGTGCTTGCGGCAAACGCTCTCCTGATGCCCTTTGCGAATTGGTGTGCAGAGAGGGACTCGAACCCCCGACGCCAGAAACTTCAATCCCGCGCTCTACCAACTGAGCTACCTGCACGTGAAAACTGGTGGGTAGGTGCTAGAATCGAACTGCGCCCGCATTACACGGAACGGGGTTACAACCCGCATGCCGCGACCAGCGGCTGAACCTACCCATAGGACGGTGTTGCAGCACCGCCGTACCCACGCCTACCGGGTGCGGGACCGCGTGGATGGCCCCTCCTAATGCCCGGCTCACTCCTAGGGTCTCACGGACCGCGAACTGTAGATGCAACTCAGTCGGCGTTGGTACTTCCCCGTCGGATGGCACATCCTTCTAACCGCGTGCCAAAGGCCTATTGTTCTTGAATAATGTTACTTTCGTATGCAGAAACGACCTGCTGTTCATGCGCAGCATAAACAAACTCATCGATCCACTTGTGATCGGCGTGGCTTCGAAAGTGTTTCGCTGGGTCTATTCCTTCGAGTTCAAGTAAAGACTCGTCAAAACGGTTCAAAACCTCATCAAGAGAAATAACACCGTTTCGAATATCAAGGTAATACGGAGCGTGTCGGCAAGGAAAGACAAGGTTACCTGTCGAAAACAACTCTATGCCTTCGTGTACGATCCGTTGAGCATGATACATGCCTTTCCAGTCCGCTCCATCCTCTACAGCCGCTTCGGCTCGATGGCTCGCGTTCTTCAAAGGCTTTTCGTAGACTTTCAGCGCTTCTGACACAGTAGAAGTGATCGGTGTTTGCCTCCCGTGAACACAAATGTGCGGCATCGCGTAAAAACTGCCGTTTTGATCGCGAATTTGCCGATCATGCACTCGAATTCCTTCAAATTCCCACAACACAGGGCTGAGATTGAGGTCTCTGATCCGGGCTGAAGCATCCTGGGACTTCAGGAATTCAATTATTGCTTTCAGCGCTTTCAGACGTTCTCCTCGAACGCTGTACCTCATGGCCTGCGCCTTGGCGTATCCAAGAAAGCTCTGCTTGTTGCTGTTGAGAATTCTCATCCGATTTTGATAGATTTCGTTCCAAATATACCATCCGAACGTTCCATCATCGGGAAAATCTTCTAGACGATATGAAAACAAAATTTCGATGGCATTGGTTTCCATACTCGCAAGATTTTTGAGGTACTTTTGAAGCGGAAAAGACGTCTCATCAACATCATCGGCTGAGTTCTTCCGATCCTTACCTCCAGTGCTCTTATCACTCACTTTGTTCGCTGTTCCCAACAGGATTGAACGCGCATCTGGCAGATGAACCGACTTGTAATCGCGATCTGACGAAGGCGTTGATGCACCAAACAAGAAAGAACCAGCGGTTGTCCGGTAGATTTGGGTATTCATGTCGGAGACCTTTCCTGCTATCGCAATCCAGTCTCAAGAAACTGGATGAAACTCATGGCTAACAAATCAATCGACATTTCCTCTCTCGACATCGGCGAACTGGACGAACTGACCCAGGCAATCGCCGACAAGAAGAAAGCTCTTGCGATGCAAGAACTCGAAAAAGCCGAGAACTATGTGAACGAACTTCGTGTAGCCATCGGCCTCAAGAAGCGTCCTCTTTCCAAACTGCCAAGTTCCAAAGGCCGTAAGGGTAAGAAGTAAATCTGCCGGTAACGGCTCCGGCTCCACATTTCGCTGCGGACGGTTTCGGAGTTATACTACGTGCGCGGCCCGTTCACTAAGTTCTCTCACGGAGCCGGAGAGACGAGGCGGCAAGTCAAGGATGGCCCTACCAACGGGGCCACCACCGCTTCTCGTTCGAAAAGGTGTGTGATACCTATTTGTAACCCGCTAAGTCACACGCCCGGCGGCGAGTTGGGTTTCCAATATTCTTGTCGTTCAACTGGGTATGCGGTTACCTGCGTCAAACGCGGTTTCGGCGATACCGAAGATGATGCACCACTCATATTGTGTGGGGAACTCAACCCTCTAGAGAAACTGGTCCGACGTTTCTGTTTCTAGGCACGCCGGGAAGCCCAATGGAGGGAAGCTTTCAGGCAGCGTAACGACAAGCGTTAGGCTGCAAGTGCCATCTCCGATGGTGCTGCGTTTACATTTGCAACTATGGTTTTTGAACCGATAACGGTGGTTTCTCACCGACACGCCACTTTCCCTTCAAACCCTGTCGATCCTATATCGGCCCCATCAAGTACACACTGTAGATTTTTCCGCGAACAAACGAGAGGCATGCATCGTCTCGCGTGTCTTTCCAAGGCAGTTTTGAGAACAGTGTGCACGTGGTGGAGCCGCCGGGTACCGCCCCCGGGTCCAGAAATCATCCAAGCTCCGTAGATATACGTGCGTTTTATCCCCGAAGGGATCAGACACAGGCCAAACGTTCCATCGTTTGTGCCGTAGTGTTTTCGTTCCACTTACGCATATAGCGCATGAACAAGAGTGCTTTGTCTTTGGCGTGAAAAGTTGCTGTTCCCGCATCGCTGACCGGTACTGGAAACTGTTCACCAAACTCAGTTTTATACCAAAGGTCTCCATCAGCATAATGAGAGAAAACCACTTTTCTGCCGCCTGTGACGGCGCGCTTGATGTCGATCATAGATGATTTCCTCACTGATACGTTGTGTCGAAGTTGGTACCTTGTACACGGACGGAGTTGATGTTCGAAGGATTGAAGACACCATGGGGAGGTCCTGATCCACCCCAAGTCAGGATAGCTTCGGATACATACTGTCCAACCTCGTCTCGATCCAATTTGTCGATAGGATCGCCGCAGGCCCATCCATTTTCGTCCAAAGGGTAGTAATTTGGGTCTTCTATATCGACCGTTACAGTAAGTCGTACCTTCATATCTCCACTCCTTAACTCTTTCATTGAACAGCTTCTTTTGGTGGGGCCGGATAAGTGGGGGCGGCTCTCACTCCGCCCGGTTCGCCCTGTGAGAGAATAGGACCGCAGACCCGGTTACGAGCCTAAAGCCTGCGTCCGGTCACCCCAGAAAAAGCTGATTATGGGTAGCAGCGGCTGAGATTACACCGTCGCCATGAGATAGCTTTACCTACCCGTATCCAAGGACCCTGCTACAGGCTTGGTTAGGAGATATCCACGTTGGCCCCGTCAAGGGTGCCAATGTACCACTCAGTGATGCCGTTTTTGAGGACCAAGGCTGTAGTCCTGTCATGTCGCGATAATCGTCCTGTCTCTCCACGTCTGCCTTGCGAGCAGTTCGACCGCGCTAACGATCTACGAATTGATCTTGAACAAAGGTCTTTGGCTTGCGGCCTCCAACCCACCCAGTTCTCCGAAGAGCCGGGCATTAATCACCTTTCACGCGACACCGAGCCAGTCTTTTGCTTTTTGACGTAAGATGGGAATTGAACCCACTACCCACAGTTTTATCAGACTGTTGCTCTATCCAAATGAGCTACTAACGTAGTTTAACCCCTGACACGTGCTGGCTCGGTTGCTCCCAGTCTTGTTAGACCAAGAATACAACACGTATCTATGTCTTTCGGCTTGCGGCCTAGTCGACGTCATTTCACGGATGGGGGCCTTGTCGGCCCTTCCTCGTTCATGATGATCTCTCGCCCTTCTGCGCGAACAGTTGGACTGTGTTCGATCTACTCCTTAATCCTCATCGTTCGTTTGGCTGGCATGAACAGGGTGTAGACGCCAATCTACTTCGATCCGCCCTTTTGAGGCTTCACTTATCCTTTCGGACCGGGTTCCCAAACTTACCGACTATTGCCCAGTTGGGGCTGGACACACAACGCTACGGGGCACTGCTACCGGCGAAGTGGATCGGAGTTTGTATGATTGAACCTTTTCAGGCGGGGACGCGGGGAGCGCCTTTCCCTTTTCTCCGGTCACCCGGTCATATTCTAAGGACCTCATACAGCCCATTCCCCGAAGGGAATTCCATAGTTTTATGGTCGATAACACATAAACATCGATTATGTGTTACGGATCATAAAGCTCCATACGCTGAAGCGTATAACTGATGAATATACGCTTTGACGTATATCTGAAAAGTTGACGCGACTTACATCCGAGAAGGAATGCGCGTCAGTTGATGCGCCGTGCTCCGGCAAAAAATCTATGAAATCGTTGATCGGCTGATGCTTCGGAACAAGCCTGCTGTCTTGCCGTACAGCCAGTTGAAGGCTTCGACGAGCATGTCGCCGAGGACATACCAGAATGCAGACAGTGGCCACATCATCCACCAGCTAATGATCCGATCTTTGTTGTTCGAAAGCCAAGCTACGTCTGGGTAAAGTTCACTGTCCATGAAGTCATCAATACTCAGTGACGGAGACTGGTCGAAAAAGTCCTGTTTGGCTTGAGAAATCTGTTTGAAAATCTCAGGCTTTTTCAAGTAGCGTCGCCATTTCCAACCAGCCCATCCAAGGCCCAGCAGGAGGTAAAGAACCACTCCCGAAAAGAATAGAGACGGGGACTGGAAAAGATACCCAAGGGGGTCGTATCCAGAAAAAGTTGCTGCCGCTACAGCAATCGCAATGACGATGGCTAGTCCAACGGCTGACTCTGCGATTGTGCCCCAGAAAAGGCCTGCAATACACAGAACAAAGAACGCCAAGGGCCAGAAACCCAAGGCAAAGATACCAGCTAACATAAAATAATCCTCCAAGGGTTACATTTTCGGGGTTGGAACTGGCGGCGGGATTTGAACCCAACACGGTGTGCTGCCCGTGTCTCTGCGTCTCCGAGAGTGTTTACGTCTCAGCGCTCTACCTCTGAGCTACGCCAGTATAGATTTTTTCCTCCGAGCCTACTCTTGGTGCCAGGTAAAACGTGACACCAACGTCTGCCCTTTCGGACGCCCGCGAGGACTGCGGTTTGGGCACCGGAGGTTCACCTGCCGGGAGGGTGTGAAGGAGAGGGCAGGCTATTTCAGAATGGTTGCGGGAGCCGGATTTGCACCGACGATCTCTTGGACATGAACCAAGCGAGATGACTACTTCTCCATCCCGCAAAAGGGTGAATGGTTTGATCAGAAGCCTTTTCAATCACACAGGGGGACATACTTCGGCGCTGAATGTGAACTACTTGGAGTAAACTATGGCGCGGCCCCTCTCGGCGCAGTCTCTCCGAAACTTGGATGCTGAGGCTAGTCTGCTCCCCAGCTACAAACTCCAACCAAACCCCCGCTATACTGCGTCTTACCTATGCGCCTCGGGAGGTAATACTCCGGAGTAAGCGAGTTTTCTGTTAGTGTGGCGACCCATTTTATACTGCGACGTTCACAGGTACTACCTGCAGGGATGCCACCGCGCAGTCGATAGCCCTCCGAACGGTTCTAGGAACGGTTTCGGACGACATCGTTTGAGTTTGGTCAGGGTGGTCGGTCACGATCCGACGACCTCCGCATTCCAAGTGCGGCACTCTACCAACTGAGCTACACCCTGATATAGGTTTGCCTGACGCCCTAAGGACTCGAACCTTAGATTCCACTCCAGCTTCCTCTGCCGACGAAGCCAGAACGTCATATCTTTCGCCGTGTTAACCCGGCTATAATCGTCTGCGCAGACTGCAAACCTAATCGGCAACGACGGCGGGCCTCGAACCCCGCATCTCCAGCCCTGATGCAATGTGAATGCTGGTGCTCTACCCGCGACTCGCTACAATCAGTAGTACTCGAACTTTCGTACTCCGAGCGCCTTATCTCCCTGTTCGTTCGGGATCGTCTGTCGGGCGTTTAACCCGCTCAACGTTTCTTACACCTTGCATTTGTTACGATCACGCCTACTGGGAGCCTTATCTCGCCGTTTTCTAGGCCTTTCATACTGACGTTTGGCTTTCGATTGAGCTACGTCGTATTCGTTATGGGCACTACCCGCCTTCGACCCGAGCGTTTTAACAGAGGGTTGTCGGTCTTCGAAAACCGAGTTTTGAGGACCTCTGTACCAGGAACTTGTGTTTGGTGGTGTCAGGTGGGTTCGAACCACCGCGCTCCCAGATATGAGCCGGGTGCTCTACCAACTGAGCTATGACACCAAATTAACAGACACTTCAAAGATGCACTCGAGCGGAGAATGACCGAAACGCCCGCTCAAACTCGATGGAAACTGAACAAAACATCGAGGAGTGCACCTGCAAAGTATCTGAATAATGGTAGGGCGTACGGGATTCGAACCCGTGACCACCGCATTGAAAGTGCAGTATCCTCGACCGCTAGACCAACGCCCCAAATTCACTCGATTATCGGCTCTCGGCGTCGAAACGTGTCGTCCTACAAGTGTACACAACTCGTTCCAGTTGTGTTTTCAGAATATAAACGATGCACCACACATCTATGTCAAAAAACGTTCGCCAAACTGGCGAGACTGCCTCATGGTTAGTGAAACAATCCTATTACTCACCACCTGCCAGATTTGCTGTCACCGCCAGGCGTACCTATCACCGAACACCGCGATTGGCGTCCGTGAAGATGTGTTTAAGTGATTCTTACTTACCCGTCAACGCAAAAATGACAGTATTTCTGTCAAATGGCCTTCTAGAGGTTTTTACAGCGGACAAAATTCGCCGGATTGGTTACCTCGAGGCCCTAAAAATCGTGAAAATGAGGGGGGAAAAGGTGTTTCGGTGAACCTGACTTAGTCCAACCCCCCTAAAATGTCAATATTTCTGACTGAACAACGGGTCAAAACGTCAACATTGCCGCTGATCATCTCGCCTTGTCATAAATTGTGACATTTCAGCAACACCATTTTGATAACTCCGAAATTTTTTTTTAACGGCATATTTCATGAACAAAGGGGGGTGCCAGTTTCTCCAGGGTCCCCCGGATTCCATCAAGTACGCCACATAAATTCGTGTAGCACCTACGCGCGCGAATCACCCCACCCCCATACCCCCCGTTGGGTCCCTCTTTGATTCCAGGTTTGTCAACACATTTCTTCTACGCTTTACTTGATACAAGACACAGCAAAGCCTTCCGCTGCTGTCACGCAGGGAAGGCCCTAAACACTTAGATTGTTTTTGCTTAGTTAAGCGTGGACGATATGATCCGTGAGGATATCATCGTATCGATCAAGAATGTGATCGCGCAGCATTGGCGGAAGAGGTGAGAAGTCTTTGCGATAAACCCTCATATCCTGCACCTCACAGTAAGCTGGCTCATCGCTACCGTAGCGATTGCTTCCCCCGGTCACGATTTCACCCTCTGCAACCACCTCAATATCAAACGAAGCGGCCTTTGTTTCAATTGTTAGATTGATATTTGCGTATGCCATAGACTTGTCCTAATGAGCGTTTCGGTAAGTTATTCTTACAAGATTCGCGCCCATTAGGCAAGTATTTATGACATCTCTTAGGCAAACATAGGTAACACGTCCGGTATCGCCCCCGTTGCACCATCAACAGATACAATGAAACCATCTGCTCGCAGCCGTTGTGCGGTACTCTCTAGTTGACACGCCTCACACGCCACCATTGGCCCAAGCCACTCCCTGTCAGGGAACACTATCTTTGCATGTTCTGCTGCTGCTTCTGTCTTGGGATATACAAGCCACATGGTCCAATAGTTCAGGATTTCAAAGTCAGGCCGCATTGCCAAACGCCTTTCCAATTGCTTTTGATAGCTTCAAATAATCCGGGTTCAGCGTCGGAGTGCTTGCTGTCCAATCAATACAGGCAGACAAAAACCAAGGGCAGAATTCCCAATCAAACGGATCACCGTAGCCTGCCGCTGTCGCCTCTTCGAATGCTTTCTCTACAGACACAGCAAACCGCGACAAATGGGTACGCGCCTCGGCAAACCCCACACTTTCGTGCCACAATCGAAGGCTTTTGAGCCATCCTTCGGTGGTGTCTGGCGTCTCTACAGGTCCTGCGTCCAAATAGGCTTCCCACAAACACATAGCGTTCTCCGCTACGGTGCTGTGATCCAATAGCTCTAACGGATCAGGTTGCAGATTTGTGCCGTAGATTTCTGACTCTGGTACAGTTCGCCCCACCGTGGCATCTATCAAATCAATACCAAATTCAGTCCACCCTTCAGATATAGCCCTTTCGATGTAATTACTGAATCGCTGCCGTTGTTCTGTCGGTGCGTATTCCACATCACACGACGCAGTGAACGTTACACTGAATTTCACCTCTTCCAACATCACGCAAATTCCCCCGTGAGATCGTGGATGGCCGCACCATCCTCTACCTCATTGGTCTCTACAGAGCTTGCACTTCCCCATTCCCAAGCGCCCCATCCGTCCTCAATGAATTCTCCGGACGCGCCGTTGTCCCGATACCATTCTAACACTTGATCATCCGTGACATCACTGGGCACACGCACGGTGGCGGCAAGGTCAGAAATCATCGTAGCGGTTACGTTTACAAGGCGTGTTTTCTGTTCGTTACTCATTGGTCAATTCCCATGATTTGCGTTTCGGTATCCTCACTGTGTCCGATTCGCTTGCCTGCCGCAAGTACAATTTGTCACAAAATCTGTCTTATTGTGATTGATCAGACAGCTAGAATCGCATTACTGTGTATGTGAGGTCAGGAAAGCCGACAAGGCAAGTAGGGGACGGGCTAGGAGTGCGGAATCTGGCCATATTTTCTGGCGCGTGTAAGTGAAAAGGCCCGCGTTAGCGGGCCATGTCATTCTTTTTGAAGCCGTTAGGCGCGTGCGTCTATTCCTGCCCCGCGACACTGAATTGAGGTCACACGATCAAGAAAGAAGCTCGCGCTTCCCCCGCGACTTTTGGCAATCCACACTTGCCCGCGATCCTTCATTGCGTTTCCTTGTGTCTGCCCCCGTGCATTGCCCACAAGGCGCGACGTGGCGCGTAGCAAGCCATTCGTGCGGCCTATGTTCCCGTCTTTTTTGACATATTCCACAGTCAAAAATTGCGTGCCTACAGCGTCCAACAAAATCGCCACTAGGCTAGGATCAAGCGTTTTTGGACGGGGATATGTGCTCATGAGTATGTACCCGCGAAAAGGGCGCGCTGAGCGTGTTTAAGGCGTCGTGCGGCGCGGCGAGCGTCTTTTCCGCCATGCCGCCCGCGAGGGAAATGTTCATGCATATGTGAATGTGGTGCCATGTCAGTAAACCTTTCATTTGGCGTTTCGGTAAGTTGAATTTGTCCGATTCGCTAACATTCGTCAATCACAAAATGTGACATTTTGTTCTTGCGACTCACCCATGTGTCACTTATTCTGACAATACCGAAACGCTATATAGAGGAAAACTGACATGGCTGGATACATTGTAATAGTAAGGTCTGACTACGTAATCGGAACGATTGGACCCGGTCACATATTCCAAAACAGACAAAGCGCTGAAAAAGCCTTGCTTGACGATATGGATTGGGTCGCGGGTGCCTATGACTGTGACGAACCAAAAAACGAAGAAGACCTCGTCAATCTGATAAACGAATACGGAATCGAAGTAGATTGGGTCATTGAAAAACTCTCAACCACAAGTGTGGAGGGTTAACACATGGCAAACGGAGTAATTTTGTGGGAAGGCCCTAGCGAGATAGACGGTAAGCCTATCGTGGTCATTGCAACCGGTATCAAAGGTCGTTCTTCCCAAAACGCAAAAACCGGCAATCTGATTCAAACGTGGATTTTGCGTCAAGACATTGCACCTCATGAAGCCATTCACACTGGCGATGATGAATCGATCTGTGGCAAGTGTCCGCATCGTGGTGAAATTGTAGACGGTAAGAACGTTTCGCGTTCTTGCTATGTGACAGTGTTTCAAGCGCCGCTTAGCGTCTGGAAAACCTACCGCGCGGGTAAGTATCCACTTGCTGCGGATTTAGGAAAGCTTCACCTCGCGCAACGTAATGTCCGTTTGGGCGCATATGGTGACCCTGCCGCCGTCCCGCTTTGGGTTTGGGAATGTGCTTTGGTTCACGCTGACAAGGGCACGGGTTACACTCACCAATGGTTGAATTGTGACCCTGGCTTTGCAAAGTATTGCATGGCAAGCGCCGACTCCGCTTGTGAGGCGCTAGCGGCGCAAGCAATGGGTTACCGCACATTCCGAGTCGGAACGTTCGCGGAAAAACACGCGCGCGGCGAATTCCTTTGCCCTGCTAGTGAAGAGGCCGGAAAAAAAGTAAACTGCGCGCAATGTCTCGCGTGCGGTGGAACGTCTAGCCCAAACAAGGCAAGCGTCTTTATCCCCGCACATGGTAGCAAGGCCAAAGTTAAAGCCTTTGCCGAAAGGGTTGCCGCTTGAATGTGATTATTCTCTTTTTCGCCGCATGCATGCTTGTCGTGCTGGGGCATTTCTAACCGATAGGGCGCGCGTCAGCGCGCCTTTTTCCCTTGAAAGGAGTCACCACATGTTAGCCCAAACCCTTGCCCTTTTCCTCACCGCTGCAATACCACACGGCAACGCGGTCGCGGTTCTGGACCACGATTTGACGCCGCAAGATTGCGCCGCGCGCGTCCTAGATTGGCAAGCCTTTGCGGATCAAATCAACGGTGTTTTGTCTTGTGAGGTGGATCAATGACAAACGTTGTTGATCTACACCCGCCCATATCTGAAACAGACTTAGACTTGATCCTGAAAGACTATTCAGGCGATTCCATCTACGCCACAAAAGAGGAACGCGCCGAAAGATATAAACGCCTTTCGGCGGATTGTGAGGTAAGGCGAAAACGTGAATCGTTTCGGATCGTGTGAAAATGCGTTGTCATTTTTGCTTGCATTGTCACATAGAATCACACTAGTCTACAGTATAGCCAAACGGAATACGCGGGCGGCTAGGTGAACGGCAAGTCTCCATCAGACCCTTGGACCGACCCTCGCGGACACAGCGGAACCTGCCCAACAAAAACTCTATTTTTTGTTTGATTTCCGAAAATCAAAGCCTGCTCGTGTCAAAAAATGACGACTCGTCAAAACTGATCCATCGTCAAAAATCGTGAGATCGTCAAAACGAGAAAACGTAAAAACAGCGACTCGTCAAAACTCGACCGTCAATCAGGCTGAGACACCACGTCTGCACACAGAACATTGCTAAGTTGTCGTATGACAACCCTGGTATCTTTGTAACATGGTGAATTGGCAATGGCCCGCGTCAGCGGGTGTATCACGTCATGATACATTCGATCACCGCTCCCACACTGTCAGAGCTTGTTGACCATATCACGGATACGATCTTCTGAAGTAGGCTTCCGTCCTTTGGAAGTATTCGGCGAGAGCGGGAGCCAGTCTGCCTGTATCTTTTCAAGTGGAATCTTACGTGAGGTCATCGCACTTATCATTTCCAGGATTTGGGCAACATGTTTGGGGATTGGCTCCTGGCCTAGCTTCCATCGATCAACGGTCGACCTTGAATACCCAAAGTCCTCACAGAAGCCTTTGATCCACTTTCTATGCCCGTATCGGGCCTCAAGGATCGCCTCAAAGTCTTCAGGCCATATCCAGCCTATCCGGCGTCCGTCTTCTGACGTGTGCCACCATTCATCTTTGACGTTTGCCAAAGCATTCCTCCATTCCGCACCTCTCAGGCGCGGTCGAACCGACTATTGATAGGCCCTGAATTGGCTTGTCAACAAACACGGCACGTATGCCGCTTCGTCTGCGGCTTGTTGCCTAAAACGAGGGGTACCCAGTCTTCAATTCGTTAGGGTCCCTGACATCGTTTTAACAGGTTCCCGCCCCATCATCAATTTCAGAGGGTCCCTGCCCGCGTCAGCGGGAAATATTCCCCATTTTGAAGAACTTTTCAACCCAAACGAATCACTAAGGGTCAACCACTCGCTCCCTGCATAGCCTGGAGAATCACCGATTCCCGGCTTCCGGGAGATCATACGCCACTCTTAAATGTGCTAAATTCGTACTTTTGTCACATATTTTCGTTCATGTGACTTTTTATCGCGTTTAAAATCAATAACTTACGAGCGGTGGTGTGTAGCCCCCTTTTCAAATGACAAATTGGCACATCGAAAAGCACGTGTTGTACAAAAAGGCACATCGGGCACTAACCGGGGAATCGGCGCGAATCTTTGCGTCAGGCGATCAAGTGATTCGGTAAATTTTTCTTCCAGAGAGGCATTTTTGGAATTTTTTCCCTCCGCCACTGATTCAATGTCAGACTAGTGCATCTCGTTACTTGTTGAATTGTTATTTTTTGTTGCCCCCCAAGTCGAATCATGTCATTTTAAATGTCATACCGTTACAGGAGCCGCCCTATGAAACACATCATCTACATCAACGAAGCTCGATTTGAGGCCGACGAGGATACAATCAATAAGGTTATCGCGGCCTTAGAAGCAGCAGGCTTTACCTACGATGAAGCCACGCAGGGGTTTGTCGAGCCCGGATTCTATGAGACGACAGAGTGATACCCCAAAAAGAATGATTGAGCGTTTCAAAGACTATCGAGTTGAGGATGTGAAAACAGGCGAACAGTTCGACACAACCTGCATCTACTACAACATCAACGGCGACATGATGCTGGCCGAGAAAAAAGGGAAGCGCGTTGTGCGGGTAATGAAGCAGAGCGGCGATCCACATCCCAACTGTGCTTGGGGTCCGCATCGCGTAATCGAACACCTGTCTGCATAAAGGACCAATGACATGCCGCACATGTTCAAAGTGGAATGCTACGAAAAGCGCCACATCGCCAAAAAAGCCGAAGTGGGGGATGTGGTGTATTTGAAATCGCGTCCCGATGTGCCGATGCACGTTGTTTACACTGATCCGAACTGCAACCGGGCTGCGGGACATAAGCCAATGATCAAGGTGAGATACCTTGGGCTAGACATGCAGCCCATCACCGCAGAATTCAAAGCGCAAGAACTATCTTCATAGGGTGTATTAAATCATGCGTGCAGGAGACCCAATCACTTCATTGGCGATGTCAGTTACAAGGGCGATTGATCGCGATTTGCCGGACATCGAGTTCGAGCGACGAGACGGATCGAAAAGCGAACGCCGACCACATGAAGGCGAAATAGACGTTCACCTTTTCCCGCAAACATGGGGGTCAACAGCCTTAGGCTTCGGCGGGATTGGCGGCGCAAGTATGACTACAGGCGACGTTGTAGTGGTGATGCAAGGCGCTGCCGCTGCCGTCTATTTTGCAGGTAGGCACGCATACACAATAAAACGCTTCAACGAAGAGTTTTTCAACGACATGAAAACTCAGACGATGGCCCCTGTTGGGCGTCATACTGGGTACGAACGAAAAGGGGCTTAGCTATGGCAGACAAACGGATTACGCTTGAAATGACAGTTCTTGAAGAGGACGCGTTAGCCCGACTCCTGAAGTACTTCTGCTATACAGAAACGTCGGATAGTATGCATGGTCAGTTGAGCAGGATACTTGGCGAAGGTAGCTGCGACATTGAACAAATAACGCGCATCAATGCCGCCCTGAACGCAGTGCGGTAGGGAGGGTTATTATCGTGCCAAATATTGCAATCCTCAAAGCGTCTGCAGAACGCGTGTCAAACTGGGAAGAAAACTACGGTGTGTTTGCTGAATGGTATGTAGGAAGTTCAGGACTTGTGCTTTCAGCGTCTACTGGTGGCAATCACATTAGAAAACAGGTTTCATGGTTTGAACTTGAACAAGCCCGTTATCCTGCGAACTTACTCGACCGTGTAGAGATAGCAGTCCTGTCGGGATTGTCGTCGTAAAGAAAGGCGTAAGAGTATGATTGAATTTTTCGTTCTGATTTTGGTTTTCTTGGCTTTGTTTCCGGTCATAGTATCGAAGCTTCCAATGCGGAAGGACCCAAACAAAAGTAATACTAACGAGCGTACGTAGAACTACGCATCTTACGTACACCGCGCCTGTTTCCAGATTGTTCACGCGCTTTTGCCAAATATTGGGAAACACTGTCCACGTAGTCATCATTCCGTCCATTGGGGAATGCGAATAGTTCTGCCTCGATATCGGCTATCCAATCTGTACCAGTATCCGGCAGAAACACTTCCCCAGCAGCGAACATCGGCGTGACACCATCAAACCGGAACTCTTTGGACTTCTGTTGGGTAGCAATAGAGATAACCGGTGCGGGTCCTGGTGCTTTTTCTCTCACCTGAATGTACTGAGTACCTGCCCCTCGGTCTTCCACAAGTATCTGATTGACCTGCCAAGTTCTTGCGATGGTCTCTATCCATTCGACCATTTCGACGAACTCTTTCTTCGTGCGGTCTGCGTGCACCAGATAGTGCTTCTTATCGGTGGTCTCGATCCAAACTGTACAAGCTGTGTAGTCTGATCGCTGGGTAGCTTTCTCAGCACAGTCAACGGACAAACTGATCTTCTTGACGATCTTCTTGACCACCTCGCCATTTTCAATGACATCGGCAGGCATGTTTTGGTATCGTCGAACGTCTTCCCGCTTTAGGACGCCTCCCTCTTCGTCAACTGGATTGCCCTGGTAAAGGCTGTTCCAAGAGCGTCCGGTCATTGACCGCTTTTTGTTTAGGTAGAATTCAGTCCCGAAGACTTCAGGCCAGAGACCTTCTCCCTCAGTGCGCCCGAGCGGATCATCCGCGTTAGCGAGCGCAGGGATATTAACAACAACAAACTTATCGCCCTTACCCTCTTTCTCTTTGGTTAGCTGAGCACCAATCAAATCATCTTCATGCCAGCGAGTTGCGACGATGAACAAAGGCGATCCTGGCATGGGTCGCGTCCCAAAGTCATCCTCGTACCAGTCTTTCAATTTTCTTCTTACTGTAGGGCTTTCAGCATCTTCGCGAGACGCAATTGGATCGTCGATCCCGCTGATATCGGAACGGTATCCAGAGATACCCACACCTACACCCACGGCTTTGTAGTACCCGTGTCCCGCAGTGAATTCGAAATAATCCGCTGCAGAACTACCAATCGACAGCGACATCTCAGAGAACACATCCAGATAACGTTTCTCTTGGACCAGGTTGCGAACAACCTTGCCTAGTCGGTCTTTGGCGAATGTTTGGGTGTGTGCCCCCTGAAGCCACCGATCATTGGGGCGACGGCCTAAATGCCAAGCAGGAAAACGGTGGGAACTGTAAGACGTCTTCGCCGATCCTGGCGGAAGTGATATGGCCAGTCTTTCGATTCCGTTTTTGCCCCGTGTGGCGGCGTACTCATGAATTTCTTCAAGGTGATCGATCAGAAATTCGTGGTGCTGTGCTGGGACTTCTTCGCGCCGCATGTACTCGCAGAACGGAGAGAAACGAAACTGCGCCGCGTAGCGTAGCTTTTCATCGTATTCTTCATCGTAAGCCGTCCGCATGGATTGAAACGCACGTAAAGCTGCGGCTGGATCAGACGTGCCAAGTCTGGACTCAAAACTCGCCAAAACCTCTGAGGGAAGCACAGCCTTACCCAGGATGTGGTCATCGATCTTTTCAATGTAGAACTCTAGCTCTGACAGCAGCTTCCGATACTGTGCCCGCTCATCCTGAGTTATGAGAACACCCCCATTATCCAGCATCGGGGGTAATGTCCTTCATGTCTTCGAGAAGTTGCTCACCGACTTCGATAGACGCTTCTGCGTTAGCCTTTGCCTCAAACACGCCACGCATATCTGTCAGCATCTCAGTCACAGCGGAAACAGGGATCAATGCGTCTTTCGAGGTGTCCTCAGCCCCCTTAGCGTCGTTCTCCATTTCAATGAGCTTTTGGATATTCTGCAAAGCAGTATTGGCAGGAGCAAAGGCTCCAGCGTCGAGAGATTGCTTGTACACTTCTTGATACTGTCGGGCGACCCATTCCATGGTCAGGCCCATCTCAGACAGGCTCTCCCAATTTTCAACAGATGGCTCCGCCATAGCTGTTTGAATTTGCTGAGCTATTTCTTGCTTTAGCTCTTTAACACGCTTCTTGAATTTAGGCGCTTGGGCTAGCTTGGACGCAGCTTGCGGATTGTCTGAATACCCTGCTTGCACGTAAGCTTTCTTCTGCGTCAGCCCTTGGGCCAGCAGAAGTGCGTACTCCTCATGTTTTGGGTTCTCTAGACGTGCCATGATTTGGCCTTCACTCTGTCAATTATTTGCTTCGCAACCCCTCGTGGAAGCTGGTCTTCGTACTGCGGGATTAATTCAAGGATGCGTTCCTGAATTGCACGGTTAGAGGCGAGCGCTTCCGCAACACCTGGGTTGGGTGTTCGCCCCAAGACTATGAATGCAGTTAGCGGATCATTTCCACGGGCGATGGCGTGGGCAAAAATCTCATGCTTCTCATTTGGCAAAGGAGGCATGATCAAGATAAAAGATATTGTCAGTACATCCTGACGCAAGTCTCGGACGTAGATGTATGTCTACCCAATTCTGGGATAATTCCGCTGCTTTACCGCAAAGGAAGATCGCGTGCAGTCGGTGACCTGATAGGGAGGCACCCATCTGTCGGATCATCCAATGATCTCCCATCAACCTTCGGAACATATGGACCTGAGAACCCGTCTCACAAATCAACAGAACCTGGGGATAGGATGTCGAAAAATCAGTAGAGAAACTGTCGTTACTTTTTCCCATGTTATGCCTCGTATACCCAACCAACGACAGCCTCAGATGTAGGAATATCGTCTGTCTCTAGGGTAGGTGTGTGGTAGCGGCGGTGCTCCGGGTGAAAGCCAACCCGAACTGTAATTGGGTGGCGTAGAATTGGTTCACCTTCAGCATCTAATAGCCCTGTCCAAACCGGTGCAAAGGCTGGCCCAGTTTCAACAAACTCCGCCGCTACACTGTCATCATAAAACTCTTCTTCTTCATCATAGTAATCATTGAAATGCTCATCCGGATGCACATCGCGACAGGACTTTCTCATCCCGGCTCCCTTTCAAAATTCGAAGGCCGATTAAACCCACGCCTCAATAGGCTTTGTGGGTGTACGTCCCACCTCCATGGCTCCGTAAAGAGCGACAAGACAGGCTTCCGCCCTCCCGTCAAAAACCCCACCACGAGGGCCTTTGAACTGGGAGGCAATTGCCGGGAACAATTGAGATGCACGTTGCACGGTTGCCCGCTTATCTGCGGGTACGCGCATCTGCTTCTTCCACTGCGTAGGCTTGACCAATGTGGTCGGGATACCAAGCGCGGCAGCAGCACCTAGAAGAATGCCTTTGCCTTCACCAAAGGAGAACGCAGAAACGACCCCCATCTGTGGTGAAGCGTTAACATCTTCAATGTACAGGTTCGAAACCGGTTGTTCGGTTAGCGAGCGTGAAATACCGAACGGATCGATCTTCACACGTCTCTTAGTGGTCTCGTACTCGAATGTCGGCATATCAACGATGCGCATGACCGCTTCGTCTGGGTCAAGGATCGCGATTGCTCCGTTGTTGCCAGGGTCCACCCCGATAATCGTGTGGCTCATGGCTTTTCAACTTTCGAATGGCCCGCGTTAGCGGGCGATCCACCAGTTGGTGGTTTAGGCTTACCGGACAGAGAAACAATTTGAAGATGGTTAACGACGTCCTCCGCGTTCACCGAGATATGTGAAGGCTTGTCCTTCTTCCCAACCTTAACGATGGCTCGAGCCTCGCGAGAGATGATCTCGATCACCACTCCTTTCGCCTCTAGTGAGCCGTGGCGACGGAAACAGATAAGAACCCCTTTGTCCGCCGGAAACCGAACATTGTTTTCCATGACCCATTCACGAACGAAGTGCGGGACGATAAACACCATTCGGCGATAAGCGATGGAGAGGATATCAACGAGCTTCCCATCCGAAGGCCATTGAAATGCTCTTTCCAATTCACGAGCGGCACCATAACCATCCGCGCCGGAGTACAGAGCGAATGAGAGCGCCGCGAGGACTTGTGCGTCGTCTTCACCATCCTCAATAACACCACGAGACAATGCCCACGACCGAAAGTCGTCGAACACCGCTTTTGCGGCCTCATCCTTTACTTGAGGATCGTTCCATTGCGGACGTTGGGGGAAGTTCACGGTTCTGCTCGACCATTACGTCTGTTGCAGAAATCGTGTCATTTAAAATGACAAATGTCAATGAAACCGACGGAATGGAACGACCCGCTGACGCGGGCACCTTCTAAGTCCTAAGTCCTAAGCGCTAACTCCTAAGTCCCAATCCCCGCCCCGCTAACGCGGGCATAGACCAATTTTCACGACCGAAACCCGGGTGTAACACCCCTCCAGAAAAACTCCTTTAAATTCAATGGCTTCCAGAGGTGATACACCCTTTTGGAACAAAATCCTGAAAAAACAATCACTTAGGCGGGTGTATCAAAAATCCTTTCGAATCAATGGCTTCCAGAGGTGATACACCAGATTTTCGGAATAACGTTCGAAAACAAGGACTTACCCATATGCACCAAGAATCCTTTCGAATCAAAGGCTTCCAGAGGTGATACACCTTTCGGCAAGAGACAAATTCAATGATTTCAAATACTTAGTCAAAAAGGGTGTAACAGGTGTATCTATCTACCGTCAGTCAAATATGAAATTTATTTTATTTACGAGCTTCGCTCCTATCGCAACGACCCGCTAACGCCTCCAAAATAAGCGCCTGCGACGCGTCCCGTCCCGCGTAAATAAAATAGAATCTATATGCCGGGGGACCAAATTTGATACACCAGATACACCCGCACACCGACCAAATCCATAAATATATGATTTCATTATACTTTTCTTTACTCTCACCTGGTGCATCAGGTGTAACACCTCCACAACCCATTGATTTCAAACAATTTTCGTTACACCACCCTACAACGTTGATTTTAAACGATTTTCTTTAAAACGGGTGTAACACCTCCAGAACCCGTTGATTCTAAACGATTTTTGATACACCAGTGTTTTCGTGATCAGTTCCGCTTTTGTTCTTCGAATTAACTCAAATCGGTGTATCACTGCCCGAATTTTTAACTAATGTTTTCAGATACTTCCAGAGGCGTTACACCCTTTTTCAAACATATCGTTTAAAATCAGTGCCTTATGCTGGTGTATCAAATATCTAATGATTTCAATAAGTTCCAGAGGTGTTACACCCCCACCCCAATAAAAACAATGACTTAGCTGGTGTATTACAAAACGTAACATTTGATCACAAAATGACTTATTTTAGCACACCCTAGAGGCGATCTAATACAAGCCTACTCTCCTCCCCCATTTTTGCCTCCCCTCCTGATCCACTATCTTACCGCTCTCCAACTGCGCGCGCTCTCGATAGATTTGTGATCACAAAACACACAAGCAGTTACAAACGTAACCACCTAACGCCCGGTGTCTGGCGTCATTTCTTCTTGCCTATCGTCATTAATTCTGACATATCTGTGTCATCGATTCGAACCTCATGGAGGGTGCCACAGATATGCTGAACCAAATTACGCAGATGCGGGAAGAGATCGCTGCAGTCTCTGAAAGTGATCTCCTGAAAGAGATCGCGGAACTTTATTTCAAAACGGTGAAAGAGTTTGAGTACGCCGGGTTCACCCGTGAGGAAGCCGTCATGATCACCGCGCAAATGATGTTGGACTGAGAGGCAGGACGATGCGAGTACTCATCGGCTGTGAACAATCAGGCGTCGTGCGGGACGCGTTCCTCGAAGCAGGACATGACGCGTGGAGTTGTGACATCCTTCCAGCGGAGCGTCCTTCCAATCGTCATATTGTTGGCGACGTCCGAGACGTTATGAATTGGGAGACATGGGACCTACTCTGCGTGATGCATCCACCATGCACCCGTCTCTGTAACAGTGGCGTGCGGTGGTTACATCAACCGCCTCCCGGTCGTACTCGCGACGAGATGTGGGATGAACTGGAAGCAGGGGCTGCCCTTTTCTCTGATTGCTGGAACACATCCATCCCGATGGTCGCGGTAGAGAACCCAGTGATGCACAAACACGCGAAGGTGCGCATCCGTAACTACCAGCCATTCTCTCAGTCGATCCAGCCGTGGCAGTTCGGAGACGATCCTGAAGGACCAGACAACGAAAAGAAGCGGACATGTTTGTGGCTGCGTGGCCTCCCCAATCTTGTTCCCACTGGAACACTTGATGGCACAACCGCGCGCGACAGCGTCCACAAGGCCAGCCCCGGTGCGGATCGCTGGAAAGAACGCAGCCGGTTCTTCCCCGGGATCGCGAAAGCAATGGCAGATCAGTGGGGGTCCTTTGCGGAGTCCTCACCACTGGCGGCGTGACCGATATGGTTGAAATGCGCAAACCAAAGTTGACTGGCAGGATGCAGGATAAACTCAACCATTTAATGGAAGAACACTATCCGGACATCATTGGGAATTGGTCTCTAGTGGATGCTTGGAAACATGAAGGGGGATACGACGATTGGCCAATTACTTTGTTCGGTGTTTATCAGAGCGGCGTTCATTATCGGCTGTGTTCTTTCCCTGATCACGGAACACCCTTGATGCAGAGCGTGACCCCAAAATTTGAACATACAGGATGGCAAGCCTCTGTTCAGCGCGAAGCGGAGGAATAAACAATGCAAGCGAATAAAGGCGCATACATCAACGAAGAAGGGACGCTGGTCATAGATATGGCAGAAGCGGACGCCTTCTGGAACAGCCTCAACGAGAAACAACAATACAACGCCATGTGCATCATGTTCGATCCGTTGTTGGCTAAAGCCACCCTGATGCGAGAGGCGTTGGAAGAGATTGCGGAGCGCGATCCGGATAATGTGTCCGCAAAGATCGCACGCGATACGTTGGCAAAATAGGGAGAAACGAATTGGGACTTTATTTGACAGCCGGACGTAATGGTGCGGGCCAGCCGCAGATGAGTATCGATGACGACGATGGTGGATACCGTCTCGCCGGAGGACACTACGACGGATCGGGTACGATACTGATTAGTGCCAAGATAGATGCGCGTTCGGCTGCAGAGATACGACAATATCTTGATACCCATTTCCCAGAAACCGCAAACAACAAACGCTAGGAGAGAATCCATGGCCCTTAGCTTGGTAAATATTCAAGTCCAATATCAATTCGAAACAGATGCTGCGGTATGCGTCAGAGAAGAAGAAGACGGTCCGGATATTTGGATACCAAAGTCGCGCTTCGAAATCGATGAGGCGGCTCCATTGCGTGGTGAATATGTCCAACTAACCACGGACGTTGTGATGGCATACGACAAGGGCCTTATCTGAAATCCAACGACGCTCGAAAGGGGTCCAATATGCTTTACAATGACACTGACCGTGCAGATTTGTTCGAGATTAGTGTACGTGGTTCGTTGGCATACGCGTTCTACTTATCCCACAAACAACCCACGAAACAACAATGGGAAATGTTGCAAGGAAAGCGAGATATAACTTTGCGAGATATCGGTGAGATTAGCTACGCGACTGGTATCTCCATGGACCTCGAATTTGTCGATGCAAAGAATGGCAGCAACGCTGAGGGAGATAGTTGATCTATGTACTATGTCAGCATCAACAAGCAGACGATTTCTCAGAACGTTCGACGTGGCGAAGACGCAGCGCCTGTTCGCATTGCAAGCAGCAAAAGCGGAAAAGGAACGTACTGTCATGAGGTGGAACTTCCAGCCGGGTCTCGTCTTACATACAGCCCCCATAAACCAATTCTGAAGTGCGGCGCGCGTCTCGTTATTGAATGTCCAGAAGAACCAAAAATTGTTCGATAACCGTGACTAAAGGAGGGAACAATGGATAACCGACCTGATACAACAGAGATTGATCTATACAAGAAACTCAAAGGCGACACCGAGATCGCGGAAGCTGTTGTTGCTGTATACGATGCAGCGCACGCCAAAGGGCATGAAGAAGGTTTGGAATCCGCTCGTCATTTGCGCGTTGGGACTGGCATTACGATAGCCCTTCTAATGATCATGGTTGGCTTCATTGGTGGCGTTGGCGTCATGTTTGCCTACGGAAGTCTGTGATGGGATCGCCAGATACCAAAGCGTGTGCTCGTACCCCAGACGTTAACTAAAGCAAGACAAGGAGTGTATCATGAAAATTCCAAATGCAAGGGACGTAATGCGTCACGCTCAAGAGATTGAAGACAAACACGAACGGCTTCGATTTCTTGAAAGAAAAATGGACGAATCTACAGCACTTAACGCATCTTTATGGGACATGTATTCCCTTCTTGTGGGCCAAACCTTGACACCTTTGAAGGACGCCGCAGAAGGAGTCTGTGCTTACGATTGGTCCGAAAATGATGAAGATGCGGTGGAAACTATAACCATATTAAGGAAGGCAGTTTAGTGATGGCAAAATTCAGGAAAAAGCCCGTTACAAGCAATGCCAACCATTAGTCGCCACGCCGTAAAGCGAATTCGTGAACGCCTGGGGCTTCCCAAGAAAGCAGCCGAACGTGAAGTGGAGCGGGCACTTGACGGCATCGACAGCACCGAGTGTTCAGGGCAACTAAGACGCTACTTGGATAGGATGTCGATTGAGCGAAACGCTTACTACAAAGTAACTCCGTCAGGTATTTTCACCTTTTCAAAATCAGACGGTGTTTTGGTCACAGTCTTACCAGTCCCCGAACACTTGAGGTCGATCATCCAGAACATTTGGCAGAAACGATCTCTATCTGAAGAGGGAACTACCTAGATGAAGGTAAACATTAACCTGAACGACGTTGAATCTATCCATAACTGCGGAGAGTTCGGGACCGTTTTAAGGCTTACCGAAGAACCTCATGAGCACGTCAACGTTTCGTTTTTGGATGTCCTAAAGACGTATTGTGAGGCAGTTGACGCAGGCGCAGACGGGATGGAACTGGATGATAAACCTATTAAAGGAACCATTCATGGTGAGCCATGAAGTATTTCACAAGACAAAAAATGCCGTCGTTGAGGCTATCCTAAAGAAAGCAGACATGGCGGACCAGCGCGACAACAACCCTGCCCTTCACGATATCTTTGTGACTGCCGCAGAGATCGTCCAAGACCTGTCTTTCAAAGATGTCATCAAGGACGGCTGACGCCGTCACCTCAAAGTTACCAAGTACACCAAAGGAGTAAGTCATGCGTGTTGGTGAAGTTTACGCGACAGAAAGTTTCAAAGCGAAATGGGATGGTGGCAGCGCCACCTTTGAACCAGACAGCCCGGATACATCAATGATGTTGATGTACATGGGTTCTCAACCTCACGATGGATCACAGAACATCTCCCCAGGCCAAATCCTAGTTGATCTTGGCTGGGTGCCACAACAGGCCGTTGTCCCGATGGATCAATTCAAACCGGTCGCGGAGTGGTCGTCGGAGGTACATGGTGCTCTGGTTGCTATGAAAGAGAGCGGAAAACTTGATAAGAAGCTTCTTTCAAATCTCTTGACCGCTTTTGATGAGAAACTTTCACCGATCTTTAAGTCCGAGCAAGACGCGGAGGCCGAATAGATGGGGGTATCAACTGACGCCTATCTCATCTTTGGGATAGCTCTTACGGACTTTGATGAGGAGGATTACGGCAACCTCCCATTTGCCAGTGAGGTTGACGAAGATTTTGATGATACTCTTGTCCGGCTTGCTGGTGGTAAGCAGTATCCAGAAGAAGGATGGCTTGAAGAGAAGAAAGAGATCGTCAAGGCGTGTCCGCTTAGTGTCATTAGTCACTGTCACTATGAATATCCAATGTGGATACTTGGAATAAAAGCAACGCATTTGACGGCCTGGCGCGGCCATCCGATAACATTTGATTCACTTCCGGAAGTCACCCCAGAAGACTTCATGGCATTGAAAGAGTTCGCAGAAAAATACGACATCAAGGGTGAACTAACTTGGCACCTCTGCTCTGATTGGGGATGACGATGAGCTTTGAAACCTTTCGTCTTGTCATCTTCGTAACCTTAGCAGCAGGAGTAGGCTCTGTAGCACTGCAGGCCTTCTCACAAGGGATGCCAGAGACCTACATCCACGATCACATTAAGTCGCAGACTCGGTTCATCGACAGCATCAGAGACATGGAAGAGGCGTGTGTGGGCAGCGGTTCGTTCGAGGAGTGCATCAAGAGGAAGCTACACGACAAAGACAATGCTCGACACGCTTTCGAAATCAGCGTGGTCGACGTTATCGCGGAGACCTTTTCAGTGACCTGGCCAGAAGCCTGGGTTCTGAAGTCTCGAACAGAGCAAGCTGCTTTGGATGATTTGATCCGAATGAGAGACGGCGAGTTTCTGACTCAGACCGAAAACTGGTAGTCGCATGTCAGAATGTGTCATTTTAATTGACATATGCGCGTAATGTGTTAGCAATCATGACACCATCACCTTGGAGATTGTGACGTGGAAAAGGTAACTGATCCGGAATTGGAACGCCTAGCTATATTGGCGGAAGAATGCGGCGAGGTCGTACAGGCTGTCGGAAAAATTATTCGGCATGGATATGACAACTACCATCCCAAGAATCCGGACGTTGACAACCGAGAGCATTTGGAACGCGAGATTGCGGATGTAATCGCGATGGTTTCAATTCTGTGGGCAACCAACGACATCACCATGCCAGACGACGAACAGGTGATGGCTGCTGTAAAACGTAAGATGAAATACATGCATCACCAACCGGTTATGTCTGCATCGGATATTATGTCGAGTCTCAGTGACTGATGAACGAACACAAAGCCATAAAGGTTGTCTACACCAACTACAAAGGCGTCTCGTCTGTTAGAACCATAACACCGTTCGCAGTGTTCTGGGGCAACAACGAATGGCATCCAGAGTCCCAGTGGCTGATGGATGTGTTTGATCATGACAAGCAAGAAGCAAGAACCTTTGCTGTCCGCGACATGGATTTCCTTCATGCACAAGGAGACGGCAGGTGACCGGAAGCATTGAGCAAAGCAAACTCAGCTTTCTGGGATATGAAAGCAGTGGCCTTGAGGACGTATTTCTGTTCGCAGTCTTCGTGTCTATACCGTGGATGTTCGGAGTGATTTACCTGTACGAAAAGTACATAAAATCCTTCTTCCATTTTGCCTTTGGAAGGAAAAACCAATGAGCGTTTTGGAGGATACCCTGAAGATCATTGATGCGATGGCTGTATTGCATCGCGACGAAGCGATGACCGCACAGGATCGGAAAATTCTCTTGATCACAATGGATATGTTGCGGGCGACATCACCGATGTTGAGTTGGCGTGCAAAGGTTCTTGAGGAATTCTCGAGCATTGATGACGACGGGTCCCTTCTCGACGAGTTAGTTAAGCTGGAAGAGGGGTAAAGACGATGAGCCATCGTGATACAGAATTGTCCATGCAAAAGAGACGCATCGTGTCCAAAGGGTCTTCTGATGGGGCGCTTTCTTGGTACGTCGCCCGGATTAAGGAACTTGAGACTGTTCTTGAGTGGTACGGAGAGCAGGCACGACTTGCCCGTCTGATTCACTCAGAAGGTGACATAGGCCGTCATGCGCTGGCTATGGACGGCGGAAAGAAAGCACGAGCAGCATTGAATAAATCGGAGCGGGATGTGTGACGATGCTTGACGTTCTTCAATTCTACGTCTCCGGGTTTTGGATTTGGCTGGGGATTACGATTGGCATCGGTATTGTCGTCAAGGGCATCATCATAACGGTCGTTGGTGGTGCCGCTGCTATACGTGGATCAAGTGTTCACGTCGGTGACGTAACCAACAAAACGGAATGGACTGAGTGATGGCTCCTCACAAGAGAGATTGGGTTAGTTTTCTTCGCGGACAACACCGACAGCTTTGCTTTGAGCACGGTGATTGTCCCGAGGAAACCAGCACCGCGTACTCTGAGGGTGCGGATGCCATTGAGAGGCTTGACGTTATTGACGTCAATCCACGCAAAATGGAGTGAGGTGAGTTATGTTTACTGCGATGTTGTTTTTGATGGCTGTTTGGGCCTCTCGTGGTCCTGGTAGAGGTGAAAGTTCGGCCTATGGAGTCGCTGGGTTTCTCCTTGGCATAGGAGAATGCTTTGCGTTCTGGGCGCTGATTTTCAATGCACTTCAAGTGGTGGGGTGATCGATGTCTGATGCGGCACACGCGAAAGCTTTAGAGATAGCGGAGCGCATGGCGCTGGAACGGAACAAAGGTTCTCGTCGATGTCTTGATCCTATAGATATTGGAACGTTGGCGGCTGAAATACTCAACGCCATGAGCGGCACGTTACGCGAAGACGGAAGAGAAGCCGATGGATGAGACTTCAATCCGACTTTCAGTGAGTGGCTGGGAATCTACAGGTTGGGAAGCCTGGTTGATTTTTACGATTGTATTCGTTGCCCCATGGGCTTTTGGAATGACGGTCTTGGTTTTCGACCTGATAATTCCATTGTTTCGAAGAAGATAGATAAAATCGATTGGGAGTCTGATAATGAGTGACGAAGTACTTCTAGAGATGCAGAGAGCCGCGTTGGCCGTTGGACGCGTTGAGTGGGGCGCTACAAAAGAACTAAACGCACAAGAACATTCCGATCACATAAAGACATCTGTCGAGACTACCGCGAACACCTTTGGTCAGGAAGGACTGCAACGGATGCACGGCTTGTATCTAGCCGACACCGAAACGGTTCTTTGCCACACCGGAACATCACCTAACAGTCCAACACATGCACGCATCCTGACTGCGCTTTGGAATAGTTTTGTTGAAGGTGCTGAGGTGGCACTAAAAGACAGAGATGAGAGATGACGCTTTCTTGAACATCCTACTGACCGTGCATACGCCTCACGGTCACTAAACATGAGGTACAACAACGGTGTTGATGTATAGGCCCGTGCAAGCGCCTGGTGGGGCCAACCTATAAGGGGAGAATACCATTAGACTAGGGAGCGGCTAGTCACCATTCTACGAACGGGAGAAATTCAGTGCTCAAGACAATCGAACAACATAACCAGGAACACCCGTTTTATCCTGGACCACGCTATTCCCCAAGCGGAGTGAAGTGTCCAGCTTGTGGTTCTGAACTGCAAAAGGACAACTGCACTGCGCTTATGAGTGATCCTTCTCGGTTGTCCGCGCATTGCGACAACTGCGGTTACCGAACCAGTATTCGAATGTGAAACAAACACCGAGGTCTACAATTGGCAGGCATCACCTACTCAATGCTACGCGAACTACAGAGCGAACTGTTACCACTAAAACCAAAACCTGACCTAATTCAGGTTGGCAGCATGGAACAATTCCTCAAATCCTTCAATGAACTTAGAACCACCAAGCCGACAGATACACCTTCCACTCTGTTTGGTATTCCTGTTCGAGTAAACAAGACTCTTCCGGAGCACATGGTTGTCATGCTCGTTGATGGAAGAGTCGCCCACATCATCAACTTGAATGAAGCACGACATGCCGCATAACCCTTTCAAAGATTGCCAAGTGGAAGGCAGAGTAGTGGCCAGCCACTATTGGACTGTGTGTGCAGCCAACGCTGCCCAGGCCAAGCGTATCAAAGAGCTTTTTGAGGCAGCTTACAACGCCGGTCGACTGAGTAAGATGAAAGAAATCAAAGACGTTCTAATCGGTGACCTATATGACGAACAGCACTGAAAAAAGCGACGCAGCGAAAGACATTCACAGCCGCTTGGACTTCTATGCACTGTCCTTTTTGGATGATCGTACGACCCCTAATAATGAATTCTTCACGCACCTGAAGGAGATCAGAGAAGACATGGGAAAACTGATCATTCAGGATACGATGCGTTCTCTACGAGAGCGAGGTATGTGCGTCTACAGCCGCACTTTGGTCAACGAAGAGGGACAACCCAACGGATCGGGGTATCAAATCACACAGGCAGGCGTAGAACACCTGTCAGAATTGCGAAGGAAGTTTCAATAATGTCTAATGAGTTTATGATCGGTTGTACCCACTTTGGGCACAAAAACATTGTAAAACTTGCGAACCGACCATTCAATAGCTTGGAAGAGATGAATGACGTTTTGATCCAGAACTGGAACAACATCGTCAAGCCAGGGGACACAGTGTATCACCTGGGAGATTTTTCGTACAAAGGACAACCCGCAAAAGAGTACGAAAAGGCCCTGAACGGACAGATAGTTCGCATTCAAGGCAACCATGACAGAACGTCCTGGGGGCAGAACTATCTCAAACTTAAACCCAGATGTGGCAGGTCTGTCGTACTGTTTCACTACCCTATTGAAGAGTGGGACGGTTGGTTTAGCGGATCGGTACATTTCCACTGCCACACGCATAAGACCGAGTTCCTTTCCGCAGAGAGGCGGGGGAATGTCGGTGCAGATGCCACAAACTTCTCGCCTGTGAATATTGAAGAAGCAATTTCAAGAATTTTGTAATTTTCCCTTGCATTGTCATCAAGAATCACATTAGATGACAGCGAAACGAACGAAAGGATGTCACCGAATGCCGCGCAAGATGAGAACATTGAAGTTCCGTCTATACCCAACGACAGCCCAAAAGGCGCAGTTGGAACAGGCATTTGCAGCCGTCCGTATGGTGTACAACGCGGCCAATGAACAGCGTCGTATGTACTCAGAAGTTCAGGGAACTGACAGACACGGCAGAAACTCTTCTTTCAACTCGAATAGACAGGTAAAGGAAGTTGGTTTTCGGGACTGCAAGACTGAAAGAGTCCTCCCACAGTGGAAGCCTTGGGATGATGCAAACAACAAGTTTAGCAAGACCAAAGACGGCTCCAAGGAAAGGGCTGTAGCTCGATTGCGTAAATCGGAGTTAGTCAGCTTGTCTGGCCTGAGGGACGATCCTGAACTATCGTGGCTATATGAATACGCTGGCAAAGACCAGTTCAAATACGCTCTTGATAGTCTAGACATGGCTTGGGACAAATACTTCGACAATCTTCGGAAAAGAAAACCCTGTGATAAACCAAAGTTTCGAAGCACGCGAGGAGTTCAGTCTCTTACGTATCGGATTTATTTGAGCGGAAAAGCCTGTACCGTATTTGGAAAAGACTGCGTCAAAGTGGCAAAAATTGGGTGGATTAAGTACAACGGACATGCAAGACTGCGTCGCCGGAAACTCCACACAGCAACAATTGTTCGCGAAGATGATATTTGGTCGATATGCGTCGCCACCAGTCGAGAAGTTGTGGAAAACACAAGTATTGAACCGCGATTTGTCGGGGTTGATCTTGGGACAACAAATCCAATTGCTATTGCTGACTCCACTGGTCTATCTGGAAGCATATTGGAAGCGTTTGACATTCCAACCTCACCAGAACACAAACACGAAACGACGCACCTTCGGAAGGCGCTTTCAAGAAAACAAAAGGGTAGCAAGAAACGAAATGCCGTTCGGAAGAAACTTGCTGCAAAGCTGCGTAAAGAGGCAGCCAGAAAGAGATTGGCACTTCACAAGATAACGACTGATCTGGTTCGAAATTACACGCACATCGCTGTTGAGGACTTGTCGGTCAAGAAAATGACTGAGAGCGGAAAGTCACGCAGAAAGTCAGGAAAGAAGGTTATATCCAACCAAGCTCAGGCGAACTTCAATCGTACGTTCTTGGATGTTCCAAAGTACATGTTTAGGTCACAGCTTGAATACAAAGCTGCGGGGGTTGGACATCATGTTTTATCCGTCGATCCCGCTTATACGTCTCAGACGTGTAAAGCGTGTGGGTCCGTATCCAAAGTAAGCCGCGTTCGGCAGGAAAAGTTTCACTGCTCCACGTGCGGACATGAGGAACACGCTGATGAAATGGCAGCGTTCAATATCCTCAACAAAGCATTCCCGAACCATCGCTTGATGTCTTCGGGATATATGGGGACTGTTGCTGGTCCCATGTTGGTCAACCAGCAGACGACCAACGCTCCAGACAGTTTGTCTGGATGGAAGGCAGGCATGGGAGGAAACATCGTATCGTTCGATGTTGCCCCCGATCTCTCTGAGTGTAATGCACTTGGAAAGAACGACCTGTTGAATCCCATCGTTAGCCCTGTGAAGACATCTTCACACGGGCCGGGAGGACACTCTTTTACCATCGAACCGGGAGATTCTATCGAAGGATCAATTAGTTGTTAGCACATCAGTTGCAGCCAGCGGTGAAATGTGGGTCTACGGCAACGAGTTGGTTGTACTTGCAGCAGCAGTGACAGTTGTAGTCCTTGGTGAAATGTGGGTCTACGGCAACTTGAATCCTTCATTCGTAACGGAGCCAATAGTTGCAGTCCTTGGTGAAATGTGGGTCTACGGCAACATCAGCAGTCTTGTCAGCAGTGATTTGAACGTTGCAGCCCGCGGTGAAATTTGGGTCTACGGCAACACGATCAATCTCTTGGCCTGCGCAACTTCAGTTGCAGCCAACGGTGAAATGTGGGTCTACGGCAACTTACGACAGTGAATATCGAAAGTGCAGGTGGTTGCAGCCAGCGGTGAAATATGGGTCTACACCCGAATTAACAGGTATCCAAAATGCGCTTCATAGGCGACGTACACGGTCATATTGGCCCCTATCTTGAACTCCTCCAAGACTGCGATGAAAGTATCCAAGTCGGAGACCTGGGAATGGGCTTTCTGACAGGAAGAAAAGTAGCAGCTTTAGAGTCATTGTGGGAAGATTCCGCAGACGTTCACCGGTTCATTCGTGGTAACCACGATGACCCAGGAAGGTGCAAGGAAAGCCCCGGATGGATCAAAGACGGAACCTATGATCCGAATACAGGAATGATGTTGGTTGGTGGCGCACTATCAATCGACAAAGACTTTCGCACACCCGGTGTGTCTTGGTGGCACGAGGAGGAATTGTCTTTCCAAGAGTTTTACCGCGTTGAACAAACCTACATCACAAAGTTACCTCGGATCATGGTCACCCACGACGCTCCGGACAAAGTGACGGATGTTCTATTCAAAGACTTCAAGTCCCACAGCTTTCCGTCTCGGACAAGTGTGACTTTTCAAGACATGTTTGAATTCCATCAACCAGATATATGGATTTTTGGCCACTGGCATCAATCTGCCGCTATGGTGATCGACGGGACGCAGTTCATTTGTCTAGCGGAATTGGAAACGTTCGACTTTGACCTGTGAGGTCATTTTTTCTTACTTTTCTCGAATTTATGACAAATTTCTTGACGAATCACGCATTGAATGTCATCAAGACTGACACCGAAACGATATATCGGAGGACATTCATATGCCTGTGGTTTACCAGAAATGGATCACTAGAGAAGATTTACAAAGCAATCCGGACTTCTTGTACTTGTTCGGGGACAACGTCGCTCGCATTGGGTATGGAGGTCAGGCGCGTGAGATGCGGGGCGAGCCAAACGCGGTTGGCGTAGCCACCAAAAAGTCCCCCGGAATGAACGCTGCTGACTTCTTTTCTGATGACGAGTTGGAAGAGAACCGTCGTATTATGGCGACCGACTTGACACGTGCAATCACGCACGTCGTAGCCGGGGGCATTGTTGTCATTCCTGAAGATGGGCTTGGAACAGGGCTGTCAAAGTTACCAGAAGTCGCGCCCGAGACGAACGACTCCTTGAAAGTCATGTTGAAGGCTTTGTCCCAATGGTAGCGCGAGATTTGATCACCCAATACGAAGGACTCGACGAACTTCTCAAATCCTTCGAATTAGCAGGCCATAAAGCCTATCTCGTGGGCGGTTGCGTGCGTGACTTTCTTTTGGGCGTCCCTTGCGAAGATGTGGACATCGCAACTGATGCAACTCCAGAAGAGGCGTACGCGGTGGCCCAATTACACGGAGACGTCGTCTTTACAGGCCTTGAGCACGGAACGATAACGGCTGTCCTTCAGAAAGGCGCTGGTGATAAGGAAGCCCAAGAGTTCATCGAGGAACCAAGTCTCCATCACCATATCAGCCCAAATGACGAAACCGTGGAGGGCAACTAAGCCCCCCGCGATCCATAAAATGACCCGACTGAGCATCACTGAGCCGCTTTTACAGCCTGAGCAACGTCGCGCGCGCGTGATCGGTCCTCAGCCAGCCAGTCGGTACGCGCTACGATGAAAGAGCGCACAACATAGGCGTCTTCCTTTTGGGTGTTCCATCGCCCAGGAGGGTCGATGGTAACGGTCTCTCGCGTGTAGAGGCTTTCTCCGTTGACCTTCATATCGTTGATGTCTTTGTCGTAGAGTTCTCCAACTTCCCATCCTGCTGACAGAAAGTCCCAGATTTCCTGAGAGTTCGGATCACCAACATACACCAGGGCATCAATAGAACCCTCTGCCGCCATAGCGTCGGCAAACAAGAACATGTCGTTCACGCGGTTCGCGTTCATCCAGTTTGACCCACGTCCATGTTCAGTTTCAATTTGCTTGATCGTCGTCCAGAACAAGTCCGTACCAGAGCCAATCTCATCGACAAGGATTTTGTTCGATTCCCGAAGATCATCGAGTTCATTGAAGCTCGATCCTTCTGGGAAAAGAATGAAAGCAAATTCTTTGTTGGGATATTCCCCAACGGAGCGAAGTTTGCAGCCCTCCAGGCTTCGTTGATACTTCGCATCGTTTTGCATGATTCCGATGTCGATATCGCCGTCACACAAAGCCCGGCTGATCTCGTCGGACCCTGCAAAGTTCACAACCTCGGAGTCGTCTAGGCGATCTCCAATTTTCATGCCGTGGGCTTCATATCCTCGCCCAGGTTGTCCGACGCCAATCCGAATAGTATCTGCGATTGCTACGGAACCCATCAGCCCAAAGACAAAGGCCGCTGCTACAAGTCTCTTCACGAAAAATCTCCTTACACGAGTGTTGCAATGATAGTTTGTGTGATCTTGTGTAAGTGATTCTGTCATTTAAAACAACAGAAAATGTCAGTCAATATTGCTGAACTCAACTGTAAATGGGTCGATTGCTTGGGACACAACGCTTTTCGCTGTAGCGCCTTCACTTACAACGTATGCTTCGGACCATCCGTACGGGCCATCGGCCCAATAAACGCCGGTTCTTACGCGGATGATCTCTCCTCCGTGCACCTTCGCGGCGTCTTTTAAGCTGTTCAGTAGTATTTGCGTCGCTTCTTCTGCGTTCGAAGCGTCGGTAACAGTGGAAAGATGGACGACCTCTGACCCGTCGTGGTTCATGACTTCAATCATCGCTGTCTCCAAAGTTTTCGATTTTGATTGCACCTGCGTCGACCGCTCTTTGAATTTGTTGTACTGACATTACTTCAACATCCTTAAATGCGATCATTTCCCGAACTTCTGCAGCAGACGCTTTGCTTCCTGTAATGCGTCCCAAAGTTCGGCGGTAAGCTGCTATGTAGCGATCACAATGCGCCACTTGTTCATCATCGAATCCAACGTTGGCATTTCTGAATTCTGTCTGCCATTGAATGGCGTCGTGCAGCGCAGATATGACCGCTTGCTTGTCAGTCAGTCTCGTCAAGGCTGAACTCCTCCCTTAGCTGTAGAACTCCTTCATGGCCTGTTTAAAGGATTCCGGATTCTCGTTGATCAAGCACTGCACCCCATAGCCATACACTGCAGATTTGAAGTGTCCTATCTGAATACGCTTGCCGCTGTCATCGATAATAGACAAATCATGACTACTGTCCCAATCCTTAAATCGGGCGTTCCTGGCTTCGTCGCAATAATCAGGGCTGAATTGAACTGCTTTCACTGAATGTCTCCTTGCACAGATTTTCACCTAACAGGCTGTCTGGAAGTCAATCAGCTTCACAGGTTGCTTTTCTGGAACCGCGCTTGAAACCCCCATACTACTCAGGCGAAGGGTCTCTCTGTAAATTCGCTGTCGAATGTGTAGGCTCGGGATATCGATGCCTACAAGGTAGTCTCCGTCTTCCACAGTTTGCTCTGCCACAACTTCTGAAGCTTCAATGGCTCGGAACACAACGGCTTTCATGATCTCATCTGCACAATGTTCCAATACTTGATCAACCATCGGGTTGTTTATGGCTTTTTCTAAAAACTTGTTGCGTGCATGTTCTCTACGGAGGTCTTCTCTAAGCACTCCGTTCTCTTTAATGAGCCGTCTGCGATGATCCAGCTTGTCTTTGATAGCCAGGCGAAGTTCACGCTTGTTCATAGTTGCCTGCCTGTTTCCGGTTTCGTTCATCAACCATTGCATTGATCTCAGCATTCGTGGGGCTTACCCAGTAGCTGACCCCAAAAGGTCCTAATTTTTTCCGGTAGAAAAAGGGTATTTGCACTATTGGTTTTACCGGTCCCCAGTCAAAGGGGGTGAACCGAATTTCAATTGATCTTAGATTTAATCTCATATCAAGTTCCTCCCAAGACTTCGTTGCACACATCCACCAGAACTTCCTCTGGTATGTCGCCAGCTTTTACTGACACCGGTACGCCATTTTCCATCAACAAAAACCAGGGAACGCTGCGGACTCCGAAGCGGGCAGGGGTGTCTGGGTTGTCGTCTAGATCGAACTCGGCAAAGGTTATTTGGTTTCCAAAACGAGCAGCAACAGACCTAAACTTTGGACGTGCCAAGTTGCATGGTCCTGCCCAAGGGGCGGAGAACATGACATAGGTAAGTCCACCGGAAGTGAGGTCTTCGAAGTTATCGTCGGTTGCTGTCTTCATGTTCAGTCAATCACCCGTGAAGGACGCATTAACATCTGCGTATTTCTGTTCTGGTTTTGAATGAAAGATTGTGCCGCCCCGACAATGTTGTTTGCCAGTACGTCCACCATATGGACCAACTCACGTCTGTGCTGATAATCTGCGGGGTCTTTGTTCTCCGTTTCAAAGAACAGCGCCAACAAAGCAATCCCTATGGTTCTGTATTGATCAGGCGGTAGAGTTTGAAGGGCAAGAACCACCGGTCCCCAGCCCTCCAAATCCTCGATCTCTGTTACGTCGAAAAACGTACGTAAATGGAATGTTGCTTGGTACATGCTCTCGTTGATTTGCTCAACTATCTTATCTGCCTCAGCCATTGTGAATTCTTTCTCCTGCAGAGGGTTTGGGGTCGCTCGCCTTCACGAATTCGACGTTCTCATTGCCATAAAGTTATCCACATGAAGGCGATTCGGCAAGTAATTGTGACATTACATTGTCAATAATATGAGCACTGGTTAGGCGAAGATCGCTGTTGTAGTACTCTTTTTTCGCCATCATGATGCATGCCCCCATCATAGGGCCATTTTCGATGCCACGGTTTCGAAAATCCTCAGACGTGACCGGTAGTTTGGCATTCACTCCGATCTCGATGTCGTTGATCTCATTGTGATTGAAAGACCGGTAGCCTAGAGCCACTCCAATTAGGTACGCAGCCACAGCAGTAAAATGGTCTTTGAATTTGAACCCTAAGGAACGGCCAGAGAGGTCACACAAATCTGATGTTGTGTAGTTCCATATAGAGTTTATGGCCTTACGGTCTGATTTGGACAAAGGAAGGTTTTCCAACTCTTCGATCCGTTGAAGCATTGGGGTAAGGGCTATCCGCCAATCTGTTTTGAAACCGTACTGCTCCTCTGCGCGGCGCAGTGTGTTCAACCAGTCGATACGGTTGACTGATAATCCGATAAAGCCAAATACACCCATCTCTTTCATCTGGTGAAAGGCTCCGTGGGCACCGGGTGAAACCACAATCTTCTTGAGTTCTGCCAGGATGCGTTCTTCTGATACACACTTCAGGCCAGGGATAGTTGGCGCAATTGCGTGTGCAACATCCCCAGTGAGGAGTCCGGTTCCATATTTTGCCGTAAATCGAAACGCCCGAAGTATCCGCAAGTAGTCTTCCCGGCAGCGTTCCGTGCCATCGCCGACAAACCTGATACGCCGTTCCTTCGCGTCCTTGATTCCGTGTCCGGTAGGATCAAGCAATTGTCCCCGACGGTTAACGTACAGGGCGTTCATGGTAAAATCACGACGCGCTGCATCATCTGACAGAGTAGCGTCGAAGGAAACGGTCGCTCTGCGTCCGTCCGTTGAAACGTCTCGTCTGAATGTCGTGATTTCAAACGCGTGTTAGCTTGGCTGATTGCTAAGCAGAAGAAAATCAATAAATCAAACGAGGCTTGAATGTTTTCGAAACTTACAAAAGTGGCGACCGACGCCCGAAGAACAATCACAGACGCTGTTTCTGACGTTGATCTTACCTCGGTAAAGGGAAAGATTAGCAGTATTCAAGACGCTGCTGGCGACGCTGTATCCAGCGGACTTGAGCGCATAACACATCCGGCTGACGCCTACGACCGCGCGCTCGATGATCTACTCTCTCATGCACAGAGAAAGTCTACAACTCTTCACGAAGCTCTTGATGAATTGCGTGCAGGGAACCCTTACCGATAATCAAAAAAGTTTAACCAAGTCCCCATTACACAGCTTCACAAACTGTGAATATCCGGAGACTGGTTGATGCTCTCTGTATCGACAACCACAGTGATGGCAGACCTCATTCGGGTCTGCCTCATACCAGTCTTCCATTTCAACTATTCGAATTACGTCCGGACGATAAGGCCTGTTTTTCACGCCGCATCCTCATCGTCCAGCTTCTCCAAGAACCACTTGAAGCCTTGCTTGGTGCGCGTGTCCGCTTTCACGATCCGGACGATACTACCATCTTCCATGGTTTTGATTTTGCCTTTGTGCTTTCCTAGAAAAGTACCAAAAGACCGAGATGAGTAAGTTCGTTCGCCGTCCATATTGACTTCTTTCTTCATCGGAAGAGATAGGTCTTCTGTGTTCGCGAGTTCTATCAATCCAGGGGCTTTGTCGGTACCTTTTACTGGAACTTCGGATTGACCAAAGTTGTCCCACCAAGCTTCCATCAAGATCGATACATCGTCTCCGGTCGTGTCAGTAGCAGCGGCTTTCAGTTCTTCCCGGTTTCCTAGGAATCCGCCCAAACCTACCGACTTAAGAACACCACCCACTGCTCCAGACCAGCTTTCATATGAAGCCATAACAACATCCTTCTGATGAGGTGATCCTTGTGCCACCCAATTTTGAATTAACGTCAAACAGGCCCACACAAGCTCGGAACGATGCTCGCGAACCCAATCCTTAATGTTCTCGTATTTGAAGCCTGTGCGCTTCTCTGGGTTCTCCAGTCGCGCATCTAGATCGATCATAATAAGTCTTCGAACCAGTTCAGGCGACAATGTCACGTTGTTGCCAGTAAACACCCAGACACAGCGCACTTTCGCGTCCACTGTTTGTGTCCGCCCCAAGAGACGAGCCTGGTAAGTAGGCTGCGTCATTGCCATCGCTAACTCGGCAGAGTCAACGGAGTGATTGATATTGTCGAAGAACACAATGTTTTGGCCATTGGACAGAACCGCTGCCAGGGTCTTACCCATCTCTTCATTGCTGTGCGGCATAGCCAAAGCAGGTGTCTCGACACCGTCAGATATGATAGAAAACAGGTCTGTCAGAAGACTTGCGCCGGTACCCGGTGTCGGTTTCACCAGAAGGTGTCCAGGCGTAGGACCGGAAATCATTTCACGCATAAATGGCAACAAGATCATTGCAATCATGTTGGTGACAGCAGGGACGCCCTCACCATGAAGCCCTTGCTCGATGATTTCAGTTCTGGTTAGAGCACCTAGAGGAAAATCCGCCAAAACCTCCTCGATCAAAAGTCTTTTGGCTTCAAACACATCTTCGGGAGAGGGTATTGCGTCTACTTTTCGCAATGTCAGGGAGTTGTCTGGGTTGTAGAAGAGTTTACTACCCCAATCGTACCCAGGTTCCGACAATATCGTTCCTGACTTGGTGAAAATTGGAGTTGTGACCAAGCCTTGTAGATCAGGGTATTTCCCATAATCTTCTTCGAACAGATAGTTCACGACATCTACCGGTGCCGATACACCAATCTTTCTCTCGTCTTCCCCGCTGACGCGGGCGAATTTTGCGACGGTGTTCAAGTGATGTGCAAAGCCTCCACGATCCAAGAACCGCATGATTGGCTTGCCCTCGGAGTTCTCCCGAATGATCGTCAAATTTTCCATGTAGTGGAACACCGACGGCGTTTTCCGGTTCGTATCATGGATGCGTTTGCTGCCATACTCGTGAATCTGGGAAAAATCCCATTGGTTCACGACAGCAACCGTGGCTTTTACCTTTTTAGCTTCCTGAGCGTTGGCCTTGTGAACCGCTTCTATTTGCTTCCACATCGATGAAAGCTCGCGTTTTCCAAGTCGCGTGTTTTTCGACATGGTTTCGATTGCAGCAGCACGTTCAACGCGATCTACGCCTTGGTTAACCAGGCTCTCAATCAGGTCTTCGATGTCCTTTTGAGAACTATCGTCGTTTATGTTTTCGGCTTGCTGTGAAGGAGATAGATTTAGGTCCGCCTCTAGCGCCGGTTTTTCCTCTTCTTCAACCTCTAGCGGCTCAAGCAGATACCCTCCATCCTCGTCAAAGAGGAGTTCTTCCTCGAACCACCCGGCTCTTAACGCCTCTTCCAGAAACTGCAGCTTGTGCCGCCCTTGGCAAGCGTCGTGGTGACAGAACCAGGTCCAATACTCCGACGAAGAATCCAGAGCATTGATGGCCATGGTCCCGGTACCGCCTTCACCTGAATGCTCATGTTCAAAGGGGCATTCAGTATGCACATGTCCTTGCGCCTCCCCACCAGCTTTGCGGATTTTGTCCGGGCAGTGGTCCTCCAAAAGGTCCGCGATCAAAAACCTGTCTTTGGCACTCTTGTGCCAATCGTTCAAAGATTTGCCGGACGGGGTCAGACACAGTGGCGGCAGATCATCCTCACCGTCATCGCCTGAGGCTTCTATAAAGACGTTCGTTTCCCGCTTTGCGGTATAGGCCGATTTACGCATCGGCTCGATGTCTTCAAAAACCAGCGGATCGCCCCGAACTATCGCGCAGTACCAATCTTCTGCATCCTGTGCATGACGTGCCGTGTAAAACAAACGGGACGGATCAGTGCACGCCGCGTCGAAGTATATGCCAATCGTGTTCTGAGCCAGACCAGTGACGGCGTCCTCCCAGATCGCTAAGCTGTCGGCATCGGTGTTGCCTAATTCCATTAGCTTGACCGGCTCAGCCAGCGGGAAAATCAGCCGAAATTTGTCCAGCGGTGGCGTATCAACAAGTATCTTCAGACCGTCCGTGGTCTGGTACTTCTGATCTTTGATTGTGCACCGAGAGATAAAATCGGCTTCGAACCGGTCTTTGCCGTGTAGCGTGAGATAATTCCGGACTTCTTGGTCCGACGGATCGTTGTCGATCTGAAGTTTTCGCAGTACGTCGTCACGCTTTAGCGCCAGGCCGGATTTACCGTGATTGTAAGACGTGTAGACCAGACATGCGACGCCAAGGTCTTCCAGCTTGTCCAAGACGCCGTCCAGTTGAGCGCCGCTGTCGACATCAAGGCCAATAGCGAACATCTCGTCCATGGCCTTAGCCTTGCGTGCGCCGCCAATGGACGACCCCATCACCAGGCATTGTCCCTCTTTGTGCTTGCCTATCGGGTGCCGCGAAAACCCCCAAGGCAACATCCCCCGCTCACGCGGGCCACCGTCAATCCAGGCTCCCCAGGTAAGTGTGGCCTCTTTCCAGTCGCCGTCTTGAGTGTTCCGCCGATCCCGGGCACCCCACAGATTTCCCATCAGTAGCGTCGCGGGCTGATCCATCAACGTGTGCCAGGCATCGGTTTCTACGCCGTGGAGCACCGCGTCGTTTTGCCGTTCTAGCTCGGTTACAGCCCCATCACTTTGGTCATCGCTAGTAGGCGTCTGAGGCTCTTCTCCCGCTGATCCAATTTCTTGGTCAGTTTTATCTGATACTGTTCCAAGGTCACCAGAGTTGCTGGGTGAGTTGGGGTCTTCTGCTTCTGGGCTTGGATCGCTGAATTCGTCGCCGCCAACGTCGCTTGCGTCTCCATTATCTTCAGAAGAAGTACTCTCTCCCAATTCATCACCGAGGTCTTCAGCTTCCATAACTTCTGATTCAGAAGACGGCGCATCTTCATCCTCCTTTCCGGTGAGTGGGAAAACTTCTTCAAGCAAGTAGAATTTGTCAGTACCTACATGCGCAGACCAACCATTTTGAATTGGAATGGTCAGATCGTCTACGGATTCAGGGAGATCAGCTTCTTCGACTGGCACATCGAACAAAGCGACGTAAACGTCATCTCTTCCATCTTTCGACAGTCTTATTGTTCCCAACGAAGCATCACCGACTGGCACACCCACAACAGACTTACTGTCAGGCAAAAACAGGTCGATTAGAATTACATCGGTAGCAATCGGGGTATGAGCTTCCGCTACAGACCTGCGGTCATCTCTACCCTCGGATATCAGAATGAACTCTTCTTCAACCCCGTCGAAGATGTAGTTCAGCAATTCAGAGTTGTTCATCTAACCTCGCAGGGTCTGTATTTGTTATTGGATGTCACAAATTGTGACATCGGATCACGCACGAAGCCCGTGATCGTCAAAGTACCCTTCAACCAGGCCGCGTAACTCCTGCATTGCGATCTTGGACACTGCTCTAAGTTCTTCTTCTGGAACGACATTTGAACTGTAGGTAAGCGTTCTACGCACCTCTAAGTTCATCATTCGGGCTAAGGAAGCTCCCTTTGACAAAAGCTTCTTTGAAAAGGAGAAAACCAAGGTCCAACGCGCACCGTTAAGCCTAACGCAGAACAAATCATCATCACGCCACGCTTGTGCAGAAGCCATTTTATCTCCGAGACCTTATCTATCCTGTCATTTATCGTGACATTTGCAGGCAAAGTCAATCCGTAATGACAAAAAATATGACGCACCAAGATGGCGAGTCACAATACCTGACACAACAGATCAAATAGAGGCGCGATCCCTGATCTCGCTGAAGTCTGCCTCTCTGTGCATCCAACCGTTTTCAAACACCGTGCTGAGATAATTCTTCTCGGCCCCGTGACCACCAGAGACCACCTCTTCTTTACGGATCGTCGTAAACTGTCCGTCGCGCTTTACTAAAGCAAGGCGACCTCGCTTAGAGCGTTTTCCGGAGTCGGTGATAGGGTCTTTGTAAACATCGTGCCACACGCCATCGATCTCAATTGCGTTTGCCTTCATGGCATACTTCATCGTGTCCCGGTTGACCTTCTGAAGAAGACCTCCGCCCATACCCACAGCGAAATTGTCTACACTAATGCCACGGTTCAAAGCCTGATCGACCAGAGACTTGATGTTGCCCAAATCCATGCCGTCGCCTTGGATCACACGTACTTGGTCTGGGAGAACCTTGTACCCTTTACTTGTGTACGAATACCCAAATTTATCCATAGCCAGTTCGATGACGTCGAGAGGCATCTTTACTGGGTCTCCGCTATCTGGGCGCAAAACGAGAGTCCCTTCGCGCGCCATCACAGTATCCTTCAAGACACCTCCGTAGATTTCACCCACCGCGTTCATGGTATCGTAGCTGTCGATGACACACGCGACCAACCCAGTTGGATATTGCTCGAGAAGGTTCTGGTATGCTGCAACCTCGCCGCTGCGTGTCCAAGACGTCATAGTGGAGTGTTCGGTCGCAGGGATCGAAAACCCAGCCATAGGCTCGTTGTAGAAACGCCGTGCGCCGATAACTGCCTCCAATGTATCAGTCCCGAGGAAGTTTACGAGGTGACCCATGCCGCCCAGCATAGCTGCTTCAGACGAAGTCGCACCCCTTGCGCCAAAGTCGTGCAGCTTGAATCCGATCTGTCCGTCAGGATCGTTTGAGGATGTCACCAAACCTGCATACAATATTTTCTTCGCTTCTCGAGAAAGCGTTGCGACCGTTGATGGATACCAAATGGCACGCTGAAGTGCAGTCTCGATGTAGGACGTCAACCACGCGAACGAGGGAGCGGACGTAACCTGAACCTGGACGTTTCCGACCGGCATAACTGTTCCCTCTTCCACCGCCTCAATGGTTATCGGCAGTCGTCCGCCGTATCCCAACACAATAGACATCCATCCGGCTTTGTTGAACGGAACGCCGTGCGCACGCATCAACTCATCCGCAAATTCAACGTCTTGTGCCGTTATATTGGACATTAGATACTTCTTAACGAAAGCCTGTAGACCGAAAAACACACCCTCTTCGAACACGCCGCCTCGTGGTTCAATGTACGACGAAATTCGTGTGGCTTTGGGAGGATATTGGTTATAGTGACTTGCCTTGTAGCTATCTGCCATCAAGATGGGGCTAATGCCTCCGGTTTCTGCAATGTCGAACATAGTGAGAAAACTCCTTTCTCATTGGGGTTTTGTACAGGTCTATCCCGTACGTTTGCGCTCAAAGATAAAATGGGAGGGATCGGTGTCGCCGATGAGTTGCTTTCGATATATTACACGCCAACCATGTTCCTAATAATGAGGCTCAACATCCAACCAACCTGAATCGAACAGCGTTTGTCTATCGAACTCGTTTGCACATGATTTCAGGATAGCGTTGATTACATCATCTTGATAAACACGCGCCCATCCATTATTGTACTCGGCCAAAATACAGGCGTTGAACCCTTCGAAAACGAAGCCTGGAATGTATTTCTTCTCGTTGAGTTTTTTCTCAACAGCGTCGGGTGAAATCGGCTTGATCATAGCCCAACAAGGTCCTCTATGATGTCGTAGTGATCCTCATACAAACCGGACCGCGATAAGTTTGACATGGGCACCCACTGTGCCTTGGCCGCATCGTCGCTTCCTTTGATTTTTGGAAGTTGGTCACGGGGCGATAATTCAATGTAAAAGGCCGTTGTAATCGTCCGCCCACGTTGTGAGCGGTGCGGATCATCGTATTGCTTCTTAGCCCGGATCGCGCCGTTTAGAACGCTGTCAGACAGGTCAATTCGAGTCTCTTCACGGAGTTCTCTGAGCGCCGATTGTTTTGTTGTTTCGGATGCGTCCAAGAATCCTCCAGGCAGCGCCCAAAGATCTTTTCCAGGCATAGCGCCGCGCTCAACAAGAAGGACGTGACCAGACTGTACCACCACTGTATCTACGGTGTGAAATGTCGGATCGTAAGGAGAACCCTCCCACTGCTTCTTGTATTTTTTGATGAACGCAAACTCTTCGCCAACTTGGATGTACGCGTCTTTTTTCATCCATGCGTCGAGATAAACTCTGACAGCTTCAGGAATGGTCCACCCAACTGTAGGACGACGGCCTTCGAATAAGAGTTCACGCAACTCTGTGGCGTTTATACCTTTGTAATTCTGGGCCTCGACACTTCCCCAAGTCGGGAAGCTCTTTAGGTAGAACGATGAGTTGTCTTTTGAGTGCCCGATCAATCCAATGCGGACCGGGTCTGGCGTAAACGGTGTATTTGCAATAGCATTGACGCCGGTCTGTACGCCAGAAATCCATCGCCCCATGTTGTACGTGTGATCAACTTGAGGAACGAAGTGTATACGCCCTGAAGATACCTCCTCAGGATACACTGCGGAGATCATTTCGATGCGCTCAGATGTGGAAAATGGGTTGCGCGCGCTTCGCGGCTGGTCGTGGGAACCAATGACGAGGGCG